CTGGAGGTTCCCTTAAAATAGGAGTGGATGAGAGCCTTTACTGCATCAGCCCAGCCTTCGATTGAGTCTGAGATTAAGAAGCGTCTTGTTCTTTTAGTATTCGGTTTTCTAATTTCTGGTAGTTTTTCAACGTGGTGCTGCTGAACGGAGAACCCAACACCAGTTCCACCCAATAACAAAAACATACATTCGGAAAAAGCATCAGCATGATCAATTGGCATATAAGCACAATTATATACGCGGTTTGGAGCAACTTCAATTGGTTTGCCAGCGAACTGCATTGAGCGCATAGACGGCAAAACCTTCTTTGGTATAACATAGTTGTTATACAGTTTCTTAATTTCTTTCTTCAACTCTGGGTACTTCTTAATATGCATGTTCATATTACGAGTACAAAGTTCTACCCAATTTTCCCTACGTTCTTTTTTAGGAACGTACTTGGCGTACTTCATATGTACGGTGATGTCTGATAAAATTTCTGATGCTATTTCCATTATTTGTCTCCTTTTAGTTCGCGTTGCAATTCTTTATATTTTTCTCTTAACATATCTTTTTGTTCTTTCGCAGCATTTTTACTAACAGCCGCTGGATCGACTGAATTCTTTTCTACTTTAATTTTTACATTGCTTGTATCCATATGAATCGGATAAATCAAGCCATCGGGACCGAATCGATTTTTAGCCACAAAGAACCTGCCAGTGTTATTATTTTTATCCTCGGTGGTACGGGATAGAGTAAATATGAAGTCGGCAACAAAACACTTGGAAAAAGCTTCAGAAATTGACTCCATCGTCACAAGTTCTGCGTTATACCCTGTTCTATTCGTTTGAGAGACCGTCCAAATCGGACAATGATTTTCTTGTGCAATGCCACGAAGTTCTTCATAAATTGATTCTAAGTCGTGTCTTTTTTCGCCATAACTTTTCTTTGGGCTAATCAAATCTGCATAATCAACAATAATAATGTCAGGTTCAATTCCTCGCATCTTCAATTTTGATAAATGGTTTTTGATTGCCGTGGTTGTAATTGACTTTGTTGGATACTCTTTTACAATTAAAGTTCCCTTAATATCTTTAATCTTTTCTAAGATGTTGTCCTTGAACACATTTAGATCTTTTAGTTTTACGCCTGTAATACACGAATCATATCTGCGTGCAACCACCGTTTCTGAAAGCTCTAATGTGTAATGTACAACCGTCTTATCTTCTTTTAGTGCTTGACATCCTAAGTGAGCAAGGATATGACTTTTACCAGCGCCAGTGCCTGCCATCGCAACACCGAGTTCACCTGCTCCAAGACCACCTTGCATCAAGTCATCAAAGGTTTTCCAACCTGTTGTCAACGGACTGCGTACTTTAATCTCAAAACGCTTCTCAAAGTCTTTAAGATAATGATAGCCAAAATCATTTGATTGCCCCAACTTAAGTGCTTCATTGATAAGATCACTAATTTCATCAAATGAAGATTTTTCCAAAAGACGAACTGACTTAACAATTGCTTCTTTTAATTTTTGTTTTTTACAGAAGTCCAAGGCAGTATCTTTAATGTACTGCTCTCCTTGAACAACTGGGTCTGAGTGAATACGAATAAGAAAATCACGAACTTGTTTAATAACTAAGTCGTCTTCCTTCTCCATCTCCGTATTGATTAGAGAAGCCATAAGGTTCATTGACGGATGAACCTCATACTTTTCTTTATATTGATATATTAAATTTGAAAATTTTTGTAGGTATTTTGTCTCAAAGTACTCAGTGATGAGAACCTCGCCAATCTGGTCAGAATATGCTCTATCCATAAGGATGAGCTTGGCGAGGTTCTCTTGGAACATATTACCGAATTTTGAGAAATCAACCTTCTCGCTTGTACGCATAGTTTACCTTTTGTTGGGTCTACCATCATAACAAGATTGGCTGTGATTGTCAAGCGAAACTATTCTGCGGGAAGCATCAGATCAGGATTTTCTTCTTTTAGTCCAGACATTTCAATGTAATCGCCTTTTATGTGCTTCATTACATTTTTCATATCTTTTAACTTTTCCTCTAAATCCATTGGGACTTCCATATTCTTATCTCTGAGTTTTTCTTTGACTTTCTTTAAGTCGGCTGCGCCGCCTTCTTCATCAAGAATAGTTTTAACTTCCTCTTCTAAGGATGGCTTTTTTTCCTCTTCCTCAAGCTTTCCTGTTGCTTTTTTGATTGCTTTATCTCGGGAACCTAAGTATTCTTCGGTGGATGTTTCAATTTTTCCATCACCATCATAATCCTTTTTTGCCATTTTCGCCTCAAAAAGATTACCGTATACCATTTCTTTAAAGTTTTTCATCTTAAAACCTCCGAATATAAATAGTCTAAGTTTTTGCTATTCTATTAGAACTTGCAAAAAGGTCTGTCCACCTGATTTCTGGAAAGCCATCCTGAAACATCATCTTAACAATTTCTGTTTTATTATAATACTTTGGATAGTTTTCCACTGAGTTCTTAACCATATCTCTTACTTGAAAAGAGACATTTGGAATATACAACTGCATAATTTTATAATTCTTTAAGATCTTGTCGTAGTTGTCAAGAATACCCTCGTGAATTTTTAATTTATTCTCTGTTGCTTCGCACACATCTGATAAATCAGTTAAACTATAATCTTTTTCTTCTACTAAGAAAGGAAAACGCTTGGCTAAAGTTTTTAGTCCTGCACCTTTGACACCTTCTAAGTTGTCGCTTTTATCACCACTAACCGCTCTTGCTAGGGCAAAATTGTTTGGATGAATTTTAAACTCTTCCAGTATGTCGTTCCTTGTTTTAAAAACGGCTTGTACTGGTCGGTAAATAATTGTTTCGTCATCCAACAACTGATAAAAATCTTTATCGCTTGAAACAATTATCTTTTGTCCTTCTATCTGACGGCATAAAATTGAAATCATATCATCAGCTTCCACGCCATCGTGGATTAGTTGGACCATTGGCAAGTTGTCAATATACTCTAACAACCTCAACATTTGTTCTATCTTGCTTTTGTTTTCTTCTTCAAGAGACATACTAACACCATCAGACCTGTTTAGCCTAATTGCCTTTCGCCCTTCTTTGTAAGAGGACACCACTGATCTGCGACGGGCAGAGCCTCCTGCACCGTCCCAACAAATGTAAACCTTGTCTGGCTTCATTTCTCTGGTAAGTTTCTGAAGTGTTTTAAGAAAGCCAACCAATCCACCAACAGGCTCTCCGCTGGTTGACAAAGATGGATTTACAACATAAGCACGATAAAATATATTTGTGCCGTCAATGATTAGAGACCTCTCAGTCATTTTCACCATCCTCGTAGAAGTCGCTGGACTTACCAATCCTCTTGTCAAACTTCATAACCACTTCTTCTTCCAACAACTTAATAACTCTGTTGTAGAACTTTTCGTCATTAAGCTTGTCCATCCACTGCTTTGTCTGGAACTTATCTGTCTTGCCATCTTCGTAGTGCAAGGTAAACCAAGCACCCGCGTTTGTTAGACTATCTGAGGACTTGATTGCTTCAAGCCAGCTTTCCTTATCCATAATCTTAACTTCTTCGCCAGCCCACAAAATCTTAAAGTTGCATTGGCGACCTTGGGTTCCAAAGCGCGACTTCTCAATCTTAGCCTTAACCTCCGTACCAATTCTAAATCCCTTGTCATCAAAGATGAAAGATGACTTGCCTTTGCGTGCAGTCAACCAAATTCTCAATGAATATGAATATGCAAGTGCTTTACCGCCCGGTGTAAAGTAGGGAGTTGTAAGAGCCTCTGCTGTGTTTCTTGTAATATTAGTCTTTAACTGATTAAGAATTAATAGAGTTGACTTTGTATTAGCAATTGGCTGAATTAGTTTTGACAAGCCCTTAGAAAGAATACGAGGTTTAACTGCCATCGTAGACAAAGGGTTGAAGTCTGATTCAATGTCTGATACTGATGGTGTCAACGCCATACTATCCCAGATAAAAAGCATCTGACTGTCGTTGTTGCCAAGCAAACTTTCAATAGTTTCCAGCACAAACTCAACTGAGTTTGCCTGAACATAAAGCAGCTTTTCAACATCGCATCCCGCCATTGCCAAAAAGTTTGGGTCAATAGAATTTTCTGAATCAAAGTAGATGACATCAATGCCCATCTTCTGTGCATTGCCTGCAATCTGTGCAGCCATATAAGATTTACCGGTTGCTTCTAAACCAGCGATCTCACTAACTTTGCCAACGGGAATACCACCCCAATCTCCACGTTTAATAATACCATCAAGCCATTTACAACCAGTTGGAATAAATTGTAAAACTTGTGTTGGGTTGTCGTCAGACAAAGAAAAGGCGACATCAGTACCCGCCTTTTTATTAATTAATTTCTTCATATCGGCAATAGAAAGCTTGCCTGTTTTTGTTTTTGCCATTTTGTCTCCATAAAAGAAGGCGAGGGGGATTTTTCCCCCTCGCCCATTATAACACTTATTTAAGCAGAAAGCAAGGACTTAAATGCTTGGTCTGCTGCATCGTCAGTGGTCTTAGCATACTGAACTGTACCAGCACTATCATCAGTATCGCCTGACAAGTGCTGCTCCAACATCTGCTGAACCTCATCAGTTGTCTTCTTAGAAAAGACATTATCATACTGAATCTCAGTCTCAGCCAACTCTTTTGCCAGTCCCTTATCCTTATGCAATGGGGAAGTGCGACGGGCTGGGAAAATGTCAGTGCTTGGGAACATCTGACCAGCCTTCTTACCATAATTAATAGTAAGGTCTGTGCCTTCCTGTAGGTCAGTAATATCGCCATACTCTGGGTTTAGAACCAACTGAAGAAGCTTTTGGTATACAGTCTTGGAATAACCCCAAAGACGAACACCCTTTTCCTCTTCACCACGAACAATTACAGGGGAAAAGAAGCGCTGCTTTGCCATAAGCTTCTTTGCTTCCTCGCGGCTTTCCTCTGTGCCATCATTGAACAACTTGCGAACATATGCGTCAAGCACATCGTCCTCTCCAAAATTCTTCTTTGGTGAAAGAAAACCGGGGTTGTTTGCTACATTGTAGTGAAACCAGTACTCCTTGAAGGGATCTCCATCTGGATCTGGAACAATACGAATTACGGACTCGCCATCTTGTGGCTTCCAAAATAGATTCTTGTTAGAACCTCCACCCTTGTTCTCAGTAGAAGCGAGCTTTGCTCGCATTTTTTTCAAATCAATAGCCATGTTATTTACTCCTTGTTATAAGGCAGGTGATTTCCCTGCCTCGCTTTGTATATGATTAGTATAGTACATTATGTACACTTTGTCAACAGAATATCCCGATGGGAAAAAGCCGTAAGATACTTGCTGAAATTCATTTTCTTCCGCCTTCTTTAACTTGCGAGATACTAAATCCAAAACATTGCCTGTCTCTGCTAATGTTTCTTCGCTAAAAGTAAAGTAAAAGTGTTTCTCTCTTACTCCTTCCAGTTCATAAAACTTTTGTTCTGCCTCATCATTAAGACTATACAGCCCAAAAGTTGCGATCCTATTCTGCTCCTCTGGCTCTTCTAAGTTCCCCATCAACGCAGATGCCTGACCATAATACTCCATTAGACACCACATGTCAACAATTTTCTCGTTTACCTTCTGAAAATAGTTGCCAATAGATATATCAGACGCCAAGTTAGAGATACTTTTATTGGAGATCAGCCACATTTTGTTGAACAACCCTGACCGTGCAAATTCTTGTAAGATATTCCTTACAACTCGCTCTCTTGTCTTGCCATTGTTATTCATAAACGAAGTGTCAGGCTGAATATAAAGAAAATCAATCTGTTTATCCTTGAAGTTCTCCAATATTCTAAGACAAGCGCCTGTTATAAGTCCAGATCCTGCCATAACACAGAGGATCTGATCCGATTTAACATTGTTTTTAAGTTTATCAAGATCAATTTCAACCTTTTCTGCTTCTTCAATCGTCTTTACTTTAGGGAACTTTACATAAGCGTCAGTGTGTGTATCAATAGAGTATGCTTTATAACCCTTTTCCTCAAACAACTTACATATTTCACGCCCAGCGTTTCCAATACCAATTACATCCATTCTGTGCTTAGATCTCCCAATGTTCTTCCAACCTGAATATTTAGTTTCATTTCACCATATCTTGTCTGCTTAAATGTATCCCTGATCTGATTAAGCAATTTATAATCTTTCCTATCAAAATCTAAGATCATACTGTCGTGGATAAGCATAGAAACATAAGATTTACTATTATTGTCTTGCAAAATCTTAAATACTTTATAAGCCTGCTCCAAAAACAAATCAGACGCAGTGCTTTGGATTAGATAATTAAGTGCGTGATAATCATCTGCCTCAATTTCTCTATCAAAATCAGTTGTAATTTTACCATCAGAAAAATATTTTTTCAGCAAACCATCCCTATCATACTCGCGAGATAAAAGAGCGTCATCAGAATTTGGATTGTAAAGCCACGCAAATATTCTCTTTTTCGCCTCAGATCGCTCTGTGCCGTCCTTAAATATATTCTTGATGTTCCAGTCGTGGATGTCGCCTTTCGGCTGCTCACGACCAAGCAGAGCCGTTAAAACACGCAATTCAAAAGCATTGTAATCAAACTCAATGAAAACGCCATTGTTTGGTTTGATCATTGTGCGATATTCTTTGTTTAGGGTAAGCAGGGGAAACGAAGAGGGGGTAGTAGATAACCGCCCCGTCACAGTCCCGAAGGTGTTGTACTGGATAAAGGCAGGGCTGGATGAATATCTCTTAATAATCTTCCTGATACGGTTATCATTTGCTGCTGTATACACATTTGTAAGATCCAAGTTTAACGAACGCTTTGAGATTGAATGAACCATACGCTCAATTTTTTCCAACTGAGCATAGTTTTTTGGTTCTTGATAATTCTTTACCGCAAGTTCCATAGCTTTATTTTTTAAGTTAAAGAAATCTTCAATAAAAGTTTTTTCAATCAATTCGTCCAAACAAAACTTGCGAGGGTCATACCCGCACACGCTATATGATTTAAGTGTGTTCTTGATTTTGTTTTCCAGCATCTTGTATTCTTCTGCATCGTGCTTTGGAAGCAGCTTAACATAATCTTCACCACCACAAAACAACTTAACAAACTTCACATCTGGTGGTAAGTCATCTTGATATGTCCAAGTATATTTCATTGTATCCTCGTAATCAGAGAATACTTTATCGTCTGCAAAGATGCTTTTGCAATTATTTTTTGTATCAATTTTTGAGAAAAACATTTAGTCCTTAAGAAAAGTCTGTGGTTTGATCGGTTGGATTAACAGAAAATAACAATCCTTCCTCGTCTTCTTGTACTAATGTAGCAGATTCTTCGGTCCCTGTCAAGAGTTTTCTAACTCCCCTGTTCCAAAAAAATACTAATTCTCTCTTGTCTGTGTTGTTCTTAGATCCTTGATTTCTCAGAAACAACTCTAAATAATTTATTGCTTGTCCAGAAATTGCTAATCGCTCTGCAAAGGAAGCTTTATTTTTAAAAATTATAGAGTTTGATACATCTATTAGGGACAACACATTTTTAGCTATGGTATCCAAAGCCGTGCTTTTTAAATTAAAATTGTTTTCTTTTGCCCTTATTTTAATATAATATTTTATTCTATCTTTGTTTAACAACAACTGAGGTTCTTGTCTTTTAATCTTTGACGTTTGAAATTTCTTTTTATAGAGTTGACTAATATTAGCTGATGCAGCATAGTCAATATAAGTTGGATATTTGTTTGTAAACCTTTTGTAAGCTGACGACAGAAAAACAAACAATTCAGTTATTACCTTATCAGAACTCAGAAAAAAGTTTTGCTTTACAAAATATTCATCTAAAATCATTGTTGGCAACTCTGATAAGTCTTTTTCTTTAAAATAATTTTTTACATATAGTTCCAATAATTTTTCTGATTGTATGTCTGCTATCAGAGTATTTGGATTATTTGGGTCTATTCTTAATCCATTAACCTTTGCCACATAATTTAAAACAGGAAATCTAACATCATTTAAAATTGTCTGCTTATCTATCTCACTTTCTACTTTAAAAAAATCAAATGCCAAACCTGTATTGTAAATGCTATAATTCGCGGCTTCGTAGTAGCCAGCTTTACTAATTGCAACGTTTTTTCCAATGAACCAAGAGTAGAACAAATTTAAAAAGTCGTCAAAATTTTTCACCTTATTGGTGTTTTTTATTTCATTAAGTACGTCATTAAAAAATTCAATATAGACTTCTTCAACGTGCGCAGAATACGACTTTATTGGCTGATAAGCTTTTACTATTCTTAAATTATTTAAGGAGCTTTTTGGATGTCCCGGTCGCTGATTGTTAAATTGGTCGAAAAAATTTTCTGCGGCATCAGCAGCAAAATCCAATAGCTGAAAATCGCCTTGAAGCTGTTTTAATTTTTCAGGTCCGAAAAAGGGTGCAATGAGTCTATGCTGATAATCGTATTTTAAATAATTTTTTTCTTTGTACCAAGTGTCCAGTTGATTGTTTAAATTTTGCCCAGCAGAATTTTTCTCACCAATCGGCAAATTGTTGTCATTTATTTGCTCTTTGTAAGATTTCCTTGCTTTATAAATTTCCGCTGTATTGCTTTGATTTGAAACATCATCAAAGGTAACAAGAGTGCTTTCTTTATCTTGTATTTCTTTCTTAACTTTAAATAATTCTTGAATATTAATCTTCAACTTATCACCCTCTTATTTTTTTACCTTGTCAGCTTTTTTTGCAATTTTTGTAGATAATTTATCATAATTGCTTGCAATATAAGTTGATAAATCCTGATTAAACTTATCAGATGGGAACAATACTTTGTTATCCTGTAGATCTTTTAATCTTGCCAGCAACAATTGAGAATCACGAATTAAAGTTGAGGCATTTATTGTTTTTGTATAAACACCATTAGCCAATTGCAGATTGTCAGAAACATTATTTATGGTGTACAAACCGCCAATTTCAAAATCGTTTGAGCGGTTTTGTTCTCTTAACCTTTGTAGTTGCTGTGGGGTTGGATTGTCCGGTATTGAAGCCACTCCTTTGCCCAAAGTATAGCTTGGCACATAAATCAAGTTACTAAACTCATACACGCGATTACCAAACAATTCAGCACTAATTGTATATTGAAAATTAGTTGAGATAATATCATCTGGGACACCGGGTTTTTTCTCATTTAAAACATGAGATAAGTTTGTCAACGTATCATCAGAGTTGGAATTAAAAGATAAGTTTTTTAACAATCCATTAGAAGAACCTATAACTAATTTACTTATGCCCGTGTCCAAGAGGTCCCCATCTTTTTTAAAAAAAGTCTCTCTAAAACGAGCTACTCTTTTGCCCAAAAATATTCCTGAATTTTCATATAAAAGGTTGCTGCTTTGACCTATGAAAAAACACCCAGTGGATGATTTAATGTCAGCGGAATCAAAATACCCTTTGCAAAAATCATCAAACACCTTTTCGTCTCCTTGAAAAAGTTTATTATATTTTTTATCAACTGCTGGTGTTTTTTGTAAAAAGTCTTTTTCAAATTTTCTAATATCAAAGTGATAGTATGGATAAGAAAGAGATGGAAAAGCAGCGATATTGTTTTTATTTATAACGGCTGTTGGCAAAGCTTTTTGAACAAAAAAGTTAATAAATTTTTTAAAATTTGCATTTGGAAAATTCTTAAAAAAGTCAATAAGTATTTGTCTTAAAGTGCCCTCAGTCAATGCAAGATCACCAATATTACACCAATATTTATCTCCCGTAGGTAGCGGGTATGCCACATTACCTAAAATATAGTATGGTAATTCATAACGAGGATTATTTGTTGAATACAAAATAGTGTTGTTTTTATCATAACTTTCTGATAGATTATATATGCCTCGGAGGATGTCTTTAAAGAAAATAAAAGTAGTGCTTGTTTCTTTTTGATTTTTCTTGTGATTTTTTAAAGTTGCCTCTATTATTTTTTCAGAGGACTTTCTAATGTTTTCTGCCTCGTCTCTTAGAGCCGCCTTGTCATCTGCTTGCTCATAGGTTTCAACGTTAATTAAAATATCCAATGCCTGATCTTCAATTGAGCCCTCTGCATCAGAACTGCTCGTGCCACTTTCAAAATAAGTTCGTGTGGGATTGCCGGGAGCAAGCCCTATTTTAACCTTTAGGGTGTTATTAATCTTCTTTACATCGTTGCTTCTTTTTATTTCTGTTTTTAAACTGTAAGAATTAAAAAGATTAAGATTTTTAAAATCTTCAATAATATAATTGGCAAACAATGGTCCACTATCTTTCAAAAGACTTTGTAAGTTTTGGGAAAGTTTTTTTAATCTTTTAAAACTGGCGAAGAGTCGTCTTTGGAGTGTGCCCTTTTTAAAAGGATTAATTTTTCCTTTCTCTCTAAAAGCTTTTTCAACTTTCTCTGCGTCTGCGGTCTTAAGGGTTTGTTTATATCTCTTGATTGCTTGTTTAAGCCTTATAACTCGCTTTCGCATATCAAGTATGTCTCTTCCCAGTTTAGTTTTTTTAATCACTGCTTTTTCTGACAAGATTTTATCAACGATTGCCTCTCCAAGACCCGGTTTGTTTTCTAAGTCTGCTAATGGAGATGGGATATACTCAACATTTAAAGTAAAACTTCCATCTTGATTAAAGTTTATTTTGTGAGTTATGGGAGTTATTTTATAATAAACTTTTTCAAACTTATCAATAATTTCTTTCTCTTTTCTGCTTAAAATATCATCAGATACGCCGTCAGAATAAGTCCAGCCATATTCTAATACCAGCCTAAACTCTGTACTTCTTTTAATTAATTCTTTGTAAGTAATGTTTTGGACCTTGTTAAAAAATCCAGTGAAAGCTCCAAAATTATTGCCGCCATAACTCAAGCCAGACAGAGTGCCTTGCTCAATTGCAGGCTTATTTATGAGCACTTCATAAGATGAGAAAAAGAATTGAGCATTCAAAGTAATTGGATCATAATCTCCAGTAATATTATAAATGCGGTTTGCGTTAATGGAGATAATCCCCGCCCCCTCACCTCGGGCTGTTGATTTACGATTCTTTAGAAAGAAATCTAAATCAAAGGACTTGCTAAAAGATATTGGGATTGCAGTTTTTTTAAAGGTTGATTTTTTAAGGTTGGTTGAATCAACAACATAAAATCTGGCGTATGGGGACATCGCTGCTAATTGGTGAGGCTTGATTGTTTGCATAAATTTTATATGTTCTTTTCTGTTTTCCAGTTTTGAATTTCTCATATAAGATTCAAAATCACAACCATATTTGGCGTTCAATTGAATAATTTTATCCGCCGCGATTTCACTTCTTTTTGTCTCTACATCCAAAGCCTCTTGTTGTTTTTTGAAAAAAAAGGAAAGTGCATGATTATTATTGCTTATTTTTGGAACAAGTATTTGATTTAAGAAAGCCTGCTCCAAGTCCAAGTCAGTAGTTAATTTTGGTTTGAAATATTCAATTTTGCCAGACATACTTTAATACCCCGTGGCAGACAATATGTCCCCTAAAGAACTGGGAACTCTTATAATATCTCCGACTTTGATGTGAGATTCTGTTGGCTTTTTGTTAAACCACGCAATAATCCACCAATATCTTGAATCACCATAATAAGAGTCCGCGAGTTTGTAATACCTATCACCCAACGACCAAACATGGTCCGTATAATCAAGCTGTAAAATCTCATCAAAAGATGGGTAAGATATATTCAGAGTCTCGATTATTGGGATGTATTGCCTTCTGCCATTATCAAATTTATCCAAATAGACTCTTTTATAATCTATATCGTTTAAGCTATTTGTACCAGTTCTATCGTATCTTGATGCCATTTTACTATCTACCGTAAGATTTTTGCCTCACTTAAATCTCCTGATAATCCAAAAGTCTTGCTTAGATCTTCCGAACTTCTTTGTTGAATCGGGCTAAAAATATTGTGTCTTGTTCTATATGGATAATCTGTTGGATTGTTTGGTCTGCCATTAATTGTTCCGATAACTTTTTCATGAAGTACGTTCATTGTAAAGCCAATTGTATATTCTCTAAAAAACAAGTTGCTTGTGCCACCCTCAGATCTATCCATAAAAAATCCATCTGCTGGATTAAAGCTATAAGTAAAGTTATTGATATATCCAAGCAGCCCTCTAAAAGAAAACTTTGGGTCTACGATCAAATTGGCAAACTTGACTCTAACAAGTGGTGGGGACGCAATAATTAAGTCACCTTTAAACTCGTTATAAGATGGATAAATATTTTTAATAAATTGATTGACCTTTTTCATGTTTTCGTTTGCATCAACTTCATCAAAACACGGAATTTTTAACGTGACCCTTATTGTTCTTGATGTCCCTCTGTAAGTTGGGATCGGATCATTTCTACCATAAACAGGCGTTGCACTAAAACTTGGGTTGAAGTTTTGGTTCAAGCTTGTTATGTAGGCTGGGAAACTTAAGGCTGTTGACGAAAACAAGTTTGTCAAAGCTGTTGAGCCAGCAGTGGTTGGAAATGAAATTCTTATATTCGCAAAGTTTAACCTATTTCTTAAAGAAGCTTCTGCTGGTAGTGCGGTTCTTAAAGTTGGATCATTTATTGGTCCACCAAACAACTCATCCCCGAGACCTGCGCCGCCGCCAAGAAGTCCTTCAAGCGTGTTGCCAAGTGTAAAGGGGTTTTTTACTGATAATGCCATACAATAAATAGATTAAATAAAAAATTATTTTATTTTGTTTGGGGTTTGATCGCTTGAAAACCAAGGTTCAGCCCGATAGCTTCTAACGCCTTTAAAGCTGCTGCGTTGGTAAGATCTTCTGGACTGGGGGTAATTGGCTTGGCAATTTCTTTGATTCTCGCTGGGTTAGGATCAGAGACGGCTTTTTGAAGGTCGTCGGCTGTTTTAGAGAAACTTTTTACCGCGTCTGTAAATTTATCTGAAGCACCATTAAACTTCGTGCCTGCTGAATTAATTCCTGCAACCGCAGCAAGCTGTTGTTTAGCAACAATTCTGCGTTGTGCAGCAATAAATTGTGCGCGTTTAGCTTCAAAAGTCGCAGCACGCTTTCGCATTTCATCCGTTATTCCACCACCGGCTGCTCTGGCGTCACGCAGTTGTCTTTGTGCTTCAGAGATATCAACCCCTCTCACAAGTGCTGTCTGTATTGCCTCTCTACCAAATTGCGGTAATGCCCTACTCAGGGTAAGAGACAACCCTCTCTGTTGTGCTGGGGTTAAAGTTTTTGAAGCACTGCTGAACTTTCTCAAAGCTTCTTGCAAACCTTGTCTTTGCACATCTGGGTCTGCACTCATCAACTTTGATACGTCGATACCAACACCGACCATTGTTCCAATTTGGGATAATCGCGCAGCAAGTTGTTGCCTGCCTGTAATCGTTTGCATACTTCCCAACTGTTTATTAATGATATCGCCTGTTGCCCCTAAAGCGCGACCAAAAGCTTCAGAATTTAAAGTAGCTTTTTCGATTTTGTCGTTCGATTCACCAAAATAATTGCCGGTTGTCAACAAACTCTGACCCAAGTTTAGCAATGCATCATTTGGCAACCCAAGCCTGTAAGCCAGCCCAACAAGACGATCGCCAAATTTTGCAGACGTATCAATTGCTCTATCAGTCTGAAATGTAAACTTTTGTGTAAAACCAACTAATTTTGATTGATCAATAACGTTCGAATTTTTTGCAATCTCCAAAGAGACTAATTTTGCAGCATCCTTAAACCTATTGAATCCGCCAGATGCAAGGGCAACCTCTTTATTAACCAAGGCAAACGATTGTCCGATTCCTGCAAAAGCGCCTTGAATATTTGTTTCCTCAATACCAAGCATGGCTTTATTCAAGTTTACAAATGCATCGCTAATATTGTTTACTGCGTCAAGACCATCTTTTCCCAAAGTCTTATTAAGGGCGACTTGCATTGTTTCCAGTTGATTTAATGCCTGAATGCCTTCGCCAACCCGTCTATTTAAAAAATCAAAGCTTTTTGTTATTAATTGTACTTCAGCCCTAAATTTAATTGTATCAGGAAGGGCGGCTCGCAACCCCTGATTAAACTCTGCAATTTTTTCCAAACCTGTCTTTGGCGGCATTTATTGATCCTCTTCCTTTGGTGTATTTAACTCAATAAATTTATTAAATATCCAATCCCTTTTTGATACAGCGAGGTCACAAATATCTTTATATGTCCAACCCCCAGATGAAATTAATGTCATAATGTTAGAGTAAACCATCTCCAAATAATTAGAGTTCAGGGAAAAAAAAGTTCGCCTGAATTGGCAGACCCCCTTGACTCTCTTTGCCACAAGAGCCACACACAGTTTTTCTCTCCGTGTTGATGGACGGCATTGAACCATTATATGCCTTTGATAAAGCTCTGGAATCCATAATCCGTATACCATCAACAAATTTTGAAATCTCCTCTTTATCCTCAACCCCATCAATTGAAACAATAATTCTTTTAAAAAACTCAATATTAAAATTTGTATTAATATTAAGTTTCTTCATTTTTTCAACAGACTTATTAATTGATTCTAAATCTTTTGGTAAAAGATTCCTAAACTCAACAACTTTATTTGATTTTGGCAATTCAAATATTGTTGTGCCCGCTTCTGTTTTTTCGTATTCGCTATCAATAACATCTGCCAACACCGCACTTAAATTGATTATTTCTTCTTGGGTTTTGGAACAGAAAGGGCAAACAGAAGCAACTTCGTATTCTGGACCATACGCCTCAATTCTTGCAGCCAACAACATAGCCATCTTGTCTGTTTCGTGTATATCTTTTGGATCTACTTTAATTAACATTATGCTTTCCAGCAATTTATCCACAGCAATACCATTTTCAACATAAGACTGATTTGTTAAAATATCCTCTTCTCTGGTGGTCATCATTTTGATTTCTACTTGTGGAATATTGTGCAGTGGATGAGCTTGAGGATAAAAAGCGCCGCATGTTGGTAAATCAACATAGTGGGTCATACCCCCGTATTGATTGGAAGAAGGATTATCTTCCATATTAAATTGTTTCATTTATACCTCTTAAGTTAATAAGTTTTTTCAAAACCAGCTTCATTTGCATAAGTTAGAGCAGCCCAATCATAACTAATTTTCATTGTTGTGCCAATAAGACCTGTGCTTGTGTAGGAGAGCTTACTAAAGTTTATGCCTGAAATAAAAGCTCCGTACAGAGTCCATTGCTCATATACATTTCCCTCTGGATTAATTATTTGTATCATAACATCTCCAAGGGATTCCATTAAGGATGATTTGCTCATATTTTTTAAATTTGCAGCGGAAACTTGATTGGGATTGTCATAGCCCAATTTTTTATACTTATTTAATATTATGCCTGATACTGAATCAACTATCCCGTTATCAAATGTTTCTCTAATTGTGAAAGAAACATCTGACCAGCTTACAACCGCGCCGGGATATTTAAATTTCCAATTTAATAATTGATATTGTCGCGGGGTGTCAAAGACTGGGTTTGGTCTATTAACGTCTGAGACAAGTGCGAAAGGCACGTCTTGAATCCGCAATAAAAAGCGAAAACCGCTCTGTAAGCTTTGCTCATAGATAGATTGTTCAATTAACTCTGCCATCTAAGTAATTATGCCACTGTTGTATTTTGATCTACTTCAAAAATTTCAACATCTGCATAATCGTAAGAGAAGCCAACACCAACCGTATTAATGCCGCCCTGTCCATACTGCAACTTAGAGTAAGTTACTGAATTTACAAAGGGATTAAAAAGAGTCCACTTTTCAACAACAGAGCCATTGGAATCCAATACTTTAATTGCGATGTTGCCTAAGTTTCCGTCAACAAACTTCTCTTTAGATAAAGTTGTTCTCCATCCCTCGTTATCAACAGTCCAAGTTGAGGGTGGGTTGTATCCAGCTTTCTTGATGGATTCCAACACCAAGCCCGATACATCAGGGTCGATTGGTTCAACAAGAGTCACAGATACATCATTCCACTGAACTTTGCCGGGAAACTTAAATTGATGACCTAAAAAGTCATGAGTTGCTCCACCTTGGAATTTTGGGCTTGGTCGAGTTGCATCGGTTACAACCCAAGCTGGAATGTCTCCAAGGGTTAATACAAACTTAAACGCTCTTTTTGGCTCAATCTTTACTGATGCCCATGGTGGAATTGGTGATGCTTTATTTACAGCCATTATTTATACTCCTGCTTTCCTATTAATTAGTTTAATCCTCAAAAGATGCACCCGTATTACTAATAATGAAATCAACTGCTACAAATTCAATTGCTCTTGTTGGCTTCAAGTAAACCTTTGCATATAGAATGTTTCTATCGATAAGGTCTGGTGTTGTGGTTGTCTCATCAAGCACCAACTTAAATTCATCTAAGCCAAATCTTGCTTGTACATCCGAAAGGAAAGGGTTGGCTTGCCCGATGAATCTTGCCCATGTGGCACGAACATTTGGTTCAAACAATATACCTGAAGCAATATTTGAAATTCCCTTCTTGATAAAGATTAATAATCTACGAACATTAATTCTATCCAAAGCGCTTCTTGTAACCTGTAGTGTTTTCTGACCAAAGATCACGATTCCTTCATTTGGGAATGAGGCGATTGGGTTGATGTTGGCGTCATAAAGAAGGTCTCTATCTTGCGATGTAAGCTTCTGTGTTACGTTAACAACTGGAAGACCAGTTATGCCGCTTGAAAGACCGCCACGGTTAAATCCTGCTGGGGCAAACCATGGTGCTCTAACCCTATCTGTGTATGACATCGCGCCAATCGCGACAACAGATGAGGGCATAAAGACAAGTTTCCCCTGTAACGTGTCCCTGATCTGAACAAAGGGGTAGTAAGCACAGCCATAACTTGAATTAATCTGACGATTCTTTAAGTTGGTGATTGTTGTGCTTAAGTTGGGGTATACCTTACCGTTAGCATCTTCGTGTGAAGGTTGAAAGTCGCCCTTCAAATCAATAACCGCTAATGCGTCTGCTCTTGCTTCGGCTGTGTTGATCAAGTGGGTTGTTAATTCTTCATTTGTGATACCGGGGACCGAAACCAAATTATAAGGTACAAACTCTGGGTCTCTGACAATATCAATCGATTCCTTTACAGAGTTGTAAGCATAATTTGTTGTCTCTGTCTTGCCAGATAACAAGCTGTTTCTGAATGGGTCTCTTTCTGTAATATCAAGACCATCAGACCCACCGTACATAGGCATAGTAAAGCGGTCTGCTCCCTGATCAATAACATTTTTGTATGTGTGACCAGCTTGAGCAGAAATAGCGTTGCCTGCAACTCTTGAGCCTGATGTCCAAGTAAGAGCAGTAGAGGTGCTTCCTGTTGTAATCTCATCAAGAGTAAATACAAATTGTGGCTCAGAGTAAGTTGTGTCTCCCAACAAGTTGCTAACTGAGTCTGACCTGTTTCTATTTAAATCTGCGTAATCACGATTAAATTTGTTGCTGGCTTTTGTAATGCCAGTCCAAACACCCCAGAATGCGTCTGTTTGATCGGATAAACCATCTTGACTACCAGAGGTTCTTAGTTCGTGTGATGGGAAAAGGAACTTAAGTTCTGGACCTTCCATGACATGACCCATGTTAGAACCGGTAACAATTAACATGTCTCCTTCGTTTTTATGACCGATGGTGTCATCTAAAATATTTTTTGCGCCAAGTGCAAAAATTCCTGATCCAAATCCTAACTGCGTTAAGTTTGTTGCTTGATTAATCTCAAAGTCCTTGTATTTGAGTGGACCATAAAAGCCAAATGGTAGAAGCTGCGAATCGTAGTCATCAGCTTCCATTTCAATTCTAATGTACTTAGAGTTGTTTGGGTACTCTCCTCTGGTTTCCAATCTTCTTGTTGTTGAATCAAATTGCACAAATTGGTCACCAATTTTTCTTGCAACATAGTCTAAAGAATTTGCATCCAAATTACAATTACTAAATGTTTCAATGATGATTGGAGCAGCATCGGTATCGTTCGCTCGGCGGACCAATACATCAAAAGTTCCAAATTGATTGAACTGATCTTCTGAATAATTAATATTTGAAATTGAAATTTTAATATTGTTTTGCGCCCACTCTGCATGGTCAAGAGCGTGGATTCTAAACAAGTTTTTCATGTTTGCATAAGCATATGAATCCTTTGCGGCGGCTCCACCCAAATCTTGACCAAAGACAAGTCCAGTCGCTGGGTTATTTCTTGTTGCGCCATTCTCAAAAGCGATCTGTCTATCGCTGTGTCGATCTCCTGAGCCAGTTGCCAGCGGCAAAATAACACCCAAGTAGGTTCCAGTTGTACCAGATGCTTTTCCACCCGAGCCTTTAACAATGTTTCTATCAACTTTTTGTAAAAATTCTCTCGCGTATGTCTCGCCAAGCCAGTACCGTTCTCTTTGTCCTGTTTTGGTAATTGTCTTATTTACTAAGGCTGGATTGGTATTAAATACATTTCTGAGGTAATCTTTGTTATTCTCAGCCAGTGAAAAACTAACAACAGGACTTTTATCATATCCTGTAGACCCTGTAATTACAACCGTGAAATTGTCACCATCAGATTCAATTAAGCGGGCAGAACCACTACCTGCGTTGGTTGCCTTAATCGTATTACCATCGGTGTCTTTGCCAACCAATGCCGCAACGCCATCTTCAACATACCAAGTTGCTACTAAAGAACCAGTACCGTGCTGACTTGTAGTTCCACTCATTGCATTTGGGAAAACAAACAATCCATAAGCGGATCCTGTGGTGTTGCCATGGGACGTATTAAACACCGGGGTTGGCTTCATGCTAGTACCAAATGGAGAATCACCACTAAGCTTCCAACCAGCCTTTCCAGAAGTTTCAGCACCGACGTTTTCTGAACCTAAAAGACGAACATAAGTACAAGTTGAGGAGTTCCTTAACCAAGATTGGGCAGCGTAAGCGCCATAAGTTGGAGTTTGCTCGTTGCCATTTCTCCAAACATCACCTGACTTACCACCGGGGATTGGCTCACCATAAAGCTGAACAAACTCAGCGAATGAGTCAACAGTAACTGGTCTCATTGCTGGACCGTATTTTGCCCTACCAATAAAAAGCGGACCAATCTCTCTTGGTTCGTTTGGTAATTGTGAATTGTCAATTTCGTTTAGAAAAACACCGGGTGAAATAAACTTAAATTTTCTCGCACTCATAAATCGTCTCCCAAATATGCTACAGTAAATAGTTTTGAATTAGCCTAAAAACTACGGTCTGTATCCATCATCTGAGAAATCGTTAATATCGCCAAGCATGACATGTTCTCTTGGGAAGCGCACTTCAACAAAATTTTCTTTTCTTGCAACCTGTGGTCCTTTTTGATTTGGACCGCCGCCCATGATGTAACCAATAACGCGAACTTGAATTTTTGATTCATAAACTTTTTCGTTATTAGCAAGATTGCCTATATTGTTGGCAATACCAAAATCAGTTTGTAAGAATGCCTCATAACTGTGTCCGCTATCACTAATCATAAACTGATTTATGTTGTTGTTAAAAGCAGCGAATGGCTGAAGCATGTCATTTATCTGTTGTTGATATTCTGCTCTTAAATTTATTGTATAGTTTAAATCATGATAGATGGGGAGCGGAACTGTTGCCATTTCATATACAACCTTTTTGTTTTCAAATTTAAAATTATTTTGCTTATACAATCTTAAACTTGTAGCATTTGCAAAGTTTTTTGTTTTTGATTGTTTTATCTTTTTTGCGATTGTTAATGTAGTCCCATCACTCCCTGCAAACAATCTCGCTGGTATTGGGCAATCATTAACAGCGGTTTGTTTAATTGATGTCCTCTCCACCGAAATCATGGGGAATTTAAGTGATTCTGTTCCCAATTCCCGCATTTCTCTATCATCTTTAATCTGAAAAGCTCTTTCCTGTGTTAGCCAAATTATTGGAACTTTGCGCCAGCCATCGTTTCTTGTGGCAAAAATATCAATTGTTTCGTCCAACCAACCGTATAAAGCCATATCAATAGTTTCAAAAGATGATGGAATAAGTGTATCATATTGTACTGAATAAGCCGACTTAAAAAGATCGTCAGCATTTTTGCAAGGATAAAAATGTCCATTCTCAGTATGGGTGCCTACACAATCAAGATCTTCAGCTTTCTTTAAAGCGTCTCTATAGTTGTTAAATTTATAGTTTTCTTCGATATACTTTGGTAGCATTTATTGTTCCTATGGGTTAAATTTTCCTTCTCTTGCCAAAATGCAAGTTGCGCTAATTTCAAAGCTTTTATCAGTCTGATCAAAAAGCAATTTTGGCTCGCTGAGTTCTACAATTTCGTAATCAAAATCCCCATAACGAACAAAATCTCCTACGCGGACATATAAATTCTGATCTTCCGTCAGGCGCCTTTTCTGAAAATCAACTACAATTTGCGGTCTTCTATCAATGCCATATTTTGTAAACTCTGTTTTAGTTCCTTTCCAGCTTACACGACTATAAACTCTAATTGGTGGCAAGTAGGTCTTTTCTATTGATTCGCCGTATAACGGATGATAATTGGAATGCTGTCTGGAAATTGGAAAGTAAAGAATTTGTTGTCCCACAACTCTCTCAATAACTTCGTCATTAATCTGTTTAACAAAATCAGCTTCCTTTTGCCCCGTAAAAAGCGGTGGCGGCGGTGCATCAGGTCTTGTCCATTTATCATCTGCCATTCTTTATTATCCTACAAATAATGGAACTGGAACTTTGCTTAATGTGTCCGCAGTTGTTTTAGTCATATTGGCGTCTTTTGTTAATAACTTCTCATAAGTTAACTCGTCCAATACTGTCTTGAGTTCTGTTCTTAAATCGCCCATCTCTTTTGTTGCCTCTGATAAAAGAGAGGTTGCATTAAGTGAAACATTGCCGCCTGGAAGTGGAACAACATTACCCAGCTTTCCTCTGATTTGTCCAAGCATTTCTTTGCAAAGTGCCAAAGCAAATCTGCGAATCCACTGCTTGCCAATTGAGTTAATTGATGAATACGGGATGTTTTGAAATGGTAAATTGTTCATATTATTAACACCCTTTGTTCCTGACTGTCGATCTGGATATTCTTCAAATGAATCTTTTTTTACAGTGAATCTAAAATAGAAACGATCTGGTGAGTGGGTCGATGGTGTTGGATACAATCTTAACTTATTATTGATGATTTCATATGAATAATTTGATGTTCTGGTTCTAATTGAATCCTCATACATTATTGCCTGAAGCTTATTTTGCCAAGTTGGGACCACCTCAAATTGCGAATCATCTGCGTATTGTCCATACGTTGACATGTTACCAATTACGTTTAAGCCTCCGTAATAAGCAAAAAACCTCCACATCGATCTTGGTGTTTTATAATACATATCACGAATAATAATTTTATTGTTACCAACCGTATCGCCATCGTTCAAAGTTAATTCGCCATTTTCAACAGATGAACTAACAATTTGTTGTAAATCGTAGTCTTGGACACTTGCAGTTGGAGCAAAAGAAGCCGTATAGTAACTTAAACCACCACCAACTCCAGCTTCCGAAGCGATTCCTTCAGCCACCCTTCTTGTATAATCAAAAGTATATCTTGGAAGCGCCATTTCGACGTTAGAGCCGCTTAAAGCATGACCTTCAACAATCTGCCCGTCTTCATCAAAAGAAGCCGTTGTAGCCCCAAGTAGGTTGTTTAATGAGTTTTTTGCTTGATGAATATTTACTAAGTATGAATATTCTAAAACAGCCTCTTCATAAGCTGCATAAACATTAAACTGAGTTAATTCAATGTCTAAGACATCTCCACCCAATTTTTTATAAACAAAACCAACCTGATCTGATGCGCCTGAAGCAAAAGCTTGGTGATCCGGTCCTTGCATGTAAAAACCAAATGGTAGTGGATTACTTGCAGCATTTACATTATCTGGGGTTCCTGTAATTGGCAAAATTACTTTGCTTGAATTACTTGATGGTGTTAAAACTGGTACAGACATTCATATATTCTCCTACTATCTAAATAGTTTTTGAAAAAAGAAACCCTCCGATGAAAACATCGGAGGGCAATTGTTAATTTATTGTTTTAATTACTTTGTTTTTTTAACAACTTTCTTAACAACTTTTTTAGTTGCTTTGGGCTTGACAGCCTCTTTCTTCACAACTGGTTTTGGAGCAGGCTTTACCTCAACCTTTTTTGGTTCAGGTTTTGGTTGTGGTGCAGCAGCTTCTTTAACTGACTCTTCGACCTGTCTTGCTTTAACTGCTGGGTGATTGGCGTGCTTTTTCCAAAATTGTGGGTGTGAAATCATTTTTCTTTTTTTGCCCATGATAAACTCCTGTTTAATGTTTGTCTAATAAATAGTGTTGATAAAATAAAACCCCCGGTTCTTGCGAACCGGGGGCTGGATAAATCCATTTAATTTATTTAACTACATTAAGCAGTTGCACCACTTGAACCAATCAAGCCATGGCAAATAACCAAGCCGTACATGTCAGGGCGAACCATCTTCTTAGCGTAGCGAGTCATTACACCCTTGCGTGGTGCAAAGTCCTCAGTACCAAAGATGGTAGGAGTGACCTGTAGTGGGACATATGGAGCGTAAACGTAGCCGCTCTCTAAGAAGCTGTTGCCCTTGCGACCAACCAACACGATGTTGCGTGGGAAGTAAGGATCGACGTGAACGTCAAACTTCTTGGAGATTGAACCAACGTTTACAGCACCGGCTGTGCCATTGGAATCAACGCTGACAGCAGCGCGGAAACCAGCAGTGAACTCAAGAATGCTGGCAACTTCTGGTGAACAAACTACGAAGTTAGCACCACCGCGAAGTGTCTTTCTGTGAATACGAGCGGAAACGTCATTGATTGTCTCAAGAAGAGTCTCGTACCACTCAGAAACGGTACCTGTGAAGTCAGGAGCAGCAGAAGCAGCACCAACCTCAGCACCGGTCTCACGGTTCAAGAATTGACCGGGATTGCGTGACCAGTGTAGAGTGCCAGCAGTTGCTCTCTTGATGAGGTCGTTTAGGATTTCACGATCGATCTCCAAAGCAACCTGCTCAGAAAGAATGCCAGTTAACTCAACTTCAGCGTCCAAGTTGTGGTAAGCGTTTAGGTCTTGACCCAACTCTGGTGACCACTTAGCGCGGAGCTTCTTGGTGTTAGCTGTAACAGCGATTGAATCAACCTTGATGTCAATCTCTGGGATTTCAGCGGAACCATCCTTAAAAACACCTGCGAATGCAGTCATGTCGGACTCTAAGAGCCAGTTAGTAGCACCTACAACGGCACCTTCAGCACTAGCAGCATTGAAATTATCAGCAGTGGCGTACTCGTAGTGAGTAGCATCACGGAGTACAGAAGTCTCCAAATCAATTAAGTTTTGATCTGCATTTGACCCGAAGTTTGCCGTTGTACCAGAAGCGTGTACAACAACAATGTAAACTTCTGAACGAGCAGCATCAGATGAAAGGTAAGATGTTAGTCTTCTTTCCTGACGGGCTGCTTTAGTAGTACCTTGAGCCAAAGGTGTACCATTAGCATCGCCTTGAAGGGCGATAGTAATAAGGTCATCCTTGTTAAGCTGTGATAGGTGGTGATCTGTAGTGCTGGCTTTCATAATAAGAACCGCAGAACCAGATGTAAGATCTGGGTCATACTTAGTAATATCTTGGTTAACCGCAGCCTCAGTAACTTGAACACTTCTCATAACACTCTCTGGGTACTGGAAGAACTCTCCACCTTCACCAATTGCACCAGACTGAACAATTGTAAAAGCAGAAGCGATTGCAGATGATGAAACTGGTGATGAGTAGCCGTTATTCAAGCTGTAGAAAGACTTCTCAGCGTTATTTCCGCTGAGGTCAACACCGCCTGTCAACTGAGCACCAAGAACGCCGCCACCGTAAACGGAATCATCAGCATTGCTACCAAGGCGACCGCCGCCTACTTCAGTTGCCTTCTTGAAGTCCAAGAAGAAGATGAGACCTGATGGTAGGCTCATTGGTTGTACACTAACAAGATCGTTAGCGAGTAGACCGCCGAATACACGACGGACGATTGGGAATGCGACGGCTGCGAAGCCCTCTACATCACCAGCAGCCATTGTGGAAGCTTCACGAAGAAGTTCCTTGGCTTGGTTTTCTAAGAGTCGAGACATGTTGTCCCTCATTCTATCATTACCGAGTCCTTCAAGTAGACCTGTTTTTTCCCATTTGGAAACTAGGGCAGCGCCTTCCTTGGAGAGATCACGAGCAACGATGTTTTCTGTTAATCTTTCGACTATGTTTGACATTGTTTTAATCCTCCTTATGATGTTTAATGCCTGCTAAAATTTGCATACGATTAGCTAAGATGTTACTTTCGTTTACCTTTGGCTTATCGTCGCTTTTTTGTGCTTTTAGCAATAAAGATGTTGAAGATCGCTTGCCTACTGCCTCACTCAGAGATTCCGGTTGCTTATTCATAATAGCATTGCCCACTGTGCTTTTAAGAGTTTCATAGACAATCTTCGCTTGCTCAGATGTCTGAGCATTATTAATAGACTCGACAAGGTTACCCTTTTGTCGCTCATTCAGGGAGTCGTCCATTAAAGTTTGGTTTGTGTAGAATAACTTGCTGTTCATTAATTTGATTTCCTCAAACTTCTCAGCAATATTCTTCACGGTTTCTTTTAATTTTTGGTTAGACTCTTTTAAGCTTGCGCCGGTCTTAACCAAAGTTTCGTTTTTCTTTTCTAATTTAGCGTTTTCTTCTTCGATGGCGAGCATTACGTCCATTAACATAGCTTGCTCTGCCTGCTGTGCTCTTGTTGCACCGTAAGCAGTTGTTTGTCCTTCTGGAACTGGCTTGTAATCCATCTTGATTTCTTCTTCAAGTGCTTCTTCTTCCACGGTAGCGGGCATTGGTGCCTCGCCAGTAGTCCCCTCAGTCTCAGAGGGGCTTAAGTCTGCTGGCATCTCCATCTCTTCTAAGTTTTCCTTCTCCTCTTCAACAACTTCTTTTTCTTCTGTTGTGGAGTCTTCTGATCCCTCTGTCATAATCTCTTCAACCAACTGATCAATAAGTTCATCTGAAATTTCAACGTCTTCTTCTAATAACTCATCATCAATCTCTACTTCTTCTTGAAGCTGTTCTTGCTGAACTTCCTCAAATAAAGCTTTAACATCAATGTCTACAAGATCGTTTTGTTCTAAATCGCTAAGTTCGGTGTCCTCAACAAAAGCGTAACCTTTGCCTTTATCATCTGCCTCAACAATCTGCTCATCAACAGTCTTATTCTCTTCGAAATCGTTTTCTTCCATTAATTGTTCAACGGCTTCTTTAATTTCTGTTGAATACTTTTCGACAACCGCCTGTTCTGCACTTTTAATTGCAGCTTCTCTTAAGGCTGTTGCATCGATAATTGCTTGATCTAACATTGATGACATAAGTTTACTCCTAAATTACGCTACAATAAATAGTTGTAAAAAAGGTAAAATGACTTAGGGGCGAATGGGCGTAACTGGAATAGTATAACCAGCGTTGATTATCCATTCTTGAAGATTGAATTCTGTCCAAGTGGTTTGTATTGAAATAATAGCATTTGGAGGAGTCGTGTGTCCCCAATCTCCAAGAACTCTGTATTTGCTAAAGCCTTTCTTTACTGGTGTGCCGTTGCCGCCAGAGTTGGCTTCAGTTACAATGTAATAAGTTATTGGTAATGGTTTTGTGGACATTTAATTATTCCTTATGTGGGAGATGCCCCCGCACCTACATTGTATCTATTAAGCACGGCATTTTGTAATCGGCTCATTTCTCCATCAGCAAGCACTCTTGTAACCGCAATGAAACAACCAATTGATCCATTCATATGTAAAGTTGTACCACCTTGACGCCGACCCATGTAAAGCTTGTCATTAGACGCCCAAGCACTATCGATGTTAAATGTTGAACCGCCAGTGTAAATATTTGATGTGGCAACTGGCGAGCCATTAACATAGGGTTTCGTGGCTAAACCAGCACCAGCGCCGGGGGCATTTCGATTAAAGACCACCCCAAGTGCTAAAGGATTATTTACTGTAACATTTGTTCCGTCAGCGCCAGCGATGCCGCCGACTGCTGTACCATCTGGGTGTTGATCTTGACCATTGTATACTGCGAAGTCGGAGGCGCCGAGTTGAAAAGCGACAGCGAAACCATTCAAGCTGTACCAATAGGTGCCGTATTCCAGTACCGTTTGAAATCCGTCTGAAGAACTTTCATTTTTTGAAAAGTATACAAGCGAAAGGGCTGTCTTTGAATTCAATTGAGTGGCATTAGCAGCAGTGCTCATAAAATTACTTGAGCCATTAAATGAAACAACCGGCTTGCCATTGTATAAATCGAGAGTGGGCTTATCGGTTGAAGTAAAGTTGGTGTTAAAAACATCCCAAGCATCAAACCAATTTGTTATTGTGCCGCCGACTGCGATGTCGTTAATAGACAGCGAGTCTAAACAAAATAATAAGTCGTCGCCAGCAATATGCTTAACTAAATTTAAAAAATTACTACTTTTGTCTTCAACGCGGACTTGACCGGTTGATCGAGATGAAAGACTTCCGTGACGACCACCGAATCCACTTCTCATTAACCTACTCCAGAGGTTCCTGACCAGTTGGTTAGAAGGGATGAGGCGTTAATCCCTGTCATGCCAGCAATGACTGAAGCAGTTGTTGGCGATTCATGCCCAACAAGGAACACGCTTGAAACTCTAAATTCGCCTGTGTATGACTCTCCATTATCTAAAATAAGGTAATTTTCACCAGTATCATTGCCACCAGCTGAACCAGTAATGCCGAGGGCGCTGAATCCAACTCTGAGTTTGGCTGACGAGCCGCTATGTTCATTAACAATTGTAATAAATTTTGTAACATACGGAAATTTAATTTCGGCTGCCGGGGCGACAAATGGAGATTCTACGTTGGGAACAACGATTGATGCCGATGTGAACGGTATACCACTCATCTGATATTGTCCGGTCTTTCCTAAGCCGGGGCTACTAAATTGAAATCTATGATCTGCAAATTTTTCATTTGGGGTTGACATCTTTTTCTCCGTTCTGTTTCATAAATAGTTTCTTTAAAACTCTTTTTCTCTTTAATTTATCTCTTCTTCTCTTAACAGAAGGCTTTTCGTAATACATTCTTTTCTTGCACTCTTCAACGATGCCCTCTCGTTTTGCCTTCCTACTAAATCTTTTAATTAAAGCCTCGGCACTTTCATTTCTTCGTGCCTTGACATAAATATTAACTGCACTCATTTTAACCTCATACCAATTTTGACCATTTATCGCCGCCGATATTTAGAATTCCTGAAATATCAACACCTGCATCGTTTGGATCTGTACCAGATAAAGCGCTGCCGGGACCTGAAGAATTAGACTCCTGCATCGGTGTCGTTCCTTCAAAGATATCGACGCCGCCATAAGCATCTTTATTAATCGACTCTAAAAGAGATTTTCTTGTTTGATTTAATTTATCTTCTCTTTCTTGGCGTCTTTTCTTTGCCTCTTCATCACTTTCATATTTCTTTTGCTGTTCTGTGATTTGTGCTTGTTGTGGCTGAGTTCCTATGCCCTTAACAACCTCAGAAATAATACCTGAAATTAGATTTGATTCTACAAGAGCTTCTTGAATACACTCTTTAATAATTGGTTTAATTAATTTTCTAAATTGTTCTTTCTTCATTTTTCATCTATAATTGAGTTTAGTAGTGAATTAACACGATATTCTTTATCATGGATTTTAACTTGTTTTGATTCACTAATTCTTTTTGGGTTCATAAAGGCACCGGGCGTTGATGGGTCCGCAACAATGTCAAAACAGATTAGCTGAAAGTCTTCCTGAACCATGCTTACGCCATTCGATTCATTGACAACTGACCCAAGACCTCTTGAAGAGATTCCAATTTGACCACCAGATCTAATAATTCCTTTTACAATTTCACCTGCTGGCGTCTCTAAAAGTTTAATAACACCCATAACTTTTTCGCCTTCCATCCAGTAGCGAGTGACCATGTGAGAAGCGTTCTTCAAATCAACGACTGATGTGTCAGGGTGGTCTAATTCACCATATGCTCTTCGCTGTTTGATAAGCATTTCATAGTTTTTCATCTCTCTTTCAAGAACGTGAGTTGGGTATTTCCTTCTATTGCCATTCTCTGTATTTCCTTTTTGTAAAATACCAGTTAGATAAAAGGCTCTGCCTTCCGACATTGCTGTTTTTTCACCTTCTGTTAGAAGATCTTTACAAACACCACCTTCACAAAGAGCATAATATTCCTGTAATAATACTTTATCTGACATGTTATTCAGCCCCCACTTTTGTATTTAACTCTGGAGTTGAAGAACCTGCACCCAATTGTTTTCTTTTTTCTTTGGCATTGTTGACAGCATCATGCATTTGAGTTAAAAAGTCAGAAACGAGTTTAACAACTTCGTCGCCGGGAACTCCCGCCTGAACTAAACAAGGTGCTGCCATTTCGGCAATTTCTGTGGCAACTGCATCAATGATGTTCCCTTGTGCAGCAATCATCTGTTGTATTTCTTTCTCCGCATCATCAACAATCCCTTGAATATCTGGTGGGTCCGCTTCACCGCCTGCGTCACCGTCCATTGCGGCATTTGAATAGCCAACCCTCTCTTGAATAAGGGAAGTGATTACCATTTTTTTAATTTTTTTTAGGTTCATTGTTTTCTCCTAAGCGGGCGTAACCCGCTCGATACAGCAGCCCTTCTTACAAAGCCTTGGAGGCTGAAGCATCCATTTAGTTTCTACAAAATTATTAGTTCCTTTTGACATTTATTCCCTCGTCTCCAAAAAGCGTACAGAAAACATAGGATGTTCCTGAACTTAACCAACCACATAAAAGTAAATTGATTATATTTGTTTCAAAAGTAAATAGTTCCGTCCAAGGGGAAATTAAAAAAACCAATACACCTGACCAAAATCCCATACACATAGAACAATGAAAGAAATGATGCTTAGGTCTTATTTTATTAAAAATTGAACCATAAGTTAAAATTTGTGTTAAGCCATAACACGTCAGTATAAACCATAATAAAGACATCTATATCCTGTAAAGTAGCCCATAATATTGGGTATAGAATGGATCCATCGTGCCTTTCTTTTTCTGCTGTGGAACTTCGCCATATTCTGTACTATCTTCTGTAGATGGGTCCACTAACATTTTTTCTGCTTCAAAATCGTAATCCAAAGCTTTTTGAAGATGCGGTAGCTCCTCCCTGAGAAACACAAACACATTTAACAAAATAATTTTAACAACATCCATTTTTTTATTTGCTGGATAAGTCGCTTCAATGCTACCAAAAATATTCCCACCTTTAATTGTGTCTGGTAAAATGACCCCTCTTTTCTTCAAGAAATTAAAAAAGACATCTTGGTGAGGATAAGCTTCAGTTTTAATAAAGTCCTTAACGAATGTTGATATTTTTTTCTTATCAGGGTTTATTACAATATCAAACAAAGGGTGATCGTGAATGATGTAATTATTATCCAAAGTGCGGCGGACATCTAATGAAATACGTTGTGATGGCACTGGCTCAACATCAATCCCAATTTCTGCTGGCACTGGCTCTGCAATAGATATAGTGATCTTATCTTTCTGCTGGTCATCTATGTTGATTTTAATTTCATCAATTTTAATCATCGGTACCAATCTCACTAACAAGCTGTTGCATTTTCATAATTTGTTTGAGCATTTCCTCATTAATTAATTCATCTTTGAAGTTGTCGATAATTGATGTGACTTTATTAATTTTTTCTCCAATATCTCCTTCAAAGTTTGCTTTTGATACAGTTTCCTTAATTCTACTCAATTCATCATTTAAATATATTTTTAGTTCAAGTCCATTATCTGTAAAAGATGAAATGTATTTTGATAATAGAATTCTTTGCTCTTCTAAAAGCCCATTATATTGATTGTTGAATTTGGAAGAGAATATTCTCATTGTTGCATTATTAATTCTTTTTTGTTCTGTAACTTGCTGTGGCTGCGACGACATGTATTGAATCACGATGTTTTCCATTAAAACTTTATTTTTAATTTTCGTATTTGGGGAAAACATCTGATAAATACTTGCAAGTGCTTTATAGTTTGGAACAAAATTAGAGAGGACCTCCTCACTTAAAGTATTGTGTATCTTATTAATAAGGCGAGTCTGCTCTTCAAAAAGTTTTTTTGAATTTAATGCATCGCGCTCTTTACGAACATAGCCAATAATTTTTTCTGCCGCTTTTTTATTAACCCCGCGTGTTTCAATAATTTCTGTGTAAAGATTTAGGTCTTTCTTCAAAGTTGTTTGATTGTTGAAAAACTCTTTCATTACTGCCATTACAGCAGTCTTTCTTTGCTCATCTTTATTGACAACACTTTTAGTTAATTCTCTAACTAAAGCCTCATATAAAAAAGCAGTATTTCTTCTCTTGTTGTGATTCATTCTATAAATCCTCTGATAATATTCTATCCATTTCCTCATTTAATGAAGACATTTTATTTTCAAAATCCTCACTATAATTAGATTTGTTTTCTTTAATAAACGTACCTTTTGCCATTGCACCAAAAATGTTTCTTGGTTTTCTTGGCATTCCCACTCCCCACGACTCTTTTCGACCAGCCTCTCTTCGCTTATCGTGTTTCACTGAAAAATATCTTTTACCCTTAGATCCCTTTGTTGTATGAGATCCATCTTCATATTCAGCGTAAATGGCGGCTGGCTTGTCACGCTTTTTGCCGCCGCCTTCAGGAGTTGCTAAAAGAACATCTTCACCGCCGCCTGCTTCTGGAGTCGCTGGTTCTGGTGTCTCTGCTGGTCCTGCTGCTGGGGTTGGCTCGGCTTCTGGAGTGTCGGGTGTTTCAATGTCAAGATCAGCAGCGGGTGCTGTCTCTGGTGTAACACCAAGTCCAAGGTCGCCAACTCCACCAAAGCCTGTACCTGTTAATGCCTCTGAGGCGAGACCCTCACCTTGTTGCTCTGCGACCTTTGCTAAAGCAGTTTCTATTTGTTTATCATAAAATTTTTCTCTTGTGTTTCTTATCAACTCTTCTTCTGACAATCCTAAAATATTTTTTGAGATCCAGCGGTTGCTATATACATCTCCTCTCGCTTTTGATGCGGCATCCAGTCTTGAATTTAACATTTCCATTTCTTGAAGCATCGACACTCTTGAGGGGTTGTGCAATTTTAAATTAAAGTTAATTAAATCATTTCCTCTATAGCCAAGAGTATAAAGGTGGATTGTCGCCATTTTATCTAACTCTGCGACTACTGCTCTTTGTACCCTCTGAATTGTTCTGGCGAACCTAATGTCCTTTTGTGAAAGCGCTGCCTGCTCTTCCGTAGCCCCTTCACCGCGTATTAAATAAGACATTGGAATTTTAATAGCCGCAAATAGCTTGTTTTGAAGGTATTTAATATCTTCAATCGCAGTTCCCCATGTGTCTCCTTGGACTGTTGAAATATCAACTGAAGACTGTCCATTTCTTGTTGGAATGTAATAATCTTCTTCGATTGATAAGGGATTGTAGCGCAAATCAACTCTACCATTATTCTCATCAACAACTTGGTGGCGTTTCATCATGGTGATGATTTTTTGCATATATTGTTCGACCTCTTCTGGTGGGATCCCGCCAACATCAATCTTAAACTGTTTTCTTTGTGGGGATCGAACAACTCTGTACGCGATCATCGCATCCTCAAGAAGAGTCAACTGCCTCCAAATTCTACGACCGGGGTCCAACACCGATGTGCCATACGGCGCATATTTATCATTACCCAAAACTCTAAAATGCGCAAGTTGCCAATTTTCAAAAGTTAAGCCACCGGTATTCCATTGATATTGGACATAGTTTGGATTAGATTGGTCAGTTCCTTCCATTCTCTCTATTTCGCTCACTGGCAATCCAATAAAGGATTTAATTCCTACTTGTTCATCAAGGTCTAAATAGCCAAAGAAATCGCCATACTTACACATAGAACGCACCCAACCAAAAAGATTAGCATCAATGTTTAAGACTTTGTGAAATAAAGTGTCAAGAATCTCTTTTATTTCTTCGTTCTGACAGTCAATCATAAGCGATTTATGGAATTCAGAATGAGTTGTGATTTCATCTGCGTATATGTCTAAAGCCGATGCCAATTCAGGCATAAATTCCATTTGATCAAAATCGGCGTACCTTTCAGCGCGATTATAATTGTTCATCATCGCTGATGAAATTGACTCGTAAGGGTTATAAGACTTTCTTTTGAATGATTGACCACCGATAGATCTAAACTTAGGCGCGTATTTATCTACTGAATATTTACGATTATTTCTAACTTGTTGTGCTTTATAGTTTACAATTGGTCCTGAAAATAATCGAGTTAATCTTTGGAACAAAGGGCTGTTTGGATTTCTTGGATTGTTCTTGTTGTCTGCCATTTATCAATTCCTATTTCATAAAGAACGGCAACTTATTTAGTTTCACCGTCTCTTTTTTTCTGCCATCGCTGTAGATATAATTATCTTGCTGATTCCTTTCCATCCCAAGAATTCTTGTATCTAATGTTTTATTACTTGTCATTATAGCAGAAAGCATTGATTTTTTATACTCTATTTCCTGTTGATTTACAGTCAATGCAGTGTCTCTAACCCAGCACCCGATCGCACAAGCCATAACTAAGTCGTCATTATAAGAACGCATTGCCTCTGCCTTGCCATTGTTCCAAATAAAAGTTTTTAATTCGTTAAATAATCTCCGTGATCTAATCTTTAATACTTTATTGCGGATAAATTCTTCAAGCTTGGCAATGATCATAGGTCTGGTTTTAACTGTTGTTGAAAATCCAGCTATGATTGAAGTTTGTTCAGTATACGATGCTTCAACATATTCGTGAGTTGATTTTCTGGAGTGGTAAATGTTGGGGTGACCGTAATCTTTAAGCTTTGTTAAAACTGTCATACCAACTGAGTTGTTTTCAACAACGGTCATACACATACCATAACTTTTTGATGTGTCATAAATTAGTCTTGCAAAACTATCAAGAGGCAATTTCCCCTGATATTCACAACACATTTCCATCGTATCAGACTCAAAAATGTAGAAAGTTGAATTGTCCTTTCCATCACCGCGAGCCACGTCGGCAACCATAAAATATTTTTTGTTTTCTTCAGCAGTTTTCCAAATCCAAAGATTTCTATCAAATCCTGTTTTATATTCTGGCTCTGACAACTCTTCCTGCTCAACCCTAACCAAATCTTTGCCATGAATTAGTGTATCACCAGACATATTAAAGTTGCACTCTAACTCCTGCGCGATTTCCCTTGCTGACATGTTTTTAGTTTCTTTATCAAACCATTTTTGATCTCTGTCAGGATGGATATGCCATGGTAATTTAATTGGATTAAAATCATTCAGTCCCTGTTCTGCCTCTGAATATAGCTTGTGATATAAATTACCTACACCTTTTGGAGTTGAAATGATAATACAATCACCACCAGTTGACAGTGTGGGGTACAAGCCAGCCCACAAGTCATCAAGTCCTTCAATAATCGCCGCCTCATCAATAACCAACAAAGAAAGGGCTTCAGAACGACCAGCATCGCCAGATGTTGAAATTGCTTTTACTTGTGAGCCATTAGACAATTCAAAAGAGTTTTTATTGTCAATAACTAACTCTGTCAACTTCATCCATTCAGGAATTGCCTTCAAGGCAAATTTTACCTTTCTAACCAAGTTAGCAGCAGTTGATAATTTAGTTGCCATCACAACAACGTTTTTATTTTTATGAAAAAGGACAAACCATGCAATATAAACAGCAGAAACAGTTGAAAGCCCTAACTGTCTTGCTTTTAGAATAATATTAAAACGATTATCTTGAAAATCCTTTACAACATCTTTCTGAAAAGGGTACATTATAAAGGGAATTGTCCCCTTCATAGGATGTGCTATTTTTCCATAATTGTTAATAAAGTATGTTGGATCTTTACCGCAGGCAATAATTTCTTTTTTTATCTGCGTTTTGGTTAAACCACGCGCCATTACTTACCATATTTGTGTGTCTGTAGAAAGTCCTTTACAACATCAAATGGCTTTTTCTCTGGCTCAACAACACCAGAGCCGAGACCACCAATTGTGTAGCATTTTGTTGCTTGAATCCAACTTCTTTTACGATTCATGTACTGTAAAAGAATGTCTGCGTCACCATCAGGATTTAAAGAAAGAGCTTTGCCAGTAGCCTTTTTATATCTGTCTTTGAGGAACTTTACAATGTTTCCGAAGCGCATTTCAACTTCAGCTTCGAATGCGTTTGGTCCCTTTCTATGAACCTCTGGCATCGGAGCCTCAGACTGGTAATTGACAATCAATTTATTGCCATACATTTTGACACCAAAGCCATCCATGCAACCATCTCTGGATTGGAGCATCATATCCTTTTCGTCTCTTTTTAGACCAATTTCAATTGGTTTGCCATCTTCATCAATGGCTCCATCGTAGGCATAGCCCATCGCTTGGCTAATCCCTCTGTAAACTTCAAGTGCTTGTTTAGACATTATCTGGTCTCCATCCCTTTAGCCATCTTTCCTCTCTATCCTCTACAAATTGAATATAGCAGTTCCGACAACATTCGTATTTTGTTTCGTACAGCATGTCTTGCTGTTTTAGAATATTTGAGCATACACTACAATTATTCTTACTATCCTTCTTAATTAGTTTTGCAGAGAATAAAAAGCCATCACGTTCTTCAACCCGATCTTTGGTCATTTCTTTTGCTTTATTTTCTTTTAATTGTTTTAAATATTCTTTTTCTTTTTCCGGCGTCCAATTAGAAGAAGGGTTCTGAACTGCCTCTTTGCCGTACTTTTTAGAAATTGCTTTTTCAAGTCCCGCAATATAATTTAAATCTTTTTTCATTTACTTGCCTGAGCGGCGGCATAGAAGATTCCGATGGATAATCCCACACCAGCAACAAAACCGCCAACAAACCATAACTTAGTATAATCTGGTTTTTGCGACTTTTTAACAACTTCTTCTAATCTTTTTACTTCGGCGTTCTTGAGCCTCATAAGCTCATCGAACTTTTTCTTACCTGTGTCCCTCTCAATGGTGATTAATCTTTTTTCAAAATTACATTCGGCTGTAATCTTTTTTATTGAGAAGTCTTTATTCATCTCGCAAATCTTAACAGCACTCTCTCTCTTCGCTGTTATTGTTGCTTCTGCTCTTTTATCTAACAACATACCACTGAATGGGGCTCTTTGACCTTTCTTTATAGCGGCAATTTTACCATTAGCAAAGCAAGTTATTGGAAATAAAGTTATTAATAAGACAATTGCTGTAGGTCTCATTCTTCAACCTCAACGATCTCCAAGCCAAACTCATCGGCTAAAGTATGTAACCTTTCTTCTTCGGGCATAGCAACGATCTCTTTTATTCTTTTCTTTTCTTCTTTCTTGACTTTTTCGCCTGCTTGTTTTCGCTCTTCTTCAAGTGTTTCTACAGCAACCTTAAAATCTTCAGTTGCTCTTTCTTTCTCTACTCTTTCCTGCTTGTGAGTTTCGTTTATAACTTTTAGTTCTTTTTCGTTTTGTTTTGCCTTCTCTTCGTAAAGACCACCTAAAACATCTTTATCAAATAGAAAAAACTTGTGGAGCACAAAACCTAATGCGATTAGTGCTCCAACCCACCAATAATTTTTAATGTAAAACCAAGCTTTTTGTAGGATTTGTTTAGCTATTAACCAGTTCATTATGCCTCGTATCTAGCTTCGTCCCAGCCATCTTGAATTGCTTTTATAATTTCATCTTCACTGGGGTTTTTGTTTTTATTTAACAGACTTCTTAATTGAGAGTGAGCAAACTGTATCTCTTTTCCGTATGGATTCTCGTTTGGGTTAAGTTTTTCTTTATCATCTTCATCTTCAAGAGCATTCTTCCAATTATCAGTATAAAGTCTCTCTTCTTCGGACTTTTCATCAGCTAACAATGGACTATCTTCTGGTAGGACAAAGTAAAAACCTTTTTCAGCATAATTATTTCTATCCATTGGCATTTCAACACCATCGATTTCTGTGCTGCCGGGGAAAGCAGTGATTAGAGATATAATTTGCTTACCATCAAGTTTGCCCACATTGCCTGTAACTAAAGTCATTTTTTTAGTTGGTTTTCTTTCGCCAGCAGTAATTTTTACATTTTCTTGTCTTTCACCGGGCATTGTATAATCTTTCATAGCAGAAACTTTTTCAGGGTTTGCCTTCTCAACACCCATTTTACCAACTTCTTCATCGACTTCCACACCGAGCCACTTAACCCTGTCGCCCGTTTCAGATGGCTCTTTGCTTAATAAATTTTTTATTGTATCTTTTAGATCAATATCATCTTTAAATAGAGATCCCGGTGCATCGGCATCCATATGTCTATTTTTAATGTGCTTTAAAGAATCAGGACTATAAAATAAAACATAATTACCGCCCTCAATCATATTGTCAGCAGTAGCTTCAAGTTTAACCACATCTCTTAGAAAGGTATTGCTATTAATAAGCTTTTGTGCTTTGTCATAATCTACTTGCTCTGCTAAGAACCTATTAAAGTTCTCCATTATGAGTTTCATACTTTTCATTTTATGTTTCCCTAATAGTTTTATTATTTGGCTAGTAGTTGATCGATCTTTTGTTCGATGCTATCAAGTCTTTCTTCCACTGACATATCAGCCTTGTCTGTGGAGTCGTCGGGTGCCGGTGTTTTTTTCTGGGCTGCTTTATCTGAAGCAGCCGCATTTAAATCGACAGCCCACTGACACTTCTGAGCCAGAGCTTGGTTGAAGGCTTTTTGGTCGCCGCCGTAGTATCCCTGTGGATTGCTGTAACCTTCCGCCTCGGCTTGATCATATCTAGCCTTAAGCTCTTCACAACTCACTGCGGCGATCTCTTCTTTAATCAGTTTTTTTAAATAATCTTTTGTAACTTTCATTGTTTATTTCCCCTTAAAACGGGCTACAACATCAACGAAGCCCTGTGTGCCGACATATGCTGTGGCGATGATGATCCACTGCTCTGAATCGACCTTCTCTGCTAAGAGTAATCCTGTTGTTGTTAGCCATACCAAAAGTTTCTTTGATACGAATCTTTCTAAGTGCCTATCGGCAAATGCTTTTACTGCTGCCACCATTTTATCCTCTCTGGTTATAATTAACCGCAGCAGCAATCGCAGCCGCAGTCCTTTTCACATTTACAATTATCACATCCACACATTTTTTTATCCTCATTGATTAACAAATGCGTATCCGTCATCTGTTTTAGAGATTTCGACTGTCATATCGACAATATCTTTCAAACTCTCTATGTGAGTAATTAGTAGCGTAACATCAAAATATCCTTTTACAAGATCTAAGATCCTGACGAATCCTTCCATATTCTCAGCGTCCAACGCAGTTCCCGGTTCGTCAAGGATAAACAAGTTGCTCTTCGGCATATTGCTCACATTTAGTAAAGCAATTCTGATGGCAACAGCAGCAAGTGTTTTCTCTGCACCTGAGCAAGTTTCAAGTTGTCGTGGGTCATGCTTTGGGTGTTTGATTAGAATATTTAATTTGTTCTCGCTATTCTCAAAGAATACCTCAAAGTCAACAATGTTAGACAACACTTTCGCAATCTCTGTGTTGATGACTGGTAAAGCCTTCTTGATAACATCAAAAGCAATGCCGTTGGAATGCATACACCTCATAAAGAGATCATAAGCTGAATATTCTGTGTTTAATCTAATCTTTTCCTCTTTAAGTTCTTTTAAGTTTTCTAACTTTTGTTCCAAAGCCCCTTCTTTACCAACGAGAGTATAAATTCTTTCTTCGCAATCCTGTATCTCCTGTTCGGTTCTTTCCTTGTTGGTTTTTGCCAACTCCAACTCTGATACAACTTTTTCCATATTCTCCAAGACTTCTTTATGTTCTTCATAATAGTCTACTGTCTCATTTAGTTGTTTTGTTTCCCCTTCTAATTTTTGTATAGACGAGTTGGTTCTTTCTAAGTGCAAATTTAGATTAGTTAAATTAGATTGTTCATCCTTTGACTTATCAGACAGTCTTGACCAATTGTCAATTGTTTTGCTGACCTTATCAATATCAATGTTGGATAATTCACCTGAATTTAGTTCAAGCTTCTCTTCCACCTCAGATAAAACCTTCTTTGTAATTGAAAGATCCTGTTTTGCTCCGTGCGCATCCTTGATGAACTTGCAAGTGGTTAAATACTGTTCGCCACAAGGAATATCCGTTAATATTTTAATTTGGCGAAGGCTTGTTTCCCTTTCTTTCTCTTGACGTTCTTGTTCTTGTAGCAGCCTCTCAACTTTATTCTGCAACTCATCGGCTTCTTCTTTCTGCCTATTGAGACTTAAAATATCAATTGTCTCCAAGAGTGTACTTGCCTTCTCTAAAAATTCTTCTTTTTGTTTGATTTCTTTTGTTAGGGTTCTAACTTTATTTTTTAAAACTTTTTTATTTTCTCCAAGACTTTCCAACTGCTCTCTTACTTTGCGAATAGAAATTGGTTTTTCTGGAATTTGAGAGAGTTTTTCCTCTAACGCTGCAATATTTTCTTCAACTGTGCTTAAATTTTCTTTGAGATCTGAGCAGTGATTCTTTTGTCTTGCGACTGCTGTCCCTGCCTTAAAAATATCATTTTTTGTCTTCTTGATGTCGTCATCATAATTAACATCTTGAACCCTGCGAAGTGCTCCTCGTAGATCAGCAGCATCTTCCTTAGCCAACTTAAACTTCCTCTCAAAGAACTCCAAGTCAAGGAACTTTGCTAAAATTTCTTTACGACGAGTTGAACCTTCGCTAATGAAAGATAAGGCACCAAGCTGAGAAGACATAGAAGTGTTTAGGAAATCATCTAAATCTCCAAACACATTGCGGATCGCTTTATCTGTACTACCTCTGGCAGTCTGATTTAGAGAGCCGACCTCGCCCGATACTTGGTCCACATAGTCAAAGTCCGCTTGCGTTTTAGCCTCGTTTGTAACTTTGCCTTTAAGCTTCTTAACGTATTTATCTGACCTGCGACTAATCTGATAAGTTTTATTGTTAGCTTCAATCTCCACCACACCAGATCCATAATCTTTGTTTTGATTGATAATGTTGTATGTTTTTCTAATATTTTTAGAGGTGTTATTATAAATTGTATAAAGCAATGCATCAATAACGCTAGACTTTCCACTGTAGTTCTTACCAAAAATTCCAACAGTGCCAGACAATTTATCAAAATCAATAGAATTACCTTCTCCGTAATTGAATAAATTATCCCAACTAAACTTTTTAATACGCCAATGAACGTTGCGGGAAATGTCTTCACTCTCTTCAACAACTTTGTTGTACTTTGAATTAAGAGTGAAGACTTCATTGAGGGTTTCCTCCGTTACATTGTAGTCTTTAAGGTACTCTTTAATTAGGTCTTGTTGTGTCTTCTCGTCTCGTAAGTTTTCAAACAATTCTGTATCAACACGATCTTCCACCGATAAATCGCCGCTGTTGGCTTTATTTAAGAAAGTGATACTCTCGGGCTTAAATCGATGCTTCGCGATGTCTACAGCCCTTCTCAGCCGTTCTAAGGCTATGTTAGACTTAGACACCAAACGAAGTCTCGCACCATCTGGACATTTAAAGCCTTTTGGAATTCTACCCGTCTTTGTTAAGTTGATTGTAATAAAAGGTTTTGGGTTTACAAAGTCAAACTTTTCTCTTGTAAATTCTGTCTTTGACTTAATATCCCAGATAAACATACCCTTATCTTGGGTTTCACCAAAGTTTTGTTGGATAGTTGAACCAGCATAGGCAATTGTGCCTTCTTTGTTTAGAACCTGTGTTTTGTGAATATCGCCAAGCATTGAATAATCGCAATCATCAAAGATTGAAATGTCGTGCTCCCCGTGTTCCATAACAAAACCAATATCTGTTCGGCTATATTTGATCGCGCCGTGATAAAGTCCAATGTTAATCTTGTCAGGATTGCTTGGCTTGACCCAATTTTCTTCATCAAATACTGATAAGGTGTTAAGACAAAACTCATCATTCAAGTGAGTTTCGCCTGCGTTCTTTAATAGATGTAGGCTTGGATGGTTCAGAGCGTCTACAATCGGTGTAATGGCATCTTGGCGGTAAGAATTACGCAAATTACCATCGTGATTGCCCAAAATAACGTAAGTTGGGGCAATATCTGCCATATTTTTGAGAAAATCAGAGCATAATTCAACAAATTCTGGTGAAATTTGTGTCTTTGTATGGGCAATATCACCGCAATGGATGATATAATCAACCTTCTGATCCTTCAAAGTTTGGTATAACTGTTGAAAAACAGCCTTATATTCTTTGTGATATTTTAAATTTTTTATGTGTGTATCTGCTATATGGGCAAATTTCATGCAACCTCTTCTATTAACTGATACAGAAAGTTTAATCCCCCCATATCAGTTGCGTTTTCTATCCTCTCTTCTACAACTTCTCTTGGCATTGTGGCAATGTCCTCATAACCAGAAGTATCAACCTTTTTAACATCAATGCCATAATTCAAAAATAACTCAATTATTTTTTTCTCTTTTTTATGTGCGTCTTCATCCAACGCAATATAAACTGGTGTCCTATTCTCAACAATCCTTTCAAACAATAAATGATCCGACTTAATTGTTGACCCCAAAATTGGAATTGCGTTCTGTCCCACACGCATTGCATCAAAAACACCCTCAACGATTATTATAGGACGATTAAAGTTGATTGTCAACTCGTTAAAAATCATTGAAGACTTTGATACTTTTGGGTTCTTATATTTTGGAAAGTCATTAGCGTAAGTTCTGGCAATAAAATAATTTAAATCGCCTTGTTCATCAAATGAGGGGACAATAACTCTACCTTTATACTCGCCTTTTGTGCAAACGCCAGCTTTCATCCTAAAAATCTGATCGTCGTCGTAACCGCGCTTACGCATATATTTTAATGCTCTTTGCCTATGATAAGATCTGCCGGGTGCAAATAAAGGAACAAACCCCTCTGGTAGAAAGATAGTTTCTTTTTTAACTTCTACTTTTTCTCCATAAAGAATAAACTCAATGTTCTCAAAATTTAATTCACGATCCAAGCCCCAATCTTTAAGGTCTTCTGTTGTTCCGAACTTCTTTACCAGAAAATCAATGGATCTGCCAGATGAATCACAAACCCAACACTTCCATACGTTTTTGTCAAGGTTGACGGACATTTTCTTTTTGTGGTGATCACAAAAAGGACAAGAGAACAACATCTCATTGTTGCTCTCATAATAATCGCCCAATATCTTTCTTAAGATTTTTTGTTCTTTTGTTGCCATGTATCAAAACCAGCTTTGGCAATCACCCAACTATCTGCCTTATCATAACTGTCTGGGCGTGGATTACCTTTGTTGGTATATTCTACTACAAACTGTGGCTCGTTGTCAAGCACAAATTGAAGTACAACTGGCTTGGCTTTAGTACCTCTTGGTACTTTTATCCCACAAATTCGCCTAGCTGAGACCGCAGCAAGGTACTCTGGTTCTAATTTAAATAAAGTAAAACAAATCCAACTAATCACGCCATTAAAGCGTGAAAGCGTTGAAAGAGTTTGTGCAGATGAAAATCCCGATCTAAACGACTGTAAAGACTGTTCTATGTATATCTCTTGAACCGCGTAGGATTGTCTCAGAGAGATTAATTTCTCCTCAACCACCCCTACTTTGGTAAAAAAGTTTTTGTACTTTCTTGTGTCAATAGAGCCGTATTCTACAAGATTTCCACTGCCATCAAGGACTGTGTATCCTGTGATGCTGGTTGAAATATCTAATCCTAATATCATAAATCTATTTTTAACTTAAAGGTGTAATCTGTGCTATTTGTTTTAGTCACAGGTTTTGCTAATTTAGCAGTTCCTATAAGTATATCATTATCATCATAAATATTAACCTTTGTTATGAAAGTTTGATCCTGATATGATGCAGAATAGTTTGCAAACGAGCTTGAGATTGTATTTTTAACCTCTATATATTCTTTTTCACGATAAACCGTAGAACCCGTTTCTGCAACAGCAATTTCTTGATAAGTTGATCCTGTTGCAAAGTTTCTATCCACATATGTTAAATTATTGCTCCAGTTAAATTCATTTTTATCTGCGTGTGCAAACATTGTAAGAGTTGGAATAGTGTTTGTGCCCTTAAATTTCAATTCATATGATGAAGATACTGGCGCATAGCTTTGGGAAAAAACAGAGTCGGTCGGCTGAATGAAAGATTCATATGCTCCAAAATGTGCCCATTTTGGGTTATCTTTCCAAGCGTCTTGAAGTGTCACTGCGCCGGGTCCTTTTATCGTTGTGGATGTACCTGTAACCGGACATAAATATCCATCTTGCACTGAACTGTCAAGACTATAATTACCTGTTAATAGTAAAATGCCCTCTTCGTATAAAACTGTTCCGACCACCCCATTAGTTCTTGGTCCGAGTGTCTCAATTATTTCACCATTTCTTTTGTTATCTTTAGCTGTTCCAATAAGTGTCCCAGTAACATAAAAATTAAGTTCTAACGAACCGGGCTTAATTCTTTGAGCTTTAAATATTTCTGGAAATGAAAATAGCGCCATGTATTTTTGGCGTGGGGATGCCGCCCCCTCTATACTTGCTGCATTTGGAACTATATCTCCCAATATATAAAATTTCTTAAAATCAAATTTGGGACTACGCACCCTACCATAGTCCATTACATTTTCAATAGCTATGAATTTGTGTACTGTATTCCTACTCGAAACTCCATCAATAATATCAAATCCGTTATAAGGGGCTGAACCATTTCCTATCAATCTCTCTCTGGTGACAAAAGACGTGAACGGGTATGCACCTGTAATTTGTGTGCCTGCGGCGAGTTCCAAATACTCATTAGTCTCTATTGTCCCAGTGACGTTATTGAAAACAAAATCATTTAAATTTTCACCTTTAATAATGAAAGGTTGAATTAAGTCACTCCCTTGAATCCTGTCAACATTAAGCTCGTATAAAGAAATCGAACCACTTTGGACTCTATTGCCATCAGTTTGTCTGTTGTTAATATAAGATTGGTTAAAATAATATTTAAGAGTGTTTTGCGGATATGTTTTTACTGTATTGTAAAATATATCATCTGGTCCAAATTTCTTTTTTGGCATTTTTTCATCTCTTAGTAGTCCAATCTTACACGAATTGTCAAATCATTTGAAGGAGTTTTCTTAATTGGTTCGCTCAACTTAGCTGTTGCGACCAAAGCTCCATCGGCGGCATATAAGCCAACCGCTGTGATATAAGAAATAGGAGAATTCTCTGGATTGTTCTCTTTAACTCTAATTTGACTTGCTGATAAGTATGTGGGGTTAGAACTAAAATTAAATTCACCCGCGCCCGCCCGACAGAAGTACACTGTTGAATTCAACTCTGTTGAGTTGTTAAACTCAATATTATTAATTCTTTTTCTTAGAGCATCAGCAAGCTGTTCAATTGTACCTGATTCAATACTGCCGGTATAGGTCAAATGTTGGGGTGAAGTTGTTGAGGATTTCACCCACTTAATGTGATCCGCGCCGCCTGTTTGGGGTTTGCCAGCAAGATTTATGGTTGCAGATAAGTCAAGAACAGCAACACCAGCTTGATAATAAATTATTCCCAATGCATCGTTGTTCTCAGCCGCCGAGTCTGTTGTAGAAGAACCACTTCTTAAAATACCATATTCGCCTGCTGGTGAGTTAGTATCATTAAAAGAAGATGTCGCGCCATAATCACCAATATGAAAAAGGTGGAGGTGCGGATTATAGTAATCGGTGCCAAGACCAAGCGTAAGTCTAAAAGTTCCTTTTTGGATTTCATCCTTACCAAGAAGTCTTGCAAGATTAATAAAACCGGGAGTTTGAATAACGGTTGCTGTCTCATCATATGAACCAGACACCTTAAAGGGGGTAACCGAAGCAGTCACGTCATAGCCGTATAATACCTGAGCCATTTCATGATATATATTTGCTTTTTCAACGCTCTGGGATGCAACAGTCTGACTATTGATACCATATGTAATATCAAAAATATGGTTTGCAGAAGAACTTAAAAAGGGATAATCGTAGACAGATTGAAACATTCCATGGGAATAATTTTTAATGTTGTCATCATTATAAGTTCCTGAGAGCAAACTTCCAGTAACTGGAATTGTCTCATGTAACAAAGTTTTAAGTGTTGTTATTTCTTCATTTTTAAGTGGTTTTAATGTGCTCATTATTATTTCCTATTAGCTTGTGGCTCTAACAATTCTAACTGGAACATCTATTGTTATTCCGGTTCTACCACCGGATACTCTTACAACAGTGTCAATTACCTTTGCGCTGGTTGAATCTGGGAAAAAGTCTGCTACAGTTGTTCCAATCTGATCAAACAAAAAATCACTTGAAGCGATTGTTGATGGAACCACAAAAGATGTTAGAAGGCTTTTCCCTCTTGGACCCTGTATTGGACTAAACCCAAACTCTGACGACTCGCCTGAAGCAGCCTGTCGTAATGAAGCCTCTAATGTAACATACGTTGCGATGTTGTCAGTGTCCGTAAATGATTTTGGAAATTGTCGCGCTGTAGTTGGGTCAACTGGGACCAATAGTCTGTCGTCAGACTGAATAAAAAATTCTGTTTCACTTAGATCAGGGTCTAAGACATTTTTAAAAGATAGTTGTGTAGTATCAAGCCCTTGGTCAATAACAATTGCCCTATTAGCAGCGCGTTCAACGTTAACTCCATTAATAAATCCATCTGGTAGAAAATTAAAACCGGTTGTTAAAGCTGATGTTGATGCTACATATTTATCAACTGCCAACTGGTTAGAGAGGACTACAAAACTATTAGTTGTTTTGGCGTTAGAAAGACTGGCATAGGGAAACCCCGGAAATTCTGATGAAGAACTCTTCAAGTTTAATCTTGCAACTGGTAAGAACAAAGTTTGATTTCTTCCGCTTAAAGTTAGTAATTTGTACTTCATCGCGGAGGAGCTATTTGTGAAAGCCTCAAATACCGGAGTTTTTAAAATGTTTATATCCTTCTCTGCTGTTGACTTTGTTGTATCATAAAGTTTGTAATTAATTTCATCATCCCCAAAGGCAAAAAAAGAAATTTTGAATGAACCATCGGCTCTTGCTAATCTTTGACGACCAATATCTGTTAGAACCGCGTCTAAAATAATATCGCCACTGTTATCTAAAAAACTTGACATGCTTCTCTCCTAAACATAATAAATAGTTTTAAAATGCAAAATAACTTTATTCAGCATTCGTTTATTCTTCATCCACCCTATAACTAATAAGTACCTTGTCTTTTGTTGTCTGGTCTAAATTAAGAACCCCCGCATTTTCACTTGCTTCTTTAAAGTTCTTTTTATAAATAATATTAAAATCAACTTTTCTGCCAGTTTTTTTAGAAGTTAATCTAATCTTAAACTGCGGTCGTGTCTCCGTGACAGGCGAAAAAACAGTAGGACTCAAATATCCAATTCCATTTTTTTCTGGGTTGGGGGCTTGTTGTAATAACGCTGGTTCAATCCTAAATTTATTTCCAAAATTCAACTCTTTTGTTCTTTTTTCTTTACTTGACAAATCATCATAAAGTTGAATTATTGGGAATATTGTGCCGCCGTCGTCAACTATCTCGACCTCGTATACTTGACTAAAATAAGATTCTAACCCTGTATAAGATTCACTTTTTGAAGCAAAATAATATTTTGTATCTGGCTCTATGTTAACAACTTTTCCATAACCTTCTGAAAAAACATCTATTTTTTTAAATAATTTTAAATCATTTAGATCTTTTGGTGGAGTTTTTGAAAAATATATTTTTATGTTTTTTAATACTTGTTTGAAAAAATACATTTGTTCTTCAATTGGGTTTACAATCCCCTGTTGTTTTTCATAATATTCTTTTGCTTCTTCATAGCCCTCTGTCCAAAGTTTTTTTGGAACATTTTTTGTCACAACACCACCAGAAACAAGATTCTCAAAAATAAAAATTAATTTGTTATTCACACCTGTGATTGGAAACACGTTCATAAAAGTCGGTAATGGCGGCAAATCAACAAAAGAAAACTCTGTATCTACCTTAGATTTACCGACTTTTTTTAAGGAATTTTTTGTGAATCCGCTCTGTTTTGCTTTTAAGCCTATAGATGTGTAGTTCGCAGGCGAATTTGTTACAACAACTTCAGCGCTATATTTATATTCATATGTTTCTTGTTGGATCAACTCTTGCAATTCATATCCGTATTTTGTTCCATACCTTACTTGTGAATCGTATAAAATGAAATTATTTTCCTGTCCCAAATTATCAACTACAAAGTAAGATTGCGAACCATCATTGGAGAAAGTCGCAGCAAGTCTTTTTTTCCGAACAATATTTCCAACACTAAGTTGTCCAAAAAACGGAACAAAGTTTCTTGATAGATCAAGCGTTGAAGTTGTGTTGGCGGATTCAATAATGTTGGACATGAGTTTAATAAGACTTCCATCCAAGAATGTATCTAAATCCTTATCAACAAGGACATCAAAAAAGCTTTTTCCTATGAGCGTCAAATATAAATTTTGTTTGTATAGTTTTACAGTTTTATCAGTTGCGCCTATTATTTGAGATAAAGAAATACCATTATCAGCCTGTTTTGGGATCGCAGTATTGTTCTTGATACTTAATTCATTATAATAAGGTAACGATAGATTAATTCTAAGAATGTTTGATTTCACGTTTTCAATATCAAATATTTGATTTTGGGCGGCGGTCCAAGATAAAACACTTGTTTGGCACCCCAACCCACCTTCAGGCACATCTTTATTTAAAATATTGTCATTGCCTTCCTTATAAAAAAGCCTTAAACCGGTTTCAACTTTATCAGCAAGGGCGTTTTTGCACTTTTTAACCTCTTTTGGTGTGCTAAAAAACTTTTTTTCTGATTCAGGCACATTTTGTAAACTATTATTAAAAAATGGAGAGTTTATATAATTTACCGTGCTAAACCCTTCTATTGAAGAAGGCGGGTTTATTTGCAAATAATTATTTTTATTTTCATAAGTTCTTTTATTAACTTGGTCTTTTATAAGCCCTAATAAGGCTGGGAAACCAAAACCCGGATTCTTTAAATAATCTAATAGTGGTTCTTTAGGATTGCCTGTTGCATAATAATCGCACAGGAAAAAAGCAGCTAATGTCAAAGGTTTTGCTGATTCCGCGTTACCTTTGAAGGTTAAATCGTCTCCAGTCTTTTTTTCAATATTGTAAGAAAAGATCTGTGAACACCAAAGCCAAAAATAATTTTCTATTAATTTTAATTGTTCATCAGTCTGTTTTGGTCCTGATGTATGGCTTATCGCTGTACCGCCTATTGTTTCAATAAATTTTTGTTTTATTCCCTCTTCATCAAGGATGACTGGTTCTAAATCTTTTAAAACTTTTTCTATCGCCAAATTAGTGATAAAATTTATATCTGTATCACCCGAGAGCCGATAATCAAATACCAAGGTGTTATTGTTTAAATTAAAATTTGGTGCCCAAACATAGTTTTTCATAAAGGCGATTGGGTCCTCAAGATATTTATTTATGTCAAAAAAGTTTCTTAAATTTGTTATGTTGTAATCTTTATAATTGGTAATTGTAAATTTTGGTGAATAAAATTTTTCCTCTTTAACTTCCGGTGGGGACGCCTCAGAGGCAAATTTGTCAACCTCTGTTAGATCTATAGTTTCAAAATCTATCTTTAATTCATCTTCTTTTTCGGTTGAAAGGCTTTCATCTGTTGGATTTTCGGAGCCGTAAAGAACATTTTCAACATTTTCTATTTCTATTGTCATTATTAAATACCACTTCCTACAATGTAAAAGTATGAATCGTAAAACTCTTCATAATTATCAAGTCGCGCCAATATTCTCTGCCCCGGCTCTATAAGATCTAAAACTTCTTGTGTTAATTTTTTAAAATTTAATGCAGAAACTGTTTCTCCAATGTTGTCTAAATAAGACACCTCAACGTCTTGTTCCTTCGTTGTTACAAGCTCTAAAATGCTTTGAGGAATTTGAAATCCGATTTTTTCATCCCTTTTTTGATCTGAGTCTCCACAATTAACTTTATTAGTTAAACCACCCTGATTAATTTCATCCTCCTTGGTGGATACAACTGAAAAGACTGGTATGGCTTTTAAATTGTTAATTTTTTTAAACGATTGTGCAAGAGCGCTTACATACTTTTTATTGCCATCTTCAACATCAGCGGATAAAATACTTTTAAAAAATGTTTGGTTGGTTAAGTTAAAAAACTTGTTGTTTTTGTCGCTTTTTATTTTTATTTTTTTCTCAAAATTTTGCTCAAAATAATTTGGAAAATAATTTGACGAATAAAAAGAAGGCTTTGTGTATTGTGAGGATATATGTTGATTTGCCACGACTCTTTCTGTTGCGGAGTCAAGTTTCTCTGAAATTAAAGATGTAATTCCACCAACTAAAAACTCAAAGTCAGCATCAGAAATTATTTCATAATTGTCAAATAAGCTCTTATATTCACTTGGTATTTGTTCGCCAAAAAATTGTGAAATAATATTAACGACCTCTTGTCTGTTTTTTTCTTGTTCGGCTCCCAGCATTTGTGTTAGAAGCTTTTCTGCAATGCCAATTGTTATGTCATTAAAATATAATATAATTTTAAGCTCATAATTTGCAAATGGATTTAATGTCGGTGTAAAAAAATTGTAAAACTTATATTGATCAGTATTTTGTACTTTAAGTTGTTCAACGCTTTGACTATCAACAATTGCAAGAATATCCTCAAATTCGTATCCAAAATTTGCTGAATCATAAGTTGAAATTTGCACTTTTGTAGATATTAAAAATTGAGTAAATTGTTGTTCATCTTCTATTTGAATTAAATTCGGAAATTTTGTTCTTTCATTAATAAATTTTTGTGCGTCTAAGACATAAAATCCATCAAGATTGTTTTGATTTGAAAACGAGTAAAGAATATCTGAAGTGTAAGAATTTTCTTTTATAAAATCTGATATAGTCGTTGAATCGCTTTGTTTAAAAACTTGTAGATCTTTTTGCGATACTGATGTGTTTTCTGTTTTATCAATTATGTCTTGCCTGTTTACCGAAAACAGAAAAACTTGTCCTGTTTCTATCCCATTGCCAGTTAAAGAAATTAGTATTTTAAAATTTTGACCCGGCGTTTCTTTCAAATCAACCCTGATGGATCGTATCAACTCTTCAGCCTTAAAAATTATTTCATTTTTATCAAGAGAAAAAAGTTTTTTCCTTGCCGACTTGTTCAGGATGGACGGAAAGCCAGACTTTTGTAAAGAGATCAAATCATTTTCAGAAAGAGACATAATTTTTACAGTGTCAAAAAACTCATTAATGTTTGTTATGTTTAAGTCCAAATATAATTTGCCATCTACTTTATAAATATTTGAAGCACTAACGGATGTATCCGCTTCCTCCAATGGAAAAACTTGAATACCAGTTAGATTATTTTTTGCTTCAAAATATTTTGTATTATTAACAATCATATTCTACTTCCCTACACATCAACACATTCATCGTCTACTTTTTCAATTTCCACTTCCTCGTCTACAAAAGTGAATCCCTCTCTTGCCGCTTCCACTTCCTCATCAGTTGAAATGTTAAAATACCACCCAACAGAAGTTGGATTTAAATTTTCCTCTTCAAAGTAAAGCTGATCTAAGCTGGCTGTTTGAAAATTGTCTGTGTATCGGTATTTAAACACTTCTAATGTAAAATCCTCTTTACCACTTAAAACATTTTTTTCTTCGACTGATATTGTAAAATCATTAAACGCTTTATTAAATAAAATAAACGTGTTGTCCCCAGACTTTCTGAAAAGATCTTTAAAATCTATATTTAAATTTTCTTGAACATCAGAATAGTAAACTGATTCTGTATCATTTTTATCAAACGAAAATTGATTGTAGTCATAACTACAACTTAAAGATAACTGTGGAATTTTTTCGAAAGATGGTCCAATAGTCCCACCGTGAATGTCGGATGAAGTGAAAGATATTTCTGTTGAGCCTGTGAAAAGAGTTCCGTCGTCAGCAAGTACTTCCCACGCAGGTTTATAGTTTGAATATGGAGTAAAAGTCCCCAAACCCTCTATTTGTTTATTTTCTTTTTTAAAGGTGGGAAGGACTGTTATTCCAACCCCTTTTAAAAACTCATCAAGGAATAATGATAAAGCTTCCTCTTGTAAAACTTGATAGTTTTTTACGCCCTGCTTGGCTGTCGGGGATCTAAGAGTTAATTTATCTTTTATTCTTGTTTTTATTTCGTTCTGTTCTTCCACAGAGCCAGACCTTATATATTGCAAGTCATAAACAACGTCGTCATCCATAAATTCGTAGTGAGTTGGCTTAAACCTACCTTGAGATAAAAGCTGACGACCCAATCGTGTTAATTGAACTTCTATTACTTCCTCTTTTTTGTTAAAAAACGTCATAATTTTTCTCTATATAATTAGTTGTCCTAACATTTCCCTTGAAGTTCCTGCAATCGCCTCAAAGCTTCTGGATCCATAGCATCTCCAACCTCGTTCTGAATTTCTGATAAGATTTGCAGTTCCGCAAGTTCCTCGTCTGTGCATAACTCTGGGTCACCTGCCTCAACGGATTCGGGGTCTGGACTGTCTGCGTCTATAGCGCCAAAGTCCACTGCTTCAAAACTGGCAACTGCCGCTGTTGCAAAAGTTGTTGCTGGTGTAGAAACCACTGCCGCAGTTCTTTCTGGCTCAGGAGAAGTAAATTCTGGCTCCCGCTCTGGCTCTCTTTCTGGCTCAGGCTCTGGTGAGGTAAATGGTATGAAAGTTTCTGGTAGTGGAACAAATTCAAAGCTCTCTGGCTGTTCTGTCACAGGCTCTGGTCTTGGGCATTTTCTTAATAATTCTTGCAGTCTGTTGGATTCTCTTGGAGTTAGCGTACCCCCAATAGGACCACCCAATGCGCTCTGAGTAGGCTGGCTTTTATTTATGAGAAGCTGCAACTCTCTTGCGTCCTCGTCAGAACAAACACTTGTTTCTACTTGGCTTGTTGGTTGTAGTTGCGTATTTACTTCTATGGGCTGTCCCAAATTAAGTGCTTTAGCCAGTGCGTCTTCTGGTTTGATATATCCTCCACCAGCAATCTGTTTAATTCTATTTGGATTATCGTTCCGCACTTCAAATTCTACGTCCATCTTTCCAAGCTCAACTAAGCTAAATTGATCGTATGGATAGTTGTAAGAAAAGCGGGATGCACCTGATGTTTTATAGGCGCGGACCCCTGTTTTATTTTCAAGCATCTTGTAATAATCGTAGTTTGCCCTCTTTTTGACTTTAAACATTTTCCAGCGTATGTCGTTTGGAATTGAATTTAGACCATTATATCTAAAAATTGTTGGTGATAATAATTCTCCATCAACAATCGGGTGTTCTAAGACTACTTTTTGTTTTTGTGCTTTGGTAGCTATTTCTGGCATCACTCCTTGCCAGATATTTGCCAAGTCTTGTTTAGTTAAATCACTTGAGAATTCAAAGAAATACATGGCAAAGGGCGGATAAGCTGGTTCAAATGATTGCTTTGTTCTAAGAATTTGTCTTGCTTCGTCTCTCGTATGAACAAAATCATAGACGGGAGGCAAAACATACTTATCCATTTTCGTGATCATGTTAGAAATTGAATCTTCTGTTACTTGGTTATTTCTTACTAAACTATATCTATTTTCAAAAATGTTTATTGGCAATTCAAAAAATTTCTCTTCGCCAGTTTTACAGTCAACAAAGAAGGGGACCGCACAAACTGCTTCTTCAATCACTTGTCGCGGCTTAATTTTTCCAAACGCTTTAGCCGTTGGTTCAAACCCAACCGCCTGTATTAACGAACCTGTTAGAGCAGGATTGGTGGTCGTAGTTTCATCCAAACTTATATGAACACGCTTTCTATCAACTGCTGATGCAAGTTCGCCATATTGATGCCACATACCTTGTGTTGCTTCGCCGGGACCAAAAGTTGTAGCGGTGACGTTTACAAAATTTAAAACTGGGCATTCCCATTTAGATCTAATTGTCCATCTATCCTCTTCTCCTAATTCAAACATGTCAATACTTGCAGTTATTTTCATAAAGTCTGCGCCAGCCACAGCCTCTGATAAATAAGAGGTGTGCTCTATTGTTGAATTGGCGACAATATCTGCCAAACTAAATGTTGTCTGCCCTCTTCTGTTTGTTGTGGATAGAAGGTTGGTTGGGTCAAACACTAAAGTTGCTTTTGTAAAACCGCCGCGTGTTACGCCAACGTTTTGTATATTTTTTACAGGACTTGCAGTTGCCTGTGTATAAGAGCCCGGTGGTGCGTGATGATTATATGGGAACGGTCCAAACGCTGCTGGGTTACCATATTGTATAAACTCGGATGGGCTTACTATTGTAATATCCATTGCAAATTTTTTGACTTCTGAGCCAACGCTAAGTGGACCTTCAAACTGCCATTGTTCTTCAGGTGAAGATTTAAAATTTGTTAAATCATCCAAGAAAAACTCTGGTACCTCAGCAAAAAAGTTGTGTGCCATCAATTCATATATGCCGTCACTTCTATTGACAGAACCACTACTATCAATTTGTGTCGATCCGCTGTTAACTATGTGCTCAATCCTACTAACATATTCGCTTGGAGTAATGATCGCTTCAAATGGGGCAATTGAATTATAGGCTTCTGTCATGCTGGCTGACGGATTTTGTGCTGTAGCGGATTTGTATGGGAACTCGACTGCAAAACCAGCTTTAATTGAATTTAATCCAATCCCCGGTGCCCAGAACGGCATTAATGTAGTCTCTTGCGAAGCATTGCTCCCCAAAGGAACTGGATCTCCTGAGAAGGCTCCCGGCAAAGCATATTCTGAATTTGCATGAGAGGATGAAAACTGTTGGGCTAATTGAATAACCCTTTGTTGCGGATAAAATCCTGTCTTTGGAAGTAATTTTTTAGTTGTATCAAATGTCAGTCTAATTGCAGTTGGTTCGCCATAAAAATCTTTTAATTGTTCAAGGTAAGTTATTTTTTCAGTTTTTCCATAACGCTCAGAAAAAGAATTGCCAGATAGAGTATCGCTTCCAGTTAAAGAAAAACCATATACCTCTTCTTTAAGAAAGTCACCATCATTTTCACTAATGATCGTGTGAATAAAGTCTGAGATGGCAAATTCTGGAATTATTGTCTGATCCTGTCCGATTAGTCTTGTATCTTCTGCAAATTTGTCATAACTTGTGTAAAAAGCTCCAGTCCCTGCTTGAGCTTGAACTAAATTGTTTGGACGACCCGACCCAGTTGACTCAAACATGTATCTTGCATTTGCCTCTCCATGGCGTTGTGGATCGCCATTTGAGCCAGTATTTCTCATCAATTCGCCTGATTTCTCTTCTTGAAAAGAACCAGATATACTAACGTCCATGGACCACTGACTGCCATTTATTGTGTAGCCCTGTGAGTTAACAAATGTGCTTGCAGTTCGAACCTCTAAATCATCGCTTATCCAGAAAGATACATAGTCTAAACGCTCTCTTGTAGATTCCTTGTAAACATTTTCATCTTTCGGGTAAACAGTTTCTTTATAATTTATAATATTAAACTTTTGGCTAAACTTATAGAAATCTGTGTTATAGATGTTGACTGCCGGTGTGTCTAATTCCAGACTGTAATCTTTAATCTCATTAGACGGGGCTTCATAAACATTGGCATAATAACAAAGATCATTGCCAAGTTCATATTGAATTGTGCCGGTTCCCTCATCAATAAACTGTTGAACTGGCTTAAATTTAGAAGTGACGGGCGTCTGATTAACAGAGAACTGTGCGCCAAATCTCTCTAATCTCTGTCGGTCATCACTTAGCACATCAATTTGATTTCTATATATGTTTTTTCTCTTGTATTCTCTTCCAACTCTATGTTCGCCACCTCTTATTTGTTTAAATGTTGGGTGTTGGTATGGACCATTATTGCTCAACAATAGACCGTTTAAAACGTAGGGTGCTGTCGCTGCTGAAAATTCCGGCAAATTATAATAATCACCGGGTCCATCAGAAGTAGAGGCGGTTGTAAATAAGTTTTTATCCAAAATGACATCGCCAACAATAACGTAATTTGTCCCATTAAATGCAACAGAAACTGGTATATTGCTACCCACACCATACTCAATATGACCTTCAGCAATGTATCTTATGTTATCTGAGAAAATATATCCATAGATAGGGGAATAATCACTTGACGAAATATCGGGATTGAAATCGCTCGTATTTTGATGGAAAGCTGGGTTTACATTCGTCCCGGTTAACAGACCTGATGTGGAATGCAATGTAGCGTTATTTGGGTATCCTGTTTTTCTTGCAATCCACGAACTTGCCACCCAACGATATTGCACGTCTGTTCTTGGTATGCCATGACCAACATAAGAATTATCAAAAATAGGCTGAGGTGTATCTAAGGTATCTGATAACCTATACACTCCGTTTCTTTGAGTCTTGTAGAAAGCTCCTGATGGCTGTAATAGAACAGAATCATAGCCTCCACTTAAAGTGTGGCGTGTTAACAACTCATTGTTGTCTAAGCGAACAATAAGATTCCTATAATTTAGATTGTTGTATGCCGAATATTCTGCTGCCTCCACATCAAGATATGCTAAAGAATTTACTTCTGGTCCACCGGGGGCGCTAAACCTATTAACAATAACAAACTTATTGCTACCTGTGTGTTCTCTATCTAAGATTCTAAAGTCTTTAAAGAAAAATAATCCATCTTCATCATAGCTTAAACTACTTGAAGCATTAACCGAGCCAGTAAAACCATTAGATTTAACGTAGTATCTATTATTTTCTCGACGCCCACTTGTCTGAATTATTTCATAATCTTTAAAATAATTTGACCCGCTAATATTTTTAATGTTTACAGGTCTTTTAGCTGCTGTTTCTCTTAGCCAAAAACCAAGGGGTCTATCACTCAAATATTCAGGCTCTGGATTGGATGAAGCGCTGACCATACGAGGGTTGTTAAGATGTATGGTTGTTGGGGTGCTCTCAACTATGTTTAGCTGGTATCCCTCCTTTCTGATGCGCGGATCAGTTTCTAATAAATTGCCATGGCGATACATATAACCGCCAACATTTTCCTCTGTAAATGGACCTTGAAGATTACTGCCCTCGACCCCATTAAAGTCTCTATGTTTTGTCTCAATTTTTATTTCTAAGTTCCTATCAAACAAATATTGTTGATAAGCAGATGTAACTTTAGACGCGCTTAAAACATCAAACGGCAAGTATTTTTGTCCAGACAACACTCTTTCGTTTGTTTGGTCTATAATACTTAAAGGAGTTATCCTATTGTCATCATATGTTTTATCTGGTGCTTCTTCATAATCATAATATGGTTTCCCATGAACATTTGTGACAGTGGATCTCACATGCATAGAAATTCCATCTTGTCCAACTGTTCCACTTGACACCCTAAATGAATTTGGAAAATAATTTTTTCTATTTTCACCAGCGAAGCCAACATTCGTTCCAATCGCTCTTGTAGCATCGGCTCTAAAAACATATGGTGTTTGACGGGATCCAGTAACTACTTGGAATTGATTTATTCTTGTTTGTGCTCTATTAACATCAACACTATCAACACCACTCGCTAAAAACTCGCCGGGACCTCTTTCAACTCTGGTGTTGTACCAAAAAGTTGCATCGCCTTGCCTCATGGTTGAGACTTCATTTGGCGCTCTAATTTCTTGAGTTATATAAGGTAATTCAGAGGCTTTTGGCTTCGGTCTAAGACTTGTTCTTTCTCGACGGCGTTTTGCCTTTCTAATTTCCTCTGGTAATTTCTTAGAAATGTTTATATTATTACCAGCCGGAATGGTTAAATCGAGGTCGGGTGATGCGGGGATTGTTAAACTGGGATCATTACAATTTTCTCCCTTGCAGGGATTGTCCTCTGGGGGCTTTATAAAGTCTTCTTTTTTATATTCTTTAAGGGAAATATATTTATGAATATATTTGCTTCTTTCCAATATATGGCTTTCAACTATATTTCTAACTTTGTCAGAAGTTTTTGAAGACGCCGGAATTAAGTTTGATATCACGCTTTCTAAAGCGCCATCAAGCCACTTATATAAATTAACAAATTTATCTAAATCAGGATCATTTTTAATATTTTCAAAAAATAATTCTCTTAGTTTTTCCAAGTTTTTGTAATTTGGTCTGTACATGTTGACCGGGTTGCCAATCAAACTATTGAAATCACTAATTGACGCAAAGAAGCCCAACATTTCTCTTGAGATTGTATCGTACAAGCTTGTTTCAACTGCAAAATAATATTTGCTTGGGCGGCTCTCTCTTGTAAACAAAGAATCATCACCTTCCCTGATTTCAACTAAATCTGAACTGTATAAATTCTCTGGCAACTGTTGTTTTGCAGCATCGACAAATAAGAAGTCTACGACTTTAGTTGAATTAGGGGCAACACCTGCACCTTGACCACTATAGTTCGGACCAACAAATTTAGAGTAATTGCCCGCGCCATATCTATCATCTACTGTTATGCTTGAACCAGATGTTATATCCTGCACTAAAAATTTACCAGTTGTGCCAGAACCAGTAATATTTTCATAATTCCAGTGCAGACCCAAGGTTTGTATTCTTGGAATATAGTTTATTTTTTCATCACCTTCAAATATAAAAGAATTGCGCTGAGGTGTTAAACGACCAAAGCCGCTTACATCTCTCGCATGGTTACTTAATTCATTGTTTGTCAGGTAATCAAACCACACTCTTGATGAAACAAGCCTTGTGTTCGATTTGTAATTTAATGATCCTGTTATGTTTTCTCTATCAGCGCCAACATACATTCTCTTATTAGAGCCTGTTAAAAATTGACCTATCCCGTCACTTATATTCACCTCTGATGAGACAGTAAATTCATTAAGCTTATAACCAGCAACATAATTTACACCATAGAACTCTAAATTTAATATATCGGATTGAATAACCTCTTTTGCATACGGATAACCTTTTGGTTTAGTTCTAACTGCAAACGTCCAGTTTGTGTTATCATACACATCCTCATAGAAAGATGATGTTAAAGAACCAATAGACCCAATGTTAGTTTCTAATACAAATTGAGTTTTGTTAATACTGTTGGTATCGGCGTAGACTTTAAAATACACATCTCCGACCGGAATTGTCGTCTGAGTTGTGTCAGCACTTGCGCTGTGGACTCCAAACAAAGAAGCCCTTTCTAACTTGTCCAAGTAGCCATTTGGAAAATTTACAAATTTTGGAAATTGAAATTGATTTTCAAAGGTTAATGGAATATACGCATTTACTGACGATGACAAGTATCCGCTATCGCCTGTCTCGGCAGCACTTTTTGATGGATCCGCAAATTGATAGACTACAACTTCTCTATTTTGACCGTCGTTGTAACCAGATAAATCAACCACATTTCTTTTAACTAATGATGTTTCGTAGTTTTCCCTAATTTCGTACTCTTGATTATCTGCGTACATGTTCAAGCGAACAAGTTCATCATCAACCCCAAAGCATCTAAATAAGTTTCTAAATGATTTTTCAGTTCCTTTTGATTTATTAATGTAATTTAAGTTGTTAAAGATATTTTGAAAAATTAAATTTTTTAAATTAAAAATCTTATCTTCGTATAAACGTTTTTCATCTTTAAAATATATTTCCTCAATAACGCCGGGGTCAATAAATACATCTGGAATATCAAATCCATAAGAAATTAAGTTTCTTTTTGAAAATGGATTGGGTTTAGCATTTGAGCCGCTAACATAAGAACCATCTTGTAGTTGTGAAATCGCCGTAATCTGTGCGTGAAGCGTGTCTAAGTAAGTAGACATAATCTGCACCATCTTACGAATTAAAAGCCCGTTAGCGGCATCGTCGTCCCTTATCCACTGTGGCATCATATTGTACATATTGCCAAGGTTTTCAGCATCATAATTCGAGCCAGAGGCTTGTTTATCCGCCCTGTATGCTACCACATCTGGGTTCGTGGAATATATAATTGGTGAAGCAACCTCAGTGGCGACTCCAGATTCCGTAATTGCACTACCCGTTGGACGCGATGTGTGACCGTCTGTATTATATCCAACCCAGACAGCATCAGTTAGCCTCCCTGAATAGTCCAGTACGATGCTATCAACTGATGAATCTCCCGTATTACCTTCATTAAATTTATAATATAGAGATAATTCCAGCGGGCTGTCTTCGTTCACCTTCGCAGTATCAGTATTGCCGCCGCCGCCAACGTCGAAAAAATAATTGATGCCTATCTGTTTAGCATCTCTATTCGTCTTCCAAAGTCTTACCTCGTCAATTTCGCCAAGTAAGCCGCCTTCGCCCAAATATCCAGATAGGGATGAGGCTGCAACAGTCGCGTCTAACGTACCTGTTAGAAGTAAAACGGGGCTTGCTTTAGTTTGATATTTCTTTTCTTGAAAATTACCATCAACATAAATTTCTCCAACATACCCTGCCGAGTTGGTTGAAAAAGTTAGTGCATAATGGTGCCATGTATTGTCTGCTATATTAGATAAGTTAGTTTCAAAATTGTAAGAAAATTCTGTGTTTGTTAACGCCTTGGAAAAGGAAGTTAAAATCTTTGTGGAGGCAGTAACATCCGTGGTGATTTGAAAAAGGTCATTTTCGGTGTTACTAATCGAGAAAATAACCTCATTTTTGGTGTCAGTGGCATCGGGGAATGTGCCTTTTTTTAACCAAAACTCAACTGTTACACCATCCGAGAAGTCCAACTCTACGCTGCCAACTTGATTGGAACCGGTGTTGTAAACTAATTTGTTTGAATAATTATCAGTTAGAATATAGTGACCGTTTCCCTCTGAGCCGCCGAAAGTGAATGTTGTACTACCAACTGTGAACGGCGTCGAAAGAGACCCATCATATATGGAATCTGTAAAATCAGCATAACCAGTTGTTCTTGGATAATTTTTATCAAATTCGTGTTTTTGGATTGCAGGCAAACCATTACGATATTTCAATCTCTCTGCAAGTGATCCATCATATGGATAAGATTGAACAATACTGTCTACTAAATCAACATAATAATCTTCTGCCAAGCCATATTTTACAAAGTTGGATGGATCTTGAAAATCTAATTCTGGTATAAAATTTAATTTGTCTTCTGTATATTCTTTAATATAGTTGATAGACTCAACATTTTGCCCAGCGTCATTAATTGTTGATTTTTCTTGACCGCGTATTTTTGCTTCTTGCGACTTTTGCTTATTGAAAAAACTTTTTGTACCCATATCTTTATAATTATTTTGCTATTAAATTTTCATTAACCCGGTAGGTCGTTTTCATCTATTACTCTAAATTTAAATTTGTCCTTGAGTTCATAGTAATTACCTGCATCATTAATTAAAAAGCATATCTGGTATGAAAAATCTGGTTCAAATATACTCATATCTAAATCAAAATAATTGCCAGCAGAGTCGTAAGAAAGCTGAGTATATGACCCCTCTCCTGAACCTGTTCCATAATTAATTACAATCTCTTCATCGACACGTCTTTGTACCTTATAATACATTTTCTCAATTATTGTTGGCTCAACCACTGTTGAAGCGACGGTATAAACTGTTGCTTCAAAATTTTTATTTTGAACAAACACTCTAAAATTAGCGACATCAGTTTTACCATATTCTGCTTGTAAATTTGTTATATTTACCTTATAAGAATTAATTGGATAGGAAGTTTGTGTATCAAAAGTGTTTACAGACACGGCAGAGGCAGTTAAATATTCTGTTGAGCCGCTGTGCCAAACGGGGTATAGTTCTGTTACATTAGAGTTGGCATAAGCAAACGATGCAGAATAAATACCTGTTGAAACTTTACTACCTGTTGCGTGTGTGTCATTGTTCGCAACAACGCCACCCCCCGCTGGGAGTTGTAGTTTATTGCCCGCTGGGGCGGCGCTGGAGCCCGAATAAACACTTATAAATATTTTATTCTCTACTCCAAGACCCGGTATGTCTTGCAGTTGTCCTCTAACATAATTGTACAGATAGAGAGTGTTTAAATTATCTGCTGCGGGCACTCTTGAAGAGCTTAAATAAAAGTTGGAAGCGTCGTCAGTTCTGTTATCGTTCCAACGAGCCTCAATAACCGGTCTCTTTAAAAAGTATTGACTATCTCTCGCAAAGAATTTTTTTGTGTAATATGATCTATTAGCAGCTTCTAAACTGGATGATAGAAATACACCAAAACCAAAGCTGGCAGTATTGTTGTTAAGCCACTCTTCAACCTGATGTGTCACATCCACTTCTAAGTCTTCTAATCCAGTTGCAAAAGTTTGTGAATACACTGTAGTCTGGCTACCTGTGCTAAAACGCCCACCTTCATCAAGCCAATATAAAGCAGTGTTTACAGCATTTGCGACACCATTGCCAGCAAAATCTGTTGTAGAAAAATTAGAGGTTGCTAATCCATTGCCTGTTCCATTATGACCATTACCAGATCGGTCTCTTATTGTTGATGCTGTATCAACATCTATAACTTTGTTGGCATCTGTTTCTATTTGCCACCAAGCGACCAACTTTTTTGTAGCATCTGTCGTATACGCTTTCGTTTTCACTAAATTGTTTGGAACGCCCTCATTATAAATTTCAAGGATCTGAGTTGAGCTTAACTCTTTGTTCCAAACAGATATTTCATCTATTTTTCCATCAAAAAAGTTAGAATCTACAGTCATTGCACCAATTTGCACTGGAGCAGTGGTATTTGCCATTGCAACATAACTTGCATCAGTGCCTAAAGTTAAAGTTTGTGACACTCCATTAATATAGAGTTTCATTCCAGAGGTAGCTGCTGAACCGCCGCGACCATCGTATGTTGCTGCAACATGATACCACCTCCCTGTTGCAATTGAACTTGCGGGGGATTGTGCGATCATACGAGGGGTGCTGCCAACAGTCTCATCTTCAAACTCAAGATATAGTTGTCCCGTCGATAACACAAAAAATTGCCATTCGCGCTGACCTGACGCACGCTTAGTAATAATTGGTCTGTGGTCCGAGAGACTATCAATATTGATCCATGCGCTTAGTGAAAAAGGGTTATCATTCGCGCCATCGCCATAAGAAAATGCATTGTTGTCTGCCACTTGAACATATTCATCAGAACCATTCAATTCTAATGAACAATCACTGAAAGATCCTGCTTTGCGAGTTAGCCAAGTTGAGCCTTGACCGCCATTACCAATGCCGGGGTCACTATAATCTTCCATATCCAGACCATCGCCTTCATCCCAAGATTGAGAGATGGCTGCAATCGAAAGAGTGAAATTTGTTGGTGTTGTTGACGTATGTTCGGCATTAAACATACGAAGATAGAAATCAACAGAACCGGATTCTGGGATATTTCCATCATTTCTTGATGCGGAAAGGGTATCAAGGTCAAATTCGATTAAGGCTCTTGATAATTCCCCAGAGGATGTTGTCGCTTGTGCGTATAGACTAAACACTTCTAACACATCTGACTGCCCCATATTTGCAGTTGTACCACGAGTAGTTAAGTTCTCCTTAAAAGCATTAGTAATTGTATTGTCTTTTGTTGCTTTAAACCTTCTAATTGCCATTAGACTACCACTCCAATAATATTTTCATCTGGAAACTTTAATTCCATAACTACGTTTTCTGGGACAATGATGAATCTACCATCATCTGTTGTCGCACCATCAATATCAAAAGAGAATCCGCTATAGTTTGTGCCAAACTTCTGCTTTATTCTTACATCTTGAGTGTCAATGACAGAATCTAAATCATTTAGAATTCTATATATTTCTGAAATATAAAATGGTGCTCCAAACAAAGATTGTACTGCATAAAAACTTTTTAATGCGTTGTTACATTGTTCCAAAACTTCAGTTTGATTGTAGTCTAAAGCTCCCAATACTTTATATTCAATGCTAAAGTTAACAACTTGACCATCTAAAATATCAATTGTGTCGTTAATCATTTTGTATTGACTTAACCAAACTTTTAAATTTTCTTTTGTTGTTGATGGTGTTGTTGTTAAGTTGCCATCCAAGCCTTGTGACAAAACAAACAAATTTAAATTTCTTTTAAACGAGTCTTTGTCCTGCACAATGTTGGTTCTTTTAACAGAGCCAAATTTTGCTGGCATTCTATACACTAAACTTACATAGTCTTGCTGTGTAACTGCTCTATTCTGTGAAGAATAAGCATTAAGGGCTCGGACTCTTATTTCATCTGATACCAAACTATTTGTTGAGCCAAGAATTGGTTCCTCGTTTTCAACATCTAAAGAATTTTGAGCAAAAACTAAGTTTTCATTAGATACAGCGGAACTGTTTGGAAATGACAATATCGCGTCAACAATCGTATTTACTGAATTGACTGGGATGTTGACGGTGCTTTGATCATTTTTTCTATACGTTACCACCAAGTCTCCAGAAGGTGGCACAACGCCAAACTTGTCATTTTTTAATAAAACCGATGGGTCAAAACTATCATCAGAATAATAATCACGCGCATATCTTTGCAACGCTACAGAGGAAGGGTCAGGATATTCATCGCTTTTTAAACTATTTTCCGATCCAAAGCCAAACTGAATTGATACAGTCCCATCCTCTTCAACTTCTGTAATAAATCTTCTTGAAGCCAACTTTTCCCTTAAAACATATGGTGCGTCATCCTCTCCATCCTTGTTTGGATTTCTTATTGGTTGCAAGGTTACGTTGTGGGATAAATAAGGGACTTCAAAATACTCATTACCCTCAGAATCAACAATTGAAATTATCTCTGTAATATTTTCATCTGATAAAGAAATTTTTAGAAATTTCTGGTATTCTCCAACCGTCAGAATTTCTGTGTTTATAAAACCAGATATGACATCGCCATATGCCTTAAAAGCAAAAGATGTTGGATCACCATTTGCATCAGTCTGTGCAACAACAACCTCTGCATCAGATTTATTAAAATCAACATCAGAGGTTAAGATGAGGGAAGTCCCATTGTTGCTTGATAAAGTTGTACCTTCTTTTAATATTGGTATTAAATCTGTATTTGGTGTTTTATTTGTATTTGCTGGCACTTGTACATAAAATGCCGCTTTCCCATTAGCAGAAAAAGCCATGGGGTTTTTGTATCCAAATTGTTTGGCAATTTTTAATAAATTTTTAGTTTCAATCGCACTGTCAACAAATGACTCGTTTGTTTGATAGTCTATGTAAAAAGATAACATGTCACCAACATAAGCAACAGTGTCCAACATTAATGAGCCAAACGATGAGGCATTAAAATCTTTAAAAGTATCAGGGTAGTATGTCTTCGCATAATTTACTAAAGAATCTTTAATAGTGTCAAATTCTTTACTGGAATATTTTACTGGTTTTGTTTTCTTATCCGCCATATTAAATGAACCCCTTTACATCCAAATTTAATGTATCACTCACTGATAAAGTAGGTATAATATATTCAACTCTCAAATTTGCCGTATTTTCCTCTATTTTTGTAGTCACATCTAATATTTGCACAAATGGCAAATATTTGCCCACTTGTGTAAATAGTCTTTCTTTCAAGTCTTCTAAAATATCATCTGTTGCATTTTCAAATAAAAGAGCATAAAACCCAACACCAAAATCAGGATCCATGACTCTCTCACCGGGATTAGTAAAAATTAAATTTTTTAAGTTCTGTTTTGTATTCTCTGTTAAATCTTGCGTTAAAAGATATGGACCATCACTTTTTGTGTACGCCAAAGGTAATTTTGCGGAAATGCCTGTTGTCATTTATGAAACCTCTATAGAATCTACTAAAGTAATTAGATTTTGATCAATAATATCGTCCATTTTGTTAGCCTCGGAAATAAAATTGTCAAGTAGTTCTGTTTTAGAGCCATTTAAAATTGTTCCCTGTGTCGCTGCGTCATAAGAGCTTTGATTGTCTACAGTAGCTGTTACGACTCCATTTGTAGAGTTGGTTTTAGAAGCAAAATAATCTTTCACGATTTGACTATTAAACAGACCGTCTAAAACTTGTTGTGAATATGGGGCAATAATTTCTTGGTCTACAAGATAGTCGTATGCATTTCTCCATGACGAAATATCGACAATTGGACTCTCAAGCTTTGCCAGTATGACTGGTACTGTAGAACCTTGAACTTCCTCAGTTGGCAAGCTTATTTCATACTCTGCCAATGGGAAAGTTTCATATTGTTCTACTTTAAAAAATTCGCTCGCAGCGTGAGTTGCATCTTTATTAGAAAAAAGTGTGGATCCAAATGTTTGTTCTATTAAATTGTATACAAAAGTTTTATTGTTATAAGCACTTTTAATGTTATCTTTAGAATATTTTTCTATATCGCTGTTTAGAGCTTCTCTATTTACTCCAGATTTATGAGAGTCTACATCGGAGGCTTCCTGCGTGGCATATGTCTTGTTTGTATCGCCAAATTTAATTTTATTAGGTGTAAAATTATCTAACGATGGGGCGCGAACAACAAGTCTGGCTCCAAATTTCAAATCAAGATTGTCCAAAATGTCTGTTTTGCTTAGTGTTTTAATGGAAGATTGTAGAGTATATCCAGTATATATTATTTTTAAAAACAATAACAGTAATGTCGCTTCCCTAAAAGAATAATAATTATGATTTTTTAATCCTTTTCTTTCATAATATGTCAACTCAGTTTGGTCAGGGATTGAAAACCCTTCAAATTTTGAAAGTAAATCATAATTAAATTTAAAATAATATTCAACATAAGCGCCAGAATCAAGAAGCTCGGAGTGATTTGCATTTTTAGTTGTTTCTAAAAGAAATTTTTGTAAATCATTTGTTGATGAGGTGCCTATAACTCCTTTAACGACACCATCATCAATCAATTTAATTCTTTTTTCTATGGCTTCTTCGTTAAAAATTCTATTTTGAAATAAGATGGTCCTATCGTTGTAATATGATGATTTCTGTTCAAGTGGTAGATTGTCGAAGCCGCCAATATAAGATTGATCATTCGTCAAAGTACCAAATCTAAGAAAATCAGTTATAGCCGGTGTGATATTATAAGAGATGGCGTCTGGGACAAAAGACTTTGCAATTTGTTTTTTAGTTTCAGCTAATGTGTTTTGTTGCTTATCTGATGGTTTTGATACAGATAAGATTGATAAATGCTTATAAAGTTCGTTAGCAAAAATTTCTTTAAGAGCAAGGCTTGCATTTTGTTGTTTAGGCAGATCTTTTTTTAGTGGTTCTATGCCTTTTGGCACTCCAGCCTGTTTTAAATAATAACAGGCAAACCTATAATATTCTTTATTTTTAGAATCTGTTAAAAAACTATTAAACAAAGAAGTGTATGGTTCTTCTGTTTCTATTAAATTAACAAAATATTTTATTGCTTCAGAATTATTACCGTTATCTGTCAAGCTTGCCAAATAATCAGGATTTAAATTAAATTTAAACAAGTTTCTGCGGGCTTGTTTCAAAAAATGGTTCTTAAACCTTTCTTCAAAAAGATTTTGAAAACTCATTATTGTGTATTCTTTAAAATTAAGCATTCTATAACCCAAAGTCCTTTTTTAAATTAGCAAATTTTGCTTCTTCGTTTAACGTTTCTTTGTTGTTAGTATCAATTATACTATCTTTTTGCAATTCAATCAACTGGTCTCTCAATATTTGCTTTGTATATTTTAAATATCCGTTAAATTTAACATCCAAATTTAAATCTTTTGGATTGTAAAAATCTTTTTCAGTGTCTGCAAATTGTTGACCTTCTGCGTTCCACCCATCATAAAAGTTTAAAAAATCAAAATTTTGAGGAATCAACTGGCTCACTAAACTTAGTACTGCAAATGGATAGCTTGCTTCTAAATACCTTTTAACAAAATCACTTAAATTTTGCGCTTGTGATTCCTTTGTCTGTTTTTGTTGTTCTTTATCGCTAATGTAATTAGAGATTAAGAGGCTGTCACCGCCAAATATTAAAGACTCATCTTCTATCCAGTATTTTTGTATTGAATTGTTTATCTTTTTAAAATTGATCGTTTCATCACTAAACAATTCTTGCTGTTTTGTTATTTTTGTCAATACCACAGAATTTCCGTCTATCACTTCGCTCTTGTTATATATCGATAAATTTATGCCCTCTTGTTCAACACCGATGGCAATAAATGAATTTGCTCCGAGATTTAAATTAATTAATTTTGGAATAATTTGTGTTTCTGCATCAACGTATAGTTCGTTAATGTAGCCTTGATAGGATTTATTTAATGTTGGGATTGTTTTATAAGATTCATATGTATTATCAACTATAAAATCGTTTACACCCGCTGCCTCCATTAAAGAACCCAGCGGCAGTGGTGGAAGACCCAATTGTGGGTTAAGAAGAGCGCATAGGTCATTAACACTTGAAAGTATTCCATCTAACTGCTCAGGTTTTATATCACATGGGTCTGGGAGGCATATATCAGCTTTTGAATCATTTAATAATTCAATAAAATTTATAAAACTTCCTAAAGCCTGAAAAAAGGTAAGGATCTCTTGTTCGTTATTTAATTTAACTCCTCTCTGCTGCAACGATAAAGTAGTACTTTGATTTAATATTTTATTTATAATATTGCAGTTGCCCTGACCTAAAAACAGAAATATAAATTCTTCTTGCTGTATAGATGGGTTTTGCTGTGTTTGTTTAATATAGGTACGGATATCATTATTGCTTACACTTTTTGGTGTCAAGCCAATATTTTTTGTATTTTCTATTGCAGCGTTTGTTATGTAGGGGTCAATAGAGATTTTTTTCAAAGGCGGATAGGCATTATAAAAATCCGTATCATCAGGTTCAGCCCATTGGTTCGCCAAGTCTAAAAGAACAGTTGAGACTGTGTTTATTATGGGGGTTGTTACTAAACAAAGACTAACGCACAGAGCTTCAGATTTGATGTTGTCTATTATATCGCTAAAATCGGGGATATTAATATATGGTAATTCTGGTATCAAAGGAATTTCAAAATTAGGCAAACGATTTTCAAATGTTTCAGACTGTTCAAGCCTTGTACCGCAGGGCGTATCAACCTCATTTAATAACAAAGATGAATCTGCCACTTGTTTCGCCAATTTATTCAACCCAATTAAAAGATAATATTGCACTGGCAATACGGACAAAAACTTTCTATATTGATCCTCCATACAGGTTGGAAATCTTGGCTCCCCTGATAAAGCTTTTGTGAGTTCAAACACCGCGCTAATAATGCTTGAAGCAACTTCTTGTTTTGATTTACTATCATCCTTGGCTGCATCTATAGCGTTTTTTGCCGATTGCAGGTAGGGGGCGCAGCCCTCTATCCCCGCGAAAGTCTCCTCAAGTGTTGGAGTCAGGCTTTGCCCTTGTTTAATTTGCTTACATTTACCTGACAACTCCACGTTTGCCAAACGAGCGACTGCATCATCCAAACTTTGAATAAGTTCAAGCCCGGTTGTTCCGTATGCCCAAGCAGATGCTAAGACACCACCAGCAGTTACCTGTGAATTGACTTTTGTTTCAGCCGCTTTTTGTTTTGTATTTGGGTTATCTGCCATTTTAGTTCGTAAAGTTAAATTTGCTGTTAAATCCGCCTTGTGAGATATCGGATGTGTTAATTCTTAAAGCCACCTGATTGTATTTAGCAGTAATATTTCTTAATACATTAAATATGTCCAAAGGAGTTTTTACTGCTCCAATTGCAATCGCCAAGTCGATACTGGGGAGCGTAACAGGACTTAGTGGCGGAATAATTGGGTGAACATGCAGTGCCAGAGCGCTCTCCAGAACTTTTTGAGCCTTCATAACCTTTAAAAGAACCTTGTTAACATCGGAGATTCTTGAAGATACCTCTCTCATTCTTTTTTCTAAAGCATATCCTTTTACTATCGGTTGTAGCCCAAAAACGGATTTTTCATCTTTTAATATTTCCTCATCTGGGTTACCAAAGATAAGACTAACACCAACATAATCAGTATTTGACCTCTCATTTTTAAATTGAGAACCGTAATTTGGCAAAGTTGGATCATAACCTGCAACGATGTTAACACCGCCATTTCTTGCCTTTACCTCCACAACATCAGCATTGATCTCAAAAACTGAAACCGCCGATTGAGGAGATTTAGTTGTTGCTTTTCTATCTGTATTTTTTGGATTAGAAGTATCAACAACTGCGTCTTTCCCCGTATCTGTTCTCTGATAAATTGTCAGCCCAGCGCCATATCTTAAATCTGGTTTTGATAAGTCAATTTTATCACCATCTTTTTGCCCATCATTTAAAAAACCCACTCCTAAAACAATTTTATTTGCAAAATCGCCGCCTGAACCAGTAGCCGTTAGCGTTGTTCCATAGCGAGCGTCTTGCCCAAGATATAAAACTGAATCAGCCTCGCCATCGATGATGATCGCGCCTCTTTTTTTGTTGTCAGAAAAGTCGGGGGTGTGAAGACCTTTAAAGGTCCTATCTCCATCGCCAATATTGTTAGAGGCTTGCTGGGCTGCTTGATTTTTAGGAGTTAAATTGTTTGTCTTTCTTGATTTTACTGATGATACTGCGTTGCCTGCCATTATGCCCCCTGTGGAAAAAACTGTCTTGCAGACTTGTTTTCCTTTTGTACATACTCACTTAATTTAGGATCCATTTCTGGCTTTAGTGAGGGATAACCAATAAATTTTATTGTTTTAAATTCTTGTGGGTCTTCATAATCAACTATGACGATTTCATTACTTTTAGGTAACCTATTGTTTGAAGCCGCAGGATTAACATAAACCTTTAAAAGCGAACCATAATATTGTTCTTTTGTGATGACCTTGTTAAAATAGTCCTCAAAATAATCTGTCAATCCTTCTATTTCTAAATAAACCATGTAAAATGTATTATCTTCTGAATCTAAAATTAAATTTTGCATTTCACGACCTGAGATTTCAGAAGTATCTTGGACCTCTTCCACGAATCTCGCAATGGCGACTAAGGGAAAATTAAAATCATTTTCAGTTGTTTGAACCTCTCTTGATGCTTTATTACCAAGCAATTGGAGCAGATCGTTTGTTTTAATAGTAGCGCCGGGATCTAAATTATAAGGCAATAAATCTAATTGATTATAACGGTTTACTGACATTAATCTTCACCCGATGCCCTTTCGTTCATCTCACCCTGTATTAATTCAAAAAGGTTATCTTTCTCATTGTCTGATAACTCAACGCTCCCGCTTTGCTGTTCAGCTTTTTGAATGAGATGAAGAACTTTAACAAGCTGCTCGTTTGAGCGTTGCAAAGTCTCAACATATTTTGCTGCTACTAAACCAGCCCTTACATTTTCAACTTGATTTTGTTGTATTTCTTGTTGAAGATCTATCAAGAGACTTTCTGTTGTAGTTCTATCAGTTCTAATATTATCAAGAGCTTCTTCAATTAACTTGTTTTTATCCATTAATAACTACCCCATAGATAATTAGGCTAACGGTCAAAATTAATTATTCCAGTCTTTAATGAAGTATTTGTATTCAACTTTTATTTTTCTAAGTGTTGGTGCTAACTGCTTAGTCGTCATGCCTGTCATTTCTCTCAAATAGAGATAAATTGCTTTTTTGTTAAGAATTTCAAGCTTATTCATATTTTCAAGCATGTATTCTATTGAAGAAATCACTTTTCTGTCATTGTCATTTTTTATGATCGTACTATCTTTTTCTAAATTTTTAACAAAAGTGAGCAGCGCTTCCCAGAACTCTCTTTTCTCCCTATCCCGCTCATAGGGGTGGGAGATCATTACAAATTGATTGTGAGGCGATTTTAGAGCATCATCTAAAGCAATCTCGCGGCGTGCAGCCTGAGCATTCTTTTTTACTTTATGAATAAACCAGTTTTTTGTAATAACACTAAAATAAGAGAATGCTTTTGAACCTCTATTTGGATCATATTTGTTTAGAATAGTTGTAAGCCAAACTTTGCAATCATCTTTTAAATAATCAATATTTGGTAGATTATTAAATTTATATGTATAAACAATTTTATCGACAAGTTCACTAAACGCCGGTTGGATCAAAGTTGAATACAATTTTGTCTTTACCGCATTATCATCTGATAACGCATATTGTATTATTGCTTCTTCATGTATTTTTGTAAAATACATGTTTTTTGTTCTCTTTCTTCTTTTTCTCATTCTGAATACCTGTTTTGGAAGTCTACTAAATCTTGTTTTAACTCCCTTGAATGGCTTATTAAGTTTGAGAGATTTTCATCGCCATAAAACATCGGTAATTCATAAATTGCCTCCAAATGCTTATTAAATTCTGCAATTGCTAAGTTGACCTGTTCAAAATTCTCATTGAAATATAACAACTTTTTTAAAAGATATAAATTAAACCAAACCGAAAAAATAAGACCAGAAACAAATAGTATTGTCCCCACTATAGCTAAACTTTCAATCATTATTTATTACCATCTCCTCAGAAGACTGTTCCTTTATTTTTTTGAGGATTGATTTGTTCTCCTCAATATGTTCTACGACATTTTCTTTTGCTGTTTTGTTTGAACCCTGCTTTATTTTTACCACAGTAAAGCTTGAAGGTAGTTTTTTAATATTTTTACTAAAACAGTGGGGACACTCTACAGCATCAACGCCCATTGAATTCCACTGTGACCATTCTCTATCACAGGAAGAGCAACTATAGTTGTATTTAGGCATATCTAATAAACGCCTCTTCAAGTCTCTTCAACATACATCTTGACTCTGTTACTTTAAAAAATTTGTCCCAATCTTCCTTTTCCTCATTGTTAATTGATGCCTTTAAAACTTCATCCTTATCTTTTACATAACGACGAAAATGTCGTAATAGGAAAACAATATCATCTTTATTTAATCTCATTCATTCTCCCATAATCATCAGAAAGTCTTACAACATCGTCTAATTCTGGAGTTGACACCTCAAACAATTCAACACACCCAAATTCAGGTGCTGTAAATCTATGAACTGTTTTTGGAGTTATTCGCCAAGATCTGCCCTCTCCAAGCTTAATTATATTACTTTCGCCGGGGGCGTCCGATAAGTCTAATAGTAAAAGCCCTTTTGATACATATATCGTCTCATCTTTTTTAACATGAAACTGTTTTGAAAGACGGTGACCAGCTTTAATGAAAAGTTTTTTCATTACATACTTATCAGTCTGAACTATTATTTCTTCATGTCCCCAAGGTTTTTCAACTATCTTCGGCGCCATCAAATTCTTCCATTTTAAATGTTGGCGGGTTAGTTACCATCAATTCATCCTGCGAGTCTCCTTGAACTACAAGATTGAATTCTTGTAACACGGGAACAATGTCTGTCTCCTCTAACAATGATTTTTGAAGAGCCATCATTATAGCCCCTAATGCTTGATCCGATAATCTCATCTTATTTCCATCCTTTTTTTGATACTATTTTATTGAAATCATGATTATACATATCTCTTGCCAAAGACGTAAAATCATACTTTGGTTTCCACCCCAAAACTCTTTTTGCCTTAGAACAATTTCCCAGCAAATAAGGAACTTCTTGAGGGCGAAAATACTTTTTATTTATTTTTAAATGTCTTTTTGGGTTACCCAGTTCTGCAACTGACCATACTCTCTCTAAAAACTCTTCTACCGAATGAGTTTCCCCTGTTGAAATAACATAATCATCGGGAATTTCTTGTTGCAACATTAACCACATTGCTTCTACATAATCTTTTGCGTGACCCCAATCTCTTTTTGCTGATAAATTACCCAACTCAATGTTTTTTTGATGACCCAATCTAATATTGGCTGCTGCCAATGTTATTTTTCTTGTTACGAATGTCTCTCCACGTCGCGGAGACTCGTGATTGAATAGAATACCGCTCGATGCGTGCAGCCCATATGAGGCGCGATAATTCCGCACTAAATTATGGGCACAAACTTTTGCACAAGCATATGGTGAAGCAGGCATTAAACGTGAAGACTCATCATATCCCTCTGGTGGGATATCTGGGTTGTCTCCAAACATCTCTGATGAGCTTGCCTGATAAAACCTGCATGATGGGTGTACGTTTCTAATCGCCTCTAAAATCTTGTGAGTCCCCAGTGCAATGCCAGATAATGTATCCTCTGGCACCTCAAAAGACACCCTAACGTGAGATTGTGCTGCCAAATTATAGAATTCGTCTGGTTTGTATTTTAATAGTAATCTATAAGTGGCTGATGAGTCATTTAGATCCCAATATTCCATCTTAAAATTATCATTTTTATAAATATGATCGATTCTTTCAGTACAAATTGTAGAGGTCCTTCTCTTAAGACCTACCACATGATAACCTTTTCTTAATAATAATTCTGCTAAATAAGAACCGTCTTGTCCTGTTATGCCACTAACAAATGCTGTTTTCAATTTATTCCCCTAACATTCGGATAATTCATTATAAACCATTTGCAAGTCTTTTTTAAACCTTCTTTTAATGGTGTGTAGTTTTCTTTGTTCCAACCTAAGTCAAGCAGCCTTTGGTTTGAGCTTGGCTTTCTGTGCTGTCCAGATGGTTGGTCTGTTTGCCACTCTAGCTCACCATCATATCCCAGAATATCACATATCATCTCCACAACTTCTTTGATGGAATATTCATCTGTGTTGCCGATATTAATTGGCTCTGGCTCATTGTAGTTCTCCATAAGAAATAGAAGAATGCGTGCGATATCTTCTGAATAAGTGAACTCACGGAGTGGTGAGCCGTCGCCCCAGCAGAATACAGAAGGTTCTTTATTTATTTTTGCCTCCCAAACTTTGCGGATAAGAGCGGGAATAACATGACTGTTTTCTAAGTCAAAGTTATCGTTCTCACCATAGAGGTTGTTTGGGATGGCTGTGATAAAGTTGCAGCCGTATTGTTGTCTGTATGCTCTGGACATAACGTCAACCATTCTCTTGGCGTAAGCATAGCCAAAGTTGGAGTGATGTGGTGGTCCAAGGTGTAGCTGGTCTTCTGTGAGCGGATAGTTGATATATGGAGCGTCTGGATAAACACAAGTTGATAGGAGAGACAAAACCTTGTTTGCTCCGCGAAGATGTGCGTCGTGAAGTATTTTTTGGTTTATGTTTGAGTTCTCGTAATAGAACTGCGCCATCTCTTCTGTATTTGCCTTAACACCACCAACTTTGGCTGCGAGGTGAATGATACCTTTGCCTCGGGGGTCAAACAGCAGGCTGTGGAACTGTTCTCTATTTGGGTATTCTGCTTCTGGCAAGACTCGCTTGAACGCAGAACCTACCATACCTGTGCCGCCAGTGATAATCATTATTTACTTTTTCCTACCTCTCTCTTTCTTTAATCTTATATAATAATTCAATTATTTGATTCACAGCATTCGGGTCACGGTTGAGTGGTTTATATGTAATTTCAGAAAATTCTCCCGCCTCAATCTGTGATAGTGAGTAGTTTTTTGGTCGTATTCCTAAATGAATCCTCCTATTTTCATACCATTCCCGACCGCCCGTTACATACTCTATTTCATTTTGATTTTCGTATATAGAAATCTTTTCTGATGAATAACATTCATCCAGTCCCCATCCATTCATCATTCTTCCGCGAGCAGCATTGTGCGAAGGGATAAAACCATACCTGCTCATAGAATCAAAATAAGCTTTAGCCTCATCTGCCCACTCTTCTTCTAAGCCATAAAGTTTCTTGAACATCTTTCCTTTGCCAACGTGATGAGATGTTGGAAACATAATGTTTGTTTGAGTATTATAATATCCCAAAGTATTCACTGAATAACCTTTGTAAATATCAGATAGACCTACAACATATTTTTTGGTTTTTTCAAGTTTCTCAAGCATGTCAAAAAAAGTGTAATTTAAAGGTATTTGATCTATTCCGTGGGTTATGCAAACGTCTTCTGGGAATTTTTGTGCTGCCCAAAATGGCAACCATGTAACTTGAGAAAGAGGTAAATTAAGTTGCGGTTCAGCATTTATTATGTTTTCTTTATAAACAAAATTATATTTTTCTTGAGACTCACGAGAGCCTAAAAAAACAAGAAAAGGTTCTATCTCATAAATTTCTTTCCACACCCTTGCAACTGTATTCCAATACCCAGCATACTGCTGATTATCGTCACAGCACAAAATAACTTTATCGATTTTCATTTTTTCTCCACCTTTTGTAAGTTTCAAACTTAGCTAACATCTTTTTTTCTAAATTTTCTTTGCTATTGTTTTAGCGATTACTATTTTAGCATAATCACTATAAAAATTAATATTTTTTGGAAAGCCATTTAAACATCTGCTCATTGTTCGTTCTCCTTAAAAGACATGTTAGATTTCTCTTTAATTTCGTGGGCAGCGCGTTCCGCCACAGGACAGTTGCCAACAATACCCCTCTCAATATAAGCCGGCTGGTGGTACACAACGCGTGGATAATGCCCTTGCTCTGGACCTCTTAATCCTAGTTCTGCTTTGATTCCGGTCATATGAATCTTCATTTGTTCCAAAGCCATCAGGCATAATGGTTCAGCAAGTCTAAAATTAAAGCCCACGTATTTGTGATTATATTTACCCACTTGACCTTGATCACATATGGACCTTATTTTTTTGCCATCAAGTCTTGATCCTTTAGGGATACAAATCATTCCCCCCTCAAAGGTGGAGATGTTTTTTGTTTTATAAAAAGAAAATGTTCCAGCGTCGGATAACATACCTGCCATTTTTCCAGAGGAATGTTCTGCTCCGAAAGCCTGCGCAGTGTCCTCTATAACTATCAAATTGTGCTTTTTTGCTATGGTACTAATTTTTTTCATATCACATATTCTACCATAGAGGTGTACCGGAATTATCGCTTTTGTTTTTGACGTTATTGCCTGTTCTATTTTGTTGGGGTCTAACAGCAATGTTTTGGGACATATATCCACAAATACTGGTGTGGCGCCGGCAATAATTATTGCGTTAGTCGTAGCAATAAAGGTAAATGGGGTGGTGATTATCTCATCACCCGGTTTGAGATCCATGGACCACAAAGACGCTATGAGGGCAGACGTTCCATTGTTGACTGCTATACACTCTTCCACGTCAAATGTCTTCTTTACATACTGTTCAAAAATGTCTCTTACAATTGCTGGCATCATTTTTCCCTGTGATATTTGGCAGGATTTCCAAAAACAACTACGTTAGGTGGCACATCCTTTGTAACCACAGAGCCGGCTCCAACTAAGCAATTTTCCCCAATAACATTGCCACATATTATGGTAGAGCTTGCTCCAATGCTAGCACCTTTTTTAAACAACGTTTTTCTAAAGCGCTCTTTCCAACTCCCTGTAGCTGTGGGGCTTATGTCATTTGTTGTTACTACATTAGGTCCGATAAAAACCTCGTCTTCTATTGTTACACCCTCGTATATTATTGAGTTATTTTGTATTTTTACGTTATTTCCAATGACTACATTTTTTCCTATATGAACGCCCTCACCAATTACACAATTTTTTCCTATTTTCGCACCACTCATAATATGTGAGAAAGCCCATATTTTTGTGTTATCTCCGATTTGGACGTCAGGGTCAAGTATTGAAGTCTCATGTAAAAAATATTTTTTTTCTGTTGTGGTCATTAAACAATTATAATATTGGCTGTCTTAAATTTTAAATTTGTATTCCCTGTTGCGATCTTCAATGTTAAAAATCGTAAACAAAGACTCCTATTTCATTTATAGAAATTTCTTCGATAAATAAAAACTATTTTTTATCATGTGAATTAGATAACATAAGAATTGCGTCGTTAAGACACGTTGATTTAATCTCCTCTGAAGAAGACTTAAAAAGTTCTTTTAAGCGATCTCCGGTTCTTGGTTTCATGAAAGACTTTTCACGCTGTGGATAAAACACGTTGGCAATGTCAGACATTGAACGGCTATTTGGCGAATTAACAATATATCTACCGGGCTTGTTGTTCATGGTATAGATTATTAGACCAACTGATTCTTCCAATGAAATAAAATGTCTTTCGCATTCTTCAGCAACTTTTAAAGGCTCGCTGATTGGTGTTTTTTGCCATATTTCAAAAACATTACCAACTGTTTCAACCACATTAAAAAATCTTGCAACACTTCCACCAGAACTTAAAGTCATCTTTTCAGCAATTAATTTTGAAGCACCATACACAACCTCTGGATTATTCCCCTTGCATGTTGATGTTAAGATAAGTTTACAACCCGATGGAGATGCATCAATGAGATTCATAGTTCCTATAGTGTTGATCGACAATGTTTTCCATATTTCTCGTTCGCCCAAAGGGGCGTGTTTTGCACCAGCTATATTTACTATAATAGTTGGTTTAAATTTATTTATTACTGAGAAAGTATTCTGAAAATCAGTTACATCTAGATAAGTGTGGTCACCCACTATATCTGTTGTCATGACAGTTATGTTTTCATAACTATCCAACCTATTAGTTAAAGCCCTTCCAATACTTCCATCAGCGCCTGTAATTAGAATTCTTGCGCCTGCTTCTATATGCAGATTTTCCTTTTTTAGCAAACTATCATAAATTTTTCTGTTTAAAATTTTTTCAACTTTTTCTTTTTTCACTCATCTCTTCCCGTTGCTTAAATAAAAAATAATTTTTTTCTTTTGTAGTCATTAGCTAATTATAACATTAATAATTTTAAAATTTAAATCTCTTAAACTTTTTAACCAACCAACTTATTAACCAGAGATGGTGAGTTGGTTATATCTTTTATTTTTATAGACTCGGGAAAATATTTTCCTATATTATTCATATAATCAAGCCTTGTTTGTTTAACAAAATTATTAAAATTTTTATAGTTAGCTTGAAAACGACCATTAACCATGAGGGTCCCAAAACCCCATGAATTTTTCATAACATTTAGTAAAGATTCTGATGACATTAACAAATCACATTCTTTTTGCGTTGTCTTTGCCTCCTTTAATTCACCTAATATATTAAAGCTAAAAGATTTGTTCAAGTCAGTTAAAAATATTATTGATGGTTTAAAATCATTAACTTTTAATGAAAACAAAGACATGTTATTATTTTTATATATTCTCTGTTTCATTACTTGAAATGACTTTTTAAGTTCCGTGACGCCAACAGTCTTTGTTTTAGTTAAAGACTTTTTATTGATATTGTCAAAACGGCTTCTCCAAAAACTAATGTTTCTATCATTGTGTTCCCACGGATCAGATATTTCCCATTGATCTTCTGGTTTCATTACAATTATTTTTTCTTTTGAAAAATAGTTAATAAAATCGTCAATCTTAATTGAATTATCGTTCAAATAAAAATTCTCTTCATGTGAAAAATATACAAAAGAGGCGAAGGGAATTATATACTTTGGCTTAATTATATTAAATATTCTTTCTAAGTTATTAAAAATAATTTTTTTAGCTCGTTGGGGGGTTTTGTTGTCGCCTCTATTACCCGTCCAATTGGCAAAAGAAAATTGAGCCAGTAATACATCAATATCACCTACTTTATTTTTTATTTCTTGTATTTCAGAGTCTGTTTTAAAACTTATACAATCGTTTAAATTTAATATTGTTTTGTTGCCAGATTTAAAACACACCCATGAATCAAAATCATAATTTAGGTCTCCACACAATTTAAAATTATTATCCATGTATAGATAACCATCATCGGGAATTTCTAAAACATCGTATCCTCTATTTTCAAACCAATTATGTAGTTTTTTATCTTTTGGTCTACTTTGCAAAATTATTTTTTTTTGATTTGAAATTTTATTATCACAAAACAAGCCCGGTCGAAAATGGTCTGGGTGTTCATGAGATATCCAAACATGATCATAATCGTAGTCACATTCCGATAATCGATCCTCTAATAATGACCAACCATTATCAAATATACTTCCCTTAAACCACGGGTCACACATAACTTTTTTACTGTTATTTTCTACAATGAAGCAGGCATGATTAATAAATTTAATTTTCATTTATAATAACTTATCCCCGCCGCGCCGCAGCCAATAATCCCAACACGGTATTTTAACATTTTATAGATCCTCTATTCGTATTCCCTTTATTAACGTTCTAAAACTTATAAAATTAATTGCTGTTATCAAAATATTTTAACGTTAACCCCATATCTTTTATCAAGTCTTGAACTATTTTATAATTTTGCGGGTTTGTAATCGGTCTTACTATATGTGCGTGCCAATAGTCCTTACTTTTTAACCTATCTAAATCATATCTACAACGAAACATTCGATCAATTTTTTTTGATGAAAGATTGTTTAAAACCCACTCGGCATCAATAAAAACAACATCTTTATTTTCATAAACTTTGCTTGATATATATGCCTCGTCCAAACCCCACCACTTTTGATTTTTTAAATTCCAATTAAACCCTTCTCTTGCTTGCAAGTCCATTCTTAAATTCCAGATTTTAATTAACTCTTTTTCAAAGTCATCCTCTATCTCTAAAACTCTTTTGAATGTTTTTCCTTTAGCAATGTTTCTGCCAGATGCAACATGCCCAATATTTCCATAAGGCTTTGCGCCTCGACCAACAACATATTTATCATCTTTAATTTCATCAATTTTTTTCCACAAAATGTCAGAGATTGGTATTACATCAATTCCTGAAGTGCAGCAAACATCATCAGGAAAAAGATTAGACGCTGCCCAAAAAGGTGCCCATGTGACTGACCAATCCATGTTGGGGTCCTGTACTACATTTGGATATTTATTCAAACGATAAACTTCACCAAAGCCTGATTTGACCTCCATGTCTAATTCTTCTTTAGTCCCACAGAATATTAATGTTGGTATAATATCAGTTGTTTTTTCATAAATTTCTGCTACCATATCCCACATGCCAGAATATAGTTTAGAGTTGTTTAAAGACATTATCATTCTTTTTATTTTCATTATTTATACCTATCTTGTTTTAAATCAATAATATACGTTATAATGGTTGCTTTAAATTTTTTCTCCCACACTTATAACAGTTTTGCAATCATACTCCGTAACCAATAGAGTGCCATCAGCCGTTTTAACCAAAAACGTTTTATCTTCAAAAATTTCTACCACTTCTCCAACATTATATTGTCCATACTCAATTTTTGTATCAAAAGGAACCGCTTTCCATATCATGATTTTTCTAACTGGGCTAAACGCGCCGGGATAAGGATGGGTTACCGCCCTCACAAGGTTATATATCTCTACTGTAGAACTGGACCAATTTATTTTGCCATCTTCTGGAGTTCTTTTTGGATAATATGTCGCGTCGTGTTCATTTTGCTTAGTTGTTGCAGCAGTGCCATTTTCAATTAATGGCATGTTTTTTAACAACATTTTTCGCAAACAAATTTGAACTTTCTTATAAATTGTTTGACAAGTGTCCCAGTTATTTATATCAAACTCATAAAAATCGATAATATCTCCAGAATCAACACCTGCATCTATGTAAAACAAGTGAAGTATAAACCGGTCTTTTCCCTCAATCAGAGACCAGTTTATTGGAGAGCGACCTCGACCCTTTGGAAGTGGCTCAGAACTGCCATGAGCGCCGAGACAACCACAGTTAACACTTTTAATAATATCATCTGGTATTAATCTTTGCCACCCAAAAACCATTAGGATGTCAAACTTGTTTTGTTCAAAAAATAGTTTATCTTGTTTGCTTTTTAAATTAAATTTTTCTGGATAATAAATTGGAATATTATATTTCTGCGCGATTGTTGAGAAATCTTTATAACCTGAAACTTTATGTTTGATTGCCTGCTCTGAATCTAAAGTTATGATATAATCAATTTTTAAACCATTTTCTAATAAATGTGCCAACAGGCTGTGCCCCGACTCAATACAATTAACATACCCAATTTTCATTATTAGTAATTCTCCAATGGTGTTGTTTCATACCACCAAACTGGGTGTGTGAGAACGTAAAGTTTATCTTCCCCCTTATTTATCCAGTTAAGCATATCTCCCTCTCTCCAACGACACCCAGAATCAGATATATATTTAGCGTTATCCGTAAGAGATGGACAATAAGCCTCATAACTTAAATTAAAATAATTTAAGTTATCATTAGTAATTTGAAATCCGGTTCTGGCTGGTTCATGTGTTGAAACGCCACATATTTCTATATCAAACAAGTTCATGAAACATTGTATTTGATTTTTTACATATTCATTTCTAGAATTTTCAAAAAATATCATTGAAAAATCAGGTTCTTGATGGAACCCAATTTCATGTCCAAGAGATGCTATTTTTTTTATAATTTTATAATTCTTATAATCTAATGGGTTGTAGTGTGTAGAATGCATCCTTATAAAATAAGATGCGCTTATACCTAAATCACTTTCTATTGTTGCCATTTTTAGAGCATTGTCGAGCGAATAATCTACATCGTGACGTAGAATTATTATTTTTTCGTGCTTTTGTATTAATTCATGTTCTTTGCACATTAAAAATTTATATTTCTTCTCTAATGCCGCCTGTAACGTTCTTTTATAATAGTCATAAGTAAACATGCTCATTCCTATTTTATCTCCTTTTTCTCACACTTGCAAAGTTCTTTCATCCAACCAGCATTGCTATATTCAATTAGCGGCACATCTATCAAAATAGATTTGTTAAAAGTATAAAGGGTCTCCATACAAAATTCATAATCTTCAGCAGGTGCCCACAGATCTTGCCAATCTTTCCAAACAATCTCTTTGAGAACTTCTTTTTTAATAGCAAAACTTCCTGTAAGCGTGCATTTCATAATGTCGCTGCCGTAAGACTTAGATATATCAACACACCCCTTTAAACCGTTTTTTGAGAAATAGCGAGTGTGTAATTCATTTGAACTAAAATACTTAATATCTTTTAAGATAAAGTTTTTACTTTTTTCAATATCGCCCACCCAACGATGATTTAAATGAACAATGTCATAATTTTTAAAAAAATATTTAATTATTTCTACTCTTTGTGGATGTGCCAAGTCATCGGCGTCTCCATAAATAATAACATCTCCTGTAGATTCCATAGAACCTGCTTGTCTATTGGGTCCATGTGTCTTTTTCTCTTTGTGGCTGATTATTTTAAATTTTTTAAACACTTTCCCCTTAGAACACAAAGAAAAATACTTTAAGTATTCTGGGTCTATTTTATAGTTTTTTAATAATGGAGATTGGCTTAGAGAGATAATCACCTCGTCTGGCTCAACTGTGCCGTTCTCGTAAGATTTTAAAACTGAAAATAAATTATTTGCAAAGTGGTTAGGTGTGCAGGGTATAACTAAACTTGTTTTCATCATTATTCTTAGAGCACTACATGGCTATAAAGACCAGTCAACTTATTTTTAATTACTAATTTAAGATCTGGGTATCTTTCTACAAAATTTTTAGGAGTTAAATCTGGTTGAAGGTGTTCTTCCCACTGGTTTCCGCCCTCGGGTCCTTGGACGTAATTATATGGCACCGCTACGAGTAAACAATCACATTTTTTTAAAAGCTTCTTTATTAATTTTTGAGCCTGTTTTACCTCTATATGTTCTAATATATCTCCCATTATTATTAAATCATAATGGTCAAATTCAAAATCTAATATGTTACAATTAAAAACATTTGAATAATACTTTTCATACTGATAGTATTCGATGTGTGGTGTATAAACTTCTACACAATCAATATTTTTTATGTTTAAAAATCTATCTAAAAGTGCTTGATATCCACCCGCGCCGGGTCCAACATCTAAAACTTTTATGTTTGCGACTTTATCTTCTCCATATTTGTGAGTAAAAACACCCTTTATATGAACCAATGATTCATATTTAAAATACTCATAGCTGCAACCTCCTTTGTTTAGGATTCTTCCAAGACTGGGTGCATTAAACTTAAATTTGTGAAAATAATCTTGCACTTCTTGTTTATTAAATTCTTTCATGTTTTTTCTCTATACAGGCGTTTACAAAAGATCTCTATGGTGCTCTGGTTTGTTATTTTCATTAAAGATTTCTCCGATAAACCCTTCCTTCTTGTTCTTTCTTATTATAGGATAATTTTTTGATTTTGTTAAATATTTATTTCCATTATTATCTACCGAAGACCGTGTATAACTATCATGACTCACGCTGCTATTGTAAAAGTTTTCATACAAACTTTTCAGAAAAATCATATCATCCATCTTTTTAAATGAATAGTTTGGACTAATAAACCTTTTGTAGTCCTTTATAAAATTATAATTGCCGTTGACTTTATTAAATCCAAACATCCCACCCATAACAACATAATTGTGGTGTGGGTGGTCTCTCATGGTGTGCAAAGATTTTGAAGAAGCCAGCCATTCATCAACAGCGGCTTTCTCTCTTATTGACGGTCGTGAATCAGCGTCTCTAACACAAAAAATATCCACAGTAGTGTCTGTGAACGGCATAAACCTCCAAAACATTCCCGGCATGTTTATATTTGTCATATCTACAACTTCAATCCCTTCAAGTTTTTTAAAGTAACTTAAGCTTTCTTGATCTACAGTATTATCAACATAAATTCTTACAACCCAATCATCGCCGTAAATTTTTGGAACCATATCAATATTTTGTTTCATCCCTTCGATGTATTTTGGATCCGAACCATAAAGAGAAAATGAGATAATTTTTTTCATTTTTATATTATATCATACAATTCTACTGTTTTAAGTTGTTCAACACGATTAAAGCCCTTTTTCGCCAACTGATAATTAATATGAAAGGCATCAATTGCGGCTTTAGAAAAATAACTTTTTTGTAATTGAGATTTAAAACAATTTAAACATTTAATTTTTGTGTCGTATTGTTCTTCTATGTCAACATATAGGTTTGGCACCCAAGAGGTAAGAGTGCTCGGCGTCTTATATTCAATTATCGAAATTGCAGTATGTCTGGCTAACGGTGCTGCTAAATTATTAACAAAGCGATGCTCAAACATAGAGTCATCTTTTGTCGGTACAAACAAACAATCAAACTTTTGGTTTTTAAGAACATTTTTTTCCATATAATTGACCCATTCAGAGTCACGATCTTTTTCCTCAAAATATTCACAATCAGTAAAAATTAGTTTTGAGTTTTTAATATTAGCAGTTTTCCATGCATTTCTAACTTCGTCCCATCTTGTTCGATCAACAGAGTTCATAAATTTTATACCACCCATTGTCATGCAAAATATATGAAAATTTGTTTCATGGTATTTTATTATAGTACCAATCAACCCATATTCAACATCATCTGGATGGGGGGACACACACAACACATTATCGTAACCTAAAAATTTCATTATACTTTTTATTCCACATCCTTAAAAAATATTTTTCCTTCTCCAAGAAAGGGTATTGTTGGTGGTAGTTTTTTATTTTTATAAAGTTCAATATTGCTTTTATATTTTTGTTCATCGCCATTATAGTGAATGGCTTTTTTAGGAATGTCGTAGGAGAAAACTTTTGTATCATATAAACTTTTATGTTTATATCCGAAGAGCCATGCTCGTTCTGCCATATCGCCATCTGTATAATAATATTTAAACTTCATGTCGTACATGCCAATTTCTTTAAATATTTTTTTGTGGTACAGTCCAAAATTTAAAACTAACTCGCCTTCTATATTGTGTTCGCTTTTTGTATCGTGCAAAAACCACCTTTCTTTTTTTCCATTACCACGAAGCCATTCTTCATCGAGTATGTCTAATTTGCTTCTGCCATATTTCCAATTAAATGGATAAAATTCAGCGTCACCAGCAGCAATCTCGTTTATAACTTCCTGCCAATTTGTGATTAATAGAACATCATCATTCCATTGGCATATCCAATCGTGAGTTGCATGTAATATTCCCAAATTCATAAAATGAGGATAATGGCTTCTCTTACCAAAGTTTATAAACTTAACTCTTGGATGGTTTAATTCATTAAAAAAATCTACAGTGCCATCAGTTGAGCCGCCATCAACAACTACAAGTTCTACTTCATCATTTGACAATACTGTATTCTCTAATAAGTCTTGAATATATTGTTTTCTGTTTAATGTACCAGTAACGATGCTAATCATTTATTTCTTCCTTAATATAAACTGCATCTCCCCATGTTTGTCCGACCCAGTTAGTTTCTACTCTTTTAAAATTAAATCTTTCTAAAAATTTATCAAGATCGTTAACATATGCATTACCTTTATATAATTCAGCGCGATTTACTTCTGATATAATCAGATCAATGTTCTTTAAACTTTTTTCTGCACCTTTAAAAACTTCTAATTCATATCCTTGAACATCGATGCACATCACATTATGTTTCTGTTCAACATTGGTAAAAAAATCATCTAAAGTTGTTATTTTTACTTTTTCTTTTTTATTAAATTTAATATGTGGATATTGATATTTATGCCCTCTCGGCTTCAATATGGAGCTTGACTGGCTTTTATTTGCAGTTTCAACAAACATCTCTACTTCTCCAACAAAATTTCCTAAAGCGCTATTGATTAATAAAATATCATCGCTCTTTGGAACATTACTGGACAAGACCGAAAAAATCTCTTTTAATGGTTCAAAAAAAATTAAATTTTCAATACCGCTCTTTTTATATATTTTGTATTCTTGCCCATAATGAGCACCAATCTGGACCACACCAGTCGGCGTTATATTATATTCTTTTAAAACTTTTTCAAACTCTATAAACATTTTTCACCATATAAAATTGTTTTTGTAAAATTTAACAATTTCTCCTATTTCATCATCAAACCGTCTTTTTGGCTCCCAGCCAATAGATCTCAAACGTTCATCATCCAAAGCATATCTAATATCTTGACCAGTTCTACTATAAGAAAAATCAACATAATCTTCAATATCAATTTTGTTTTTAAAAAAACTTTTTAATATTTGTGAGACAGTTGTCAGATTATTTTGCTCAAAACCGCCAGATACATTAAAAATTTTGTTAGTTTGTCTTGATTCAATAATTTTTATAACTGCTCTGGCTGTGTCATCTGCGTGTAACCAAGTCCTAATTGGTTTTCCACCATCATGCAATCTAATCTTTTTACCACGAACTAAATTTTTAACTGCTAAAGGAATAAGCTTTTCTGGATATTGTCCTATTCCATAATTGTTGGTAGGTCGCAAAATAATATATTTTACATGATAAGTTCTTGCCCAAGCATAAACCAGCATGTCCGCTGCTGCTTTAGCTGCTGAATAAGGATTGCTTGGCTTTAAAAGGTCGTCCTCTTTATGGAAGCCATCATCAATATCACCATAAACTTCATCAGTACTAAAGTGAAAAAATATTGGTCTCTCATTGCAATTCTCCTGCTTGTGCCTTATTAATTCTAATAGATTCTGAACACCGGTAACATTACTATCTAAAAATTTCTTGCTATCAACTATACTATTCCCAACATGTGATTCCGCAGCAAGGTTAATAACATAATCGCAATCATATAGATGGTTCAAATCCTTGATATCAATCTCTTCAAAAGTAAAATTATTATACCTATTGAATTCGTCCAGAATGCCCCTATTTGCTGCGTATGTGCATTTATCGATTCCATATACCATCCAGCCTTTTTCAAGGCATCTGCGGGTCACATAGGACCCTATAAAGCCCAAACAGCCTGTGATATATACCACCTTCATAATTTCCGCTCCTTGAAAAATGAATCAACAACTTTTTGTATATATTCAATCTTCTCATCTGTTATGCCTATGTAAGTTCCAAGAAAAAAAGTATTGCCTGTAACATAAGATGCAACTGGGAATGATTTTGTTATATCGTCATAATCCGCTGACAGCTTCTCATAAGCTGGATGTGCTAATGCGTTCCCCGTAAAATAAGATCTCGTTTGAATTTTATTTTTTTCAAGGTGATTTACAAATTCCTGTTTATCAAAAACACAATCTTTTTTTAAAGTTAAAAGGAATCCAAACCAACAAGGATCAGAGTTTTTAGTAGCATACGGCAAATGAAAATATTTTTCATATTTTAAGAAGATATTTTTCAATTTAGTAAAGTTTTCTCTCCTCGCAGAATCCATGGCAGGGAGTTTTTTTAACTGTTCAAGTCCCATCGCTCCTTGCAGATCTAAAGGTTTTAAATTATATCCGATCTCATCAAAAACATATCTATGATCGTAGATAGCCTCTGGCATTTTATCAAACCAAGCTTTAAACCTATTACCGCAGGCTGTGCCATCGATCACACAGCCGGGTTTGATATCGTTGCAATAGCAAGCTCTCCCCCAGTCGCGAAAACTTGCTAAAGACTTTCGTATTTTTCCGCTATTAGTGGCGACAAAACCGCCCTCAGCCATGGACATGTGGTGCGCAGGAAAAAACGAACAAGTGGATATGTGCCCATATGAACCAAGCTTTTTATTATTATATGTAGATCCAAGAGCATCACAAGCATCTTCTATAAAAATTAGATCATGCTTTTCTACAAGATTCATTAATCGCTCCATATCTGGAGGGTTCCCCAAAACATGTGCAAACATTATACCCCTAATATCAGGATCTTCCTTTAATTTTTGTTCAACCTGATCTAAATTTAAATTTAGGTTTGGCAGTTCGACATCAACAAAAACTGGCTTGAACCCATTTTGAATAATGGGGTTTATTGTTGTTGGGAAACAAACTACCGGGGTTATAAACTTGTCACCCTCTTTTAAAGAAAATGTATTTTTTGATTTAAGACATGAAACGGCTAACAAGTTTGCAGAACTGCCAGAATTAGTTAATATGCCTCTCTTTTTTCCAAGATATTTTGGGAACTGTATCTCAAACAACTTATTATTTTTACCAAAAATTACCCAATCGTTTGAAAAGTCATCAAGTATCACTTTTACGGCTGCTAATATTTCATCTTTATCGTAATTGAGACCAGAATAAGAAACCCAATCTGTACCGGGGTTCCAAGTATCCTTGCTTCTTTTTTCCTCATAATACTCAGAAACAAGTTCTAATATCTGTTTTCTTTTTTGATCAAACATTTAAATAAATTTTCCAATAATGTTTTTTAGTTCTCTTTCTAAGCCAGAAAGTTCTATGTTCATAGTATCTAACTTATTCGATTTTCCAGTGTATGAGTTTGCCATCTCTCTTTGTTGAACTAATATTTTGCTTTTACTTTTTAAGTTAGATTTTATCATTTTTGCCATCTGTTTTAAAGTATATTTCTTTTTATATACAGCGTTTAGGTCTTTTGGTAACGATTCTTTCTCATTATCAAAATAAAATTTCAATATTTTACAAAGATCATCTGATGATATGAAATCCATAAATTTATCTTGATGTATTATGAGAGGTTCACCTTTCAAAGCATTCTTTATGTTTGTCTTCAAAAACCTACTTTCTTTTTCATATATGCCAAAGCAACCAAATATTCTTATGTTGAAAAGCTTATCATACTTGTATATTTCTTTGGTTATGATGTTTTTTGACAATCCATAATAATCTTTTGGGTTTTTCTCGTAGATTTCGTTCTCTGAACAATCGCTTATTTCTGATGCTCTGTCAAACTCTGCTCCAGAACCAAAGTTTATCAGTTTGCCAAAAGCATCTCTATTGTCTACAAGATTCTTAAACATTTGTATGTTATTTAAAAAATCTTGTAGAGTGTCTTCTCTGCCTCTAACACCGCCGTTTATTGCACAATTGATGACGACATCGTAATACCGAATATTAAAAAATTTACGAGTTTGTTCGGCAGATGTTAAATCAAAATCCTTTCTTGTAGAAAAACATAAGTCATACTCGCTGTTAAAAAAGTAGTCTTTAATCTGCTTTGCCAAAAAGCTATTTTCAGCAATTACTAATATCTTTTTCATCTCTTTAAATTAATGTAGTATGGAGAATTGTCGTTAATGCTGCTCATCAATGCAGCTTTTACTTGTTTAGTGTCTTGTGGGTGAATCATTTTTATGTTTTCAAAGCACGACATAACTTTTTTATCTTCTTCAGCCCAGTGCGAAAATCCAAGATAACCGTAATCTCTATCTCTACCGCCGCCGATAAGTTTTACTGGAACTTGTTCGTGATCAATATAATTTCTAATAACTTCAAACGGACGATATATCAGGAAAGGTGTTATGGAATATACAAATGGTATTTTTCCCTCCATTGCCATACCTACAGCAGCACCTAACAATAGTTGTTCTGAAGAACCAACGTTCCAAAACCTGTTGGGGTAGTCGATCCTAATCCTATCCCACAGTCCGTAACCTAAATCTCCTGTTAATAGGATAATATTTTCATTTTTGCCCATTTCTCTATGAAGAAGTTTACTAAACTCTTTTCTCATTTATTTCCCTTTTTGCCAGTTGGTAGTCTTCTTCTGACATTATATGATAATGTGCATTTAACCCGCTTAAAAATTCAAATTGGTTTACACTTGTGTAAACCAAATTTATTTCAGGTAAAAATGTTTTTAACCTTTTTGATAAATAATCAGTATCCACGGCATCATAAGCAGCATACCCATTAATGTTTACATATACTTTAATGTTTTTAAGATTATTCTCGTAAATAAATTTTAAACCTTCCCAAATAGACCCCTCAGCACACTCTCCATCGCTTATTAAACAATATACCTCTCTACTTGGATCTGCCATTGCCCTGCCAATAGCAACAAGAAGACCCATACCAAGACTCCCAGTTGAGCAGAAAAGGTGATTTTCTTCATCTCTGTGGGGGTGACCACCATGCTTTAGAAACAAGTCATTCGCATCAATCCCCTTATACTTTTCAATTACTGCGTACAGAGCGACGGCGCAATGACCAGACGATAAAATAAAAATATCATCACTTTTCATTTCTGAATAAATTTTATCTATTATTCCCACACTTGAAAAATAAGAACCAAGGTGTGATAGTTTATTTTTGTAACATATATCGAGTATTCTTTCTTTTAGTCTTTCCATCTTTTTTGCCACTCCTCTCTTATTATCATATCGTATTTTGTCTCTTCGCGATGCATACCCCATGTACTCTGTTGTTCATTCCACCTATAATAATATCCCAGCCACCGTGGAAACGGATAAATAAAGATGTTTTGTTCTGCCATGGAAAAATAAAGATCATAATCTGACGCACCTAAAAACATTTCAGAACGCCAGTTAATTTTTCCGTCGTCATATAGTGTTTTTTTTAAGACTATTGACGGAGTTGTAACTGGACATCCACGGAACAACTTTTCTTTAAATTCTTTTAAATTTTTATATTGATGTCTGACAATATTTACAACCTGCGTGTCGGATTCTCTAACACAGTGTAAGGGGCTTTGCATAACAGAAATTTTGTCTGTCTTTGATAAGATATCAACAACATTTTGAACATAATTTTTGTCAATATAATCATCTGATCCAAGTATGGTAAAATAATCCCCTGATGCTATCCTAAGCCCCTCTTCTACAGGTTCTTGATACGAATGCCGGTAAATATTTTTCGCTTTGGACATTATTAACCGTGGAAATTTAACTTTAATTTTTTCCACTATTTTTACTGAGCTATCAACGCTTTCGTTGTCAACAAAGATAACTTCTAAATTTTTATAAGTTTGTTCAAGCGCTGATAGGACGCACTGTTCAATCCATTTTTCACTATTATAGCACGGGATTATTATGGTAAACTTAATCATTTTATAAACTTAATAATTGTTTAACACGATTCACATATGTGTGATTATTATAAACAAATTTTATATTTTTCTGTTTTAACAGATCTCTTTCTACTGGGTCCATTTTAACATATTTCTGTACCTCATTTAACATTTCTACCGGTGTTTTCACCAGCGGTACATTTGAAAAATATTTTTTTATCTGATGTATGTCATCAACTACCAGCAGACCATTTAAGCCAAGACTTTTAAAAGTCCTCTCGTTAGTATCTAACCCCAACTCTTGTTGGTATGCGTCATGAAGATTGATAGCAACTTTGCTGTTAGAGATTAATAAAGATTCAAACTCATGCGACACGCCTCTGTTTACAAAAAAGCCACACTTTAATTTTGAATTAATGAAAGGTTTCATCCACGAAGTTATTATTCTTCTTTTTTCATCAAAGCCATTGTTAGCCCAGCCGCCAACAAAACAGACATCATATTCAAATTTCTTATTTGTTTGTTTTTTATAATTAATATTATCGAAGGCAAGAGGGACAGTTTCAACAACACCCCATTCAGAAAAATATTCTGTTTGATCTGTCTCACAAAAAGTCCATTTTACAACATTTTGCAAAACTGATAATTCACTAATTAATTTTTTTGGCTTATCAAAAACAAAATTTGGGTGACGACCCCAGTGACGTGCAAAATGGGTTGGTCTAACAAATAAAAATGTTTTTCTTGACCTCTTAAAAATTTCTATTGCTTGAGAATCTAAATCTGGATCTATTGCCATCAAGTAGAAATCTTCACCTTCTATCTCTGATAGATTTGTATAATACTGAGTATCATAACCCAAGCTTTGCCAAGCTGAGTTAAACCCCTCGTATATCCACTTGCCCGCGTACAAAGGATGATATTTAACATAAACTTTTTTCATTTACAAAATCCAAAATCTGCTTCAAACGAACTCTTGTGTCATGATCTTTTAAAAATCTTTTATAACCATTATCAGCTATTTTATTCATAACATTTTCATTTTTCAATAAAAATGTTATTTTTTTAAATGCCTCATCAGGGCTTTTAAAACAAATAATCTCGTTATCAATTTTAAAATGCCTCTCCAAACCCGGTGCGTACTCAGTGACTAAGAGAGTTTTTCCAGCAATAACCTCCGCCATCCTCCCTTTAACTTGAAGAACTGGTGGTCTTGCATTAAAATTTTTACTAAAGTTTATCCCTATTTTTGATCTTAAAATTACATTTTTCATTTCATCAGTTGTTATCCCTGAGAAATGTTGAACATTGATTCCTTGATTTCTTAAATAAGAAATAATCTTATGCCTGTCTGAATGCAGTTGACCACAAAAGCTCACATCAATATCCTTTTCAACATTCTGTTCAAATAACTCAGAGTCTGCGTGCCAAAAACCAGATATTACGTTTTTATACCCTATCTTTTTGTATTTTTCAACACAGTATTCCTCTGGTGTTGAACAAAAATGAAAAAACCAACAAACTTTACTTGAAAAGTTATTGAATCTCCAAGCATCATCGCAAAACCAGTTGAATGTCTTTGTTAAATTATTTTTTGTTATATATTTAATATCATCCCAAGGCTCATAAGGGGTTAGTCTTGGGTCTCCTGTCATACAACAAAACAAAAGATCGGGTTTTTCCTCTTTAACCAAATCAATTAACGCTTGGCTTTGTTTTTCAACGGTGTCATAAAAAATAGTTTCATGCCCCAATTTAATAAAATTTTTATAAACATAATCATAAGAAATTGGATCAATAAAACGACCGTTTTTTGATGGTAAAGTTTTATTTGCTACAATTACAATCTTCATTCACTTTTTTCACTCATTACTGCAATAATTTCATCAACAACTTTTTTTCTCACAGATCTCATTTCTGATATTATTTCATCACCAGATTTTTTAAACCAATCCTCATATTTTGCGCCAACAAGCTGATTTGTTATGACTGTACAACCCATCATTTTTGCCTCTACGCATATCCTACTCAAAGTTTCAGGACTCCGAGGCAAGAACACCAGCCCTTTGTTTTTTGAAATTTTTTCTAAAAAATTGTAATAATTTTCGTCTTCTATTAGTTCGTAATTGTAATCATTCTTTTCACAAAATTTTATGGTTCCGTTTGTATTTTTACTATCCATCACACAATTTAATATTGAATATGATTTTGTTTTTTTGTTTTTTGAAAGCTCTTTAATTTTTTCTAAATCTTCATCTGACCATAAATTTCCAGAAACATTAAATGTGTTATTTAATTCAAGGTTGCTTTTAATAATTTTCTCTTGAAAACTACTTTGACAAATAACTCTCAAAGCATTTGTATAAAGTTTTTTATTTATAATTTTTCTTTTTGGCGCTTGGAAATTTGTATGAAAAGCTGGGTTCCTGCTTGCAAGATATTTGTGATCATGCTCATAAAGAATGTAATCGCCCTCATCTGCGATTTGTTCAAGTAAACTTTTTCTAAGAAAGAGAAAATTTGATATAATCTTTAAATCAAAATAATTTTTTTTTAAAAAATCTGCACTTACTGACCGACAGTTAATAAAGCTTACATCATATCCAGCTTTTTTAAGCGAGTCTATTATTTCCTTGTCGTTATATTCTGCACCACCAAATTTAAGCTCACTTAAATGAAAATCGGAAATATAAAGTATTTTTTTCATTCAATTTCTTCAATAACGCTTAAAGATTTAAGCCACTCATCAACATTATATTCATCGTCATCATAAAAAGCCTCTATAAAAGATTTGTAAATTTTTTCCTCTGTAAAAGTTTCTAAGACATGCTTTTTCAACTTCTTAGATTGACCTAAATAAAGTCCATAATTTTCGTAACACTGTCTTAAAGCAATTTGGCATGATCCCCAATTTGGAAATGCCCATTGGCTTTCAGGCTGTAAGACACTATCCCATACCGCCTCTCTTTGAATTGGCTTTAAATCATAAGACACCTTTGTAAAATGTGGTCTTAATTTTTCTTTTCCTTTCTTATCCTTCTTTGGTGCGTAGAGAAAATCTTTTTGTCCACCCCAGTCATGTGTTATAACAGGCAGACCAACAGCGGCAGCTTCAAACAATGGAAGCCCATACCCCTCGCCGTGACCAAAGTTTATCATTGCCTTAATTTTTGGATGGGTATAAAGCGAGCTTAATTCTTCTTTGGTCATATAACCATGCAACAAATGAATTGAGCAAGTTCTATCTGGATAATGATTCAAAATTTGATTAATTCTTTTTTTAGTTTGTGCAAAATCAATTGTAGAACCGTCTTTAATAGATACCTTTAAAACCAGACCTACTTCTTCATCCTTAAATTCATCAATAAAATATTTTATAGTCCCCTCAATATTTTTTCTTGGTCCCCATTGTGCCACACAAAGAAAGTTAAAATCATTCTTTAATTTAAGAGTATCATGTACGCAATCTGATGGTTTAAGAAATTCTTTCTCAACCGGATAATTAACTACGTCAACCGGCTTCTCCAAGCTTAATTTTACGTCTGCACCACTTGGATCCTTTGCGTCCCAAAGAGCGTTAACAAAACTTTGTTTTGAGAATTCAGATGGCACGATTATTTTATCAACAAAAAGATTTGCAGCCTCCAGCCAGTGAGGAGAGACCCTATCTGATTCAATCCCTGCACAAACGCCAATATTTTCTGGGGCTGCTCGGTACTGTTTCCACTCAGATGGAATTGTAACCATTATTGTTGTATCAAAAGGCAAACGTTGTTTCATATGAGAATACGTTTTATTTATCAAATTATCTAATTCTTCTCTTTCACTGGTTTCCTCTGCTATCCAGCTTGTTGAACCCCAATTAACCGGATTAATAAAAATATCAAATAAGTCTTCTCTACTTTTTAAAGCACGATACACCATTCTGGCGTGCTCACCATAACCAGATTGAGTTAGGATTGGTCCCACTAATAATACTTTCTTTTTCATAGTTCTTCACTTCTCCAGTTTTTGTAGCTCTTTCTTTGATCCCACGAGCCGTGTTTTTCAACAACGTTAGTCATCAATTCTACCCACGACTTATTGAATTCTTCAAAACTAAAATTATTAATAGCGTGTTGTCTTGCCAATAAGCCTAATTTAGAGCGCTCTTCTTTTTCCATGTCATACATTTTTTGCAATGCCTTCAAAAAATCTTCTTTATTGATTCTGTCTTCCATAACATATGGAACTAACTGTGAGCCTACCACTTGTTGTGAGCAGGGTTCAATCACAACACCAAATTCATTTACACCGTCAGTTATCTGATCTTGGAGTCCACCTGTTCTTACAGCCACAGCGGGCGTCTCACAAGCAAGAGATTCTAAACAAGATAAGCCAAATCCTTCCGCATCTGATATGTTGACTGTAATATCCGCCATGTTATAAAGTGTTGCCATCTTTTGTGCATCAATTTTATCTCTTGAAAACAAAACTTGCCCCTTATTCAAGCCCAGATCCTCTGTTATCTGCATTAAATCAGGACCATTTGGATCAGTCGGTTCTGTGTGCATAAGTAATACTGCCTTATCATCTCCGTTCCTTTCAAGAAATTCTTTAAACCAAAATATAAGAGTACCGCTGTGTTTGCGACGAGCATTTCTGCTATTAAAAAGAATAACAAAACGATCAGCAAGATTTCTACCATCAGGACCTTTGTTCTCTTTCCTTAGTTCTTCTATTACTTCGTCTTCAAGCTTTTTAAAAACCTCAGTATTGACTGCATGTGGAATGTAATGGGACTCAACATTGGGTGCAACCGTTTTTACAATATCATCTGTAAGCTTTGAAATTGTTGCAATCACATCATTACTCTCATAAAACTTTTTATTAAACTTTGGGTATGGATAATTGTCCCAAACATGATAGTAAACCATGGGGATATTTCTTCTGATTTCATTATCCATTTCCCACAACCAGCCCCAAAATCGCGGGTCTGTCATAAACCAAAGTATATCAGGCTTTTCTTTCCATATAATAGAACGAAGTAATTCTTTTGTGCCAAATTGATCCACTGGTAAAATTTTCCATCTTTCGCCCCACTCTTCGGTGTGAATAAGGTTATGATGAGGGTGTTTTACTGCTCCGCCAAGCGAAAAAACATCAAACTTGTCACTTTTAAGAAGTGCTTCAATTACATATTTTGTTTGATTAGCAACTCCAGATGTGCTCAACGGCATGTCACCTAAAGTGAGCACTTTAATTCTTTTTTGTTCCATTTATTTTACCTGCAATGTTCGGTTTTATAAAATGAACAGTACCTACAAGACAACCTGTTCTTAAAATATAAACCTTTTTCAACATTATAGACAAAATTATTTAAGGATTTAAGTGCATTTTCAGTTTTTTTATTGCCGCTTGTAACCCGAAAGATTTCAACGTTATTTTTCTTTGGTGTTCTCTTCAATAGACCGAAGTAGGTTTCTACATTATTTGGATTAATATTGTGTTTTTGACAAAAATATTTTTTATACAACGTCAACTGATATGTCATTAACTTGCTCGATTTCTTTTGAGCGTTCCAACCCCAAGAACAAGTCTTCCAATCTAAAATATGGTATTTCCCATCAGCGGTCTTTAACACCATATCAATGTAGCCCTTAAAATCAAGATCATCGCTTATTGGTTCTAATAACTCTTCTTCAGTTGCGACCACTTCATAGTCGCCAAATAGGTTCTGAACTGCTCCTTGGACCTGTGGCAGTATTGTTTTGCCTTGTGCCAGCATCTGTTCTGCCAATTCATCATTGGGCTTTTCAACCTCTTTACGGCTTTCTGCAAATTGTTCAACAAAATAATTCTCTGGTTCTGCTTGTTTATTACCAAATAAGACGTTTTCACAAGTGGCGTGAATAGCTGTACCAAAAGCGGTAAACTCGTTGCTGGAATAAAATGGTACTTTATCTTTGTAGACGAGACGATATCTCCAGCCACATTCGCTAAACATTTTATAGCGTGAATAACTAATGTAGTCTTTTGTGTTCTGCGATGAGTTCTTCAATTAAATTCTCTTTTGATTTACGCCAAGTTTTTATATCTAATTTTTTTGCTTCTTGGCGTAGTTCATTATAACTCATCTCAAAGAATTTTTCAAATCCTTTTTTCTTGTTGTCTTGTTTAAGTTTTTTCTTTTCTTCAGTTTTTGTTTTAACTTTTTCTTGCAGGCGTTGCATTTTTTCAACTAATACCTGTTCAAAAAGAATTCTTGGTTTTCTCATAGTATCACCTTTTCCTTTAATACTGGACAGTCCTCAAGCATTTTGCCTTTACCGGTGAACAATAATTCTAATCCAACTGAAAAGTATTCGTCCATAGAACTAACACTATAACAAGTTGGAAATATTCCGACTATAAGCTGACTTAAAAGATCATAACCAACTTTCCTATTTAAATACCCATCAAACTTTCTATCAAAATTTGGGTTTTCAAAATATTGATGTGGTGGTAAGTCTATACCACTGGATCTCATCTTATGATACAGTTTATTTCTCTTTGACAAAAATTCTTTTTTAAGTTCACCGTCACCAAACACTTGATTATAGTTTTTTGTAATGTAAGCGTGTGCAAGTTCGTGTACAAGAGTAGAGAATAAATCGTCTTCATCTTCTTTGTTGGTTAGATAAATAACATCATTTGCTGCCTTTCCAACATATTCTGGACTTAGATAAAAGTCTCCAAATATAATTTTATTGACAGAATTAACTAAGTTATTAGGCAGCTTATTAAATTTATTTTTTAAAAATTTTTCAACATCAAAATTAGGTTCTTCACCAATCTGAACTTTGACGCCATTAACAGTGAAGCCGTTATTTATTTTTGCGCTTTTTGCTTTTTTTCTTATGTACTGTGCTTTGTTGTCCATATTTCTTTTTAACACTGTTTACATCATCAAGTGCTTGCTCATAGCCTCTGATGTAGTTCTCCTCTGCTACCATAAGTAGAAACTCAGGAAACTCTTCTGCTAAAGTTTCTACAACCATATCAACGGTTACATCATCAGTATCTGGATTATGTTTATTTCCAACATAATCAATCATATATTCTTTTAAATTCATTATAAAACCTTTGCTGCTAATGTCGCGACCTTTGATCTTTCACCCTTTTGCAGTGAAATATGTCCTGCGAGGTCGTGCTCCTTAAATTTTTCTACAGCATAAGACAACCCATTGCTTGTTGCGTCCAAATATACTGTATCAATTTGTTCAATGTCGCCGGTTAGAACAATCTTTGTGCCTTCTCCAACACGAGTAATAATAGTTTTTAATTCGTGAACTGATAAATTCTGAGCCTCATCAATAATAATAAAAGCCTTTGCAATAGATCGTCCACGAATATATGTCAAAGCCTCAATCTCGATTATCCCTCTTTCAGCATACATCTCTAATGCTACTTTATCATTTCCCATTAAAAATTGTAAGTTGTCTTGCACTGGAGCCAACCATGGAGCCATCTTTTCCTCTAATGTACCCGGTAGAAAACCAATATCTCTGCCCATCGGCATCACTGGTCTTGAAACTACAAGCTTATTGTAGATTGGTTCTTTACCACTTTCATCTAAGACCTGTTCCAATCCAGCAGCAACAGCCAGTAAAGTTTTACCGCAACCAGCGGCACCAATGAGGGATACGATTGGCACGTTTGGATCAAGTAGCAAATCAATTGCAAATGATTGTTCTTTGTTCCTTGCGGTAATTCCCCAGACTCCATGTTTATGAATTCCTGCTTTAATAAGCGGTTTGTTGTATGCTAAGAATCTTGCTAATGCAGTTTTCTTTTCATTAGAATTAGAGATCAGCATAACAAATTGGTTGGGTAATAATAACTTTTCTTCTTTTTCAATAAAAATTTTCTCACCGGAGTAGAAATGGTCGATAATCTGATCATCTACCAAATGCTTTTCTAAGCCCGTATAAAGCTTGCTACGGTCGCTTACGACTTGGTTTATGTCATACCCCTCACAAGGTATACCAAGGGCGTCACAACGCACTCTGAGGTTAATATCGCGGGAAACAACAACAACTCTTTTTCCATCATTTACTTCGTTCAGCGCACAAGCTAAAATAATATTATCTGGGTCTCTTTTATTGGATTCCGCTGGCAACGAAGAAACATCTGAGATTCTTGCTCTGAGTAGCCCTTTGCCTTTTTCAATGCGGACGCCCTTTTCAATAGAACCTTTGCCACGATATTCATCTAAAAGACGAATGGTGTGGCGAGCATTAGCCCCCACACCATCTTGCCTCTTTTTGTGTTTATCAATCTCTTCTAAAACTTTTAATGGAATAACAATATCATTTCTTCCAAAGTTCTTAAAAGCTGTTGGGTCTGAAAGGTAAACATTTGTATCTAAGATATAAGTCTTTTTAGCCATTCTCTACGATCTCGTCAACGAGTCCGATCTCAACACACTTTTCAGCATCAAACCACTTATCTCTTTTAAGAATTTCTGTGATTTGTCTCATTGATAAATTAGTTCTTTCCTTGTAAATTTTCTTGATTTTTGTCATGATCAAGTCAAGGTTTTCCATCTCATCTTTGAAATCTTCAAACTTACCCCACATAGCAGAGGAAAGCTGATGAATAAGCATGTGTGAGTGCTCGTAAATAAATCTTTTGTCTCCAACGACGCTAATTAAGGTTGCCGCTGAAGCAGCAGAGCCGTCGATGTATGTGTGAACTGGTGTCTTACAGTTTAAAATTACATCAACTGTTGAAAACCCCGCAAAAACAGAGCCCCCGTATGAATTAATATGTAATTTGATTGGTGGTGGGTTTGTATCATATTTTACTTTGAATACTTGTAGATCTTTATCAACTGCTCTGAGTGCTTTATTGAGAAGTTTTGCATTTTTTTCACTAACCTCTCCATAAAACATAATCACGTTGTCTACTACGTCTACGCACTCTAAAGCAGGTGGTGGTCCATTTTCGCCGCCCATAAGAATAATTGGTGTTACTCCACCCTCTTCTTGAGACTCTTCTTCAATTTTCTCTTTGGTTTTATCGTCGCACCAATAATATCTTGTCATGTTGTTTCCTTTTATAATTAGTTGAGTTCACTTGGAACTGAATTATCATGTGTATATAAAATTTCATAAACACCTATAATCCTATATTGACCCGAATCTGAGTCGGGTTCACCATTAAGTTTGTCAAGATAATCGTAAGCAAAATTCATTGCTTCAGTAAAATTATCTAAATTTTTATGGCAACTTGTGCCTCGCTTAGTTTTATCATTCTTAAAATGAAATTTAAAAAATTTATTATTCATTTTATTCTCCCTAAATTTTGTGTGGGCTGTCTGAAAAGAAAATATCCATATCCTTCCCAGTGCCAGCCAAGAATTCTTCAATTCTGTTAGTAAAGTCTTCTTCTGTTGAAAAATATTCAAAGAAGTCTGATTTACCATCGTTGTTTCTAAGACTCCAGTTACTAACCTGCCGCATAATATCCATCTTGTTAATCACAACACGGTTCACAGCGTTCAGTTGAACTGACTTCTTAAGAAATGGAAGACTAAGCCAGTTACACTGCCTAACTCTTCCAGTTGTAGCGCCAAATTCCTGTCCTGCTTCTTGTATATGAGCAAAAACTTTATTATGTGGTGGTTGGAACTGCTTTGTACCAACATAAGTCTCATAAGCTTTGGCAACTCCCCAGACATCACGGATGGCATAATGAGGAATGGCATTTAAAAGCACCGAGGATGTCAGACAATGGCTTGAAGTAACGTAAGGGTAGTCTCCCCAGTCAATATCCAATCCAAAGCCTTGAGCGCCTTCACAGAGGATTTTAACATCAGACTGATTCCAGAACTCATCATGTAGATCAATCAAGTACGGCTTAAGCTCTGGAACATCTTTAGCCATGATACCTGTTCTGGCATATTTATCTCTGTAAGCAGGACCATTGCCTCGCTTGGTAGTACCAATCTTTTTATCTTTACCATCTTCTTCTTTGTGGTCATCTGTAATTACATGACAGTTTTTAGCGACATAAATAAGTCCCGTGGTGTCAATCCCACCTGACTTAAGTTCATCTAACTCTTTAAAAAACTGTACAGGATCAAGTACACAGCCATTGCCAATGATACTTTTGATCCCAAAAAAGACCCCTGCTGGGATGTGATGCGTAACAAACTTACGACCCTCATGGAAAATAGTATGACCAGCATTGCAGCCACCATTGTAGCGTAGGACATGAGTATACCCTCCTGTCTTACATAGGTGGTGAGTTACTTTTCCTTTACCCTCATCACCATATTGAAGTCCAACAACGACATCAGCGATCATTCATCTTCTCCTTGCGTTGCTTCTTGCGACTAAGCCGCTTTGGTTCTTCAGTGTTAGTTGATCTGGTTTTTACCACATAACCCTTCAACTGCTTTTTAACTTTAACTTGTAAATTTTTTTCTGAGGAAAGCTGCTTTCTTTTTCTATCCGCACCCTCAAAAGTTTCAAAACGACCTGCAATCTTCCACGGTCGTCCAAATAATGGATTTGCCTCCATAGTAACCTCCTATTTCTTTGGCTTAATAAAATATGTCTGAATATAATAACCAGCTACTTTAAATTTTTCACCAGTCTTTACACACAACATAATGTGTGGTTTATAAGTATAAACTTCTTTTCTCTTACTGTCAACCTTTTTAACTACCTTCTCTGTTTCCTGACCAGCATAAATGAAAAGAGATTGTTTATAATCTAAATTTTCTTGAAACACAGGAGAAAAACCTCCTAATGTTAATCTATCTTTTTTTACTATTACTTGTTTCTTAGTAGTAGGTTTGATAATGTAGAATTCTCCAACTACTAACTCTGAAATCTTCATAATCAGATTGTATCATCATAAGGTTTATCTGTTAAGTGTGTTGTGTCAAAGTAGTCCTCCAATTCATAACCTTTCTGAATATATTTAAGTTGTTTGTACGATATACCTAAAATATAAGAAGCTTTGATCTTAGAGTTTGTAGCTGCTATGGCAAACTTAACAACTGCATTTCTTGCAATGTCTTGAATATATTTATACAACTGAAGTCCATAGAATTTACCTTTGAAAGTTTTGCTTGACAACTCTAATTTAAGGGCTATAATATCTTCTAAGGTAAGATTACTTAATCTAACTTCAAAATCTTCATCTATCTTATTTTCTAATTTTAACTTCTTACTTATAGAATAATTCTTCTTAGGATCTTTCTTCATTGAAATAGACTATTTTTTAAAGTCTCTTTTACTGCTTTCTTTATTTCTTCAGATACTGTCTCTTCACCTTTAGCAGTAAACTGAGCTTTATCTGCTGTTTGTTTTTCATACTCAGGTGTAGTAACAGGTTCTAATTCAGGGGCAATATCATTTTCAAATTTATCAAAGTATAGTAAAAGATTTGTTACAAGATACTCTTTAAATTCTTTTCTATCGCTTTCGTTATGTAGAGTTCTGTAGTTTCTTGTTACTGCATCAACAGTCTTTTTGTAGACATCTACTGATTCATCTCTACCAGTCTCATCTAAACCGGGAATTTGTGGGATTGGAATATCAGTTTTCTTACCTTCAATATCTTTGAGTGTAACACCAGCATCTTTTGTGATTTGAGCATCGTCACCAAGCTCCTCATCTTCAATTTCAGCACTGAGATCAGCTTCTGGTGTTTCCTCATCAGTTACAGTTACTTCAATTTGATCCTGTTCTTCAAGGGCAGAGCCACCAAGCATACCAACAGATTCACCACCAGACGCCGCTCTGATTGCATCCTGTGGAGAAAGAGTGTCAATAATAGCTTTGAGATAATGTTGCTTGAAAGAGTCTCTCTGTTCTTTATCAGTGGTTAAAGATTTATATCCACTTTCTACTGTTGGTAGAATAATTTTCAACGCTTGAATTAATTTATTTAATCCAGTTGATTTTGTTGGCGTATCCTGTTCCTTAATGATTTGTCGGATAAGTTCTCTTAATTGTTTTTCTTCATTTAGCATATTGTTTCTCTCTTTATTAACAAGATGTCTTATTACTTGACGTAATTGTTCCTTATAAATAGTTTGTTCGCACCTCTTTTTACCCGAAGTAAAAGGGAGTGGGTAGCCCGCAACATTTGCAGCGACGGATGCTTCACCCATAACGCCCCCAAGCATTTCAAATATTTCTTTTGTTTCATCATCAGAAAGTTTTTCTGGCATAAAAGCCTTAAATGTATCAAAGTCGCCTTCGCTAATCGCCTTTCTCATTTGAGTAGCAGAAAATTTAACACCGGGTTCAACTTCAATTTTTTCTGCTTTTAATGGTTCAAAAGTGAAATTCTTTGGATTTTTTTTCTTATTATTTAAATAAGTTGCTGCATTCTTTACAAAATTAATATGCTCATCTTCTGAAGAGACAGCAACAATCTTTGAATTTGGGTTAATGTTTTCAATATCATTTTCCATTCTAAGACCAATTCTTAAGAATGGACTTGATGAAGTTATTACAGAACCATCTTCTTTCTTTCTATTCGTCTTAAAACGATCAAAATAATCAAGTTTTACTTCATTATTAATGCCATATTTTTCAATGTATTTTTCCCAAACTTGCTTTGCTTGTTCAGCACTAATTTCTAAATCACCTGCTGCACGCTTTGTTGGACCACTTGTAATATGAACAATCGCATCAGGGTACTTCTGAATTGCTTGAAGAAGTAGTGAAAGATGTCCCTTATGAGGAGGTTTAAAGCCGCCGGGAATAAAGACGTGTGTTTCAACGTCTTCAATGTCAGCAATTTGAGCTTCTAAATCATCTTCATAATCAGGATCAAGTTCATTTTGCTCTCTTACGGCGGCACGATTTGCTCTTGTAAATTTGGATCTATCAACCAATTTGATTAATTTGCCATCGTCAGATAGAACATAACCCTCACCAACTTCTTCACCGCCGAGGGATTGACTAAACGGCAAGCCTCCTTGAGTGTCAATGCTTCTAATAATGTCGTCTTTAATCTGCATTATTCTGGTGACAACATCCCAAACCAAGGTGTATGTTTCCAGATTTTCAGAAATGTAATTCTTTACGTTTAGTTTTTTGCCATCTGAGACACTGCCTTTGCTGACAAGCCAATCATTAAAGTCTTCACCCAAACTTTCTAAGCCTGTGTCAACTTTGCTGTTTAAGTATCCATAGAATAAGTTTGGTAAATCTGAAATGCCGAGCTTCTTTAGGCGCCCAGCATTAAAAAACTCATCTAATTTTGACATATTTTGTTCAACTAAATTAATAATTGCTTCAATCTCGTCATCATTAACGGCGACGGGCTTCTCAATAAAAGTTTTACCAAAAAACAAAATGTCTGGATCTGGTGACATACCGTCAAAATTTAGTGGCTGATTTTCAAGAGTTTCAACATCTTTCTTCAAGTGAAGCACAATGCCTACATCTGATTTTTCAATCTTTTTACCCATTTCTGAGTTTTTGTCAACCTTATACTTTACCATATTTGGCTTGAATACAAACTTATCATCTTCAATCTCTGGCTTATCAAAGTATAGAACTTCACCAAAGAAATAACCTCTATGATCAGGGTCAACCGATTTTTCTGCAAGCCTAAATGCTTTTTGCATTAAAGGTGAAATCTTGGAATATCTTTTCTCAAAAACTTCATCTGGGGTCATGCCCATCTTTTTGGCAGCACGAGCAGCACGGGAACGGTACATTTGTTCCATTTCTTCTTCAGAACCAACCTTTCCTTTATAAGATTTTACACCAAAGCCGCTTTTATCAGTGAAAATAAAGTTTCCATCTACATCACGACCAAAAATAACAGCCGGGGAACCATCCCATTTGACTGATGTCTCAGGGCGACCCTCTGGATCGTTCATCTTCT